GTACCAAGATATACAAGGCCCTTCGGGGCCTTTTCTTTTGCCTTTATTTATTATGCATAAATATTTTTTAAAAGTGAATACATAAGCGCATCACAGAACCGTCCAGTTTCAATAGTTCACAGGTAGCCAATACACTTGCATGGACTGGACACACAATTAAATAGAGCACCATGCAGCTAGTTATGTGTTAATGTTCATATCTCAAATTGACCAAAATCCCTATTTTCTTGGAAGTTAATGCGAACGGTTATCAACTGGACTATATTTGTAATTGGTAAACGAGATATACATTATGGGAATGCATAGGTCATGAATAACCAACTAAGATGGCGGCAATACCAATAAATAATAAACAAATTAATATAAATAAGAGAAGATATAGGAAAATATATAATTTAATAATATAAGATTAAGCAGAATATATAATAAATATAAAAGAAGGAGGTAGGTTAAATATAGATAAATAATAAATAGATTGTATTTAAATTGTATTATCTTGACGGCGAGCCTACATTTAAATATTATTTCGGCGAGACGGAACGGCGAAGCCGAAATAATATTATATAACCAAGTCAAATTTTCCAAATTATCTATGATAATTTTCTCAGTTTATTTCATAAACTTTAATTTGCTTTGTTTATATATTTTCGGCTCTCTAAACATTTATCTTTTAATAGTTATTCGTTAGCCTCAATTATATAAACAAAATTGCTTTGCAATCTTGGTTATATAATATTATTTCATTTTATGAAATATGAGGCCAACTCATGTTCTTTTAATGGGAATATTGGACTTTGAGAAGGTATAAGATTTGGCTCAATTTGATATGAAATTATCAATATTGTTAGACAAAACGTTACCTTCTGTACAACACATGAAATTGATTGCAATTATTTTTCTTTTATGCTTGCATTCTTGCATTGTAAATGAGAATAAAAGTCAAATCACGAATTATTATCATTCGCATTTGATAATTGGATTAAATGAGAATATAAATACTAATAGTTATCACTTAGCACAATGCGATTCGGGACAACCTCAAAGGCAACTAGGCTCCTGTATTCTTTGGTTCCATCTGTTATCTCTCACATTATCCTCAGCTAATATAACTTGGCATGAAAGTTGCATGAAGTCAGGGCTGGTCTATCCTCTAGCTTAATTTTATCATCTTGTCAACCATTGTTTTCTAGCTCAGAATCCCGTTCGGTAGGCGTAACCAATATGAATATTAGTATTAGTTATGTTAAATAAGGTAATCCTAAAATGCCGAAGGTAATTCGGTTCATTTGAATCTAAATAGTATTGATAATTATTATCATTTGTCTTTATGTTTTAGTTTCAATTGGAACACTCAACGAAGTCTAAATGTGAGTCATAACTTCCTTGATAAGTCAATATAATTTTAAAAATAAATATAGTTTAAATTGTAGTTTAATTATTAAATAATAGTTTATTGCGATATTGAATCTAAAGTTTAATGAGAATTATTTTTATTAACATTTGACACACTTGTAGCACGTGAAATATGTGCCTGATATTTGAGAATCATAGCGATAATGATAATAGGTCGCATTTGGGTTGATTAACCCTTTGGCGATATATCTGCAACATTATGACTATCTATCATGAGGATATTTTCTAAGGTAGGAAGTCTAGTACAGGGGCTATACAAACAATCTCATATGGCGGGGTGGGGTATATTTCAAGCAAAAGAAAAGGCAACCCTCTTTTGAGGTCGCCCCTATATCGTCAGTCCAAAGACCATTCTGTATTCTCAACATAATCTAACACATCAATCACATAATCTATCGGAAGAGTCTCACTGTAACCATCTGGAAATATGTCTTTAGTTATATTATGTTGTTGCTTGTATATTGCTTGTTTTGTCAGCTTCTTTAATGTAGCCTCTACTTCAACTACTTGTTTCCCTTTAGACATGGGCGACTTAAACAAAACTTCCCAATCATAATGTATTCCGACTCTCTTTGCAGCTCCTGCCTGTTCATCATGACGTTTGTCTGTGTAGTTATGTGTTATGCCGTATTTGATAAACTCAATGTCCTCATTATAGTATCTAACAACATAAACAAAACCGGGTTCTTTAGCATTGAAGCCTGACTGCTTCCTCTTAAACTCTTGGGCAGTTCTCTTAACTTCTGTGTAACCACAACTTTGTAGGAATTTAAATTGGTTTGGTTCCTTTAATAACAATTCAAAATGTTCGTCTAATGTCATATTATCTGGTTTTCTGTAATTGTCGTTCTCAGTGACAACACAAAATAATTCTGTACCTTCCGGTGGCGTTGTACCAGCCATGATCTCTTGCAATGTTCTTAGTGTTAAATCCCTATTTCCTTTTAGTGTTATCGCTACGTGCCCATACTTGTTTATAAATTGTTTAGTTGGTTCTGCAAATGTGTCAATCCCTTCTAAATACTCTTTTGATACAATTTGTGTTATTGGAAATCCGCCATTATAAACTATATCTAAAATCGCTGCATCTCTTTCACTCTTATCTATTTTCATATTTCTCCTTCTACTTAAATACAGGAAGGCGAACCTACAACGAGGTCGCCTCTATTATTATTATATTACTTATTCAATTGTTCCTTCAGTTTCTTATTCTCTTTGACTATCTTGTCAATCTTATATTTACTCCAACCTAACTCTTCATATTTATCCTTGAGTGTTTTAATTTCATCCCTGTCAATCTCTCGTAATGTTTGTTCAGGATAAATGATTAGTTTACCTCTGTCCCAATCAAAACCTAAATTAATATATTTGATATTTGTATTAGGTGTTACACCAATCAAACCAACTTTATGTGTGGCGATAACTACTTGTATATCTTCTAAGTTCAAGCGTTGTCTAGTAGCCTGTTGTTCCATTTGTTCTACTAATTCTTTCAGTTCTGATAGTGTCATGTTTATCTCCCTTATTTCAATGTGCCATTCTTGTTGTATTTATCAGCTAAGACTAAATAGTTATAGCTGGTTCTTCTCGTGTTACCTAAACTTAATGTCCACAATTTATTAATTTGAACCAATACGCCTTTCTTAATCAGATATTGCAAATCTGGGTCTCTGTTGACAATCAACTGGTGCTTTCGATTAACAATAAAACCATAAGGTACATACCAACTCATTTCCTCTGTTTGTGTCTGAATCCACAATAGCAATTGTGTTCTCCGTTCTTTCCCGAATGGCATGTTTTGTATTTCTCTAAATGATTTACAACTATTCATAATAAATTGTTCTCTGTCCATTTTAATCTCCTTTTATTTATACAACTAAACCTCAACGAGGTCTAACCAAGTCGAGGCCAATATAATATTGTTGTGTGATTAATGTAATAGGGCGAGGTCGCCTATTTCCAATTAAATATCGATTTAAAGATGCCACTAATAAAACCGTCTTTGTGTTCAACTACGCTACTGTTGTGCTGCTCCCGACTTGCTACCTCATACTCTTTAATTTCATCTAAAACGGATAAGAGCCTTCCTTGTCTTGCAGAGACAATTTGTTGTGAGAAGTAATAAAAGTTTGTAGATATCACCAACATAATTTCTACTTTGTTATTGTAATCTTTGCCAATAATATCAGCTTCCGTTATTGTTGCCATTGTTTGTGTTTGAAGTTTAAGTTGCAACTCATTAACTTCTCTAATGCAATCAATAATTTCTTGCTGTGTCAGCCTGTTTGGTTTGGCATAGTAATCATACATGTTGTTAATTTTCTTGATAGTATGAATATCTGAAATTTCAAAATCAATATTGTGTTCAATTGCATACATAACGTCTTTGATATCTTTGTCATTTGTTTTGTCGTGTTTCGATGCAATACTATACGAATAAGGTACATTTCCTGTATCAATCTTCAATTCATTATAAACTTTGACAAACTTCTCTTTATCTAATTCATATTTGACTTTCATTTACTTCTCCTTTTAATATTCAAGAATTCTTCCCATTCAACTAAAGCTTTGATATATTTGTATCTTCTTTCAAAATTGTTTTGGTAAACAATAAACCAATCAAACCAATATTTCGCATACATAACACGAATAAATCTTGGTTGCAAGAACAGTGGAAGAAGCCACAATAGTTTTAAGAATGTGTTGTCGTATCTCATTGATTCTAATTCCTGTATTTAAGTTTTAATAATTCACGAATCTCCGTTTCACTGCACCCCTCGAAATAATTTAAACATAGTGTGATTCTTTTAGCAAGCTTAATATCTAGACCTTTACATATGTACCTAGCGTCCTCCGTGTTTGCTACAATCTCTCCATCCGCATGTACAAAGTTTGGGGCTTGGTGTCTATATCGTTTTCGTCAAAATCACAACTAAAAACACAATCCTCTAATCTCATTTATATTTCTCCATCATGCTTTTAACTTTATTAATATCTTCCTGCAAATAAAAATTGTAAATTGGGATGTTGTGTTTCATAGCTAACTGTACCGCTGTATTGGTGCCACCTTTAACACCAGTCACGATACCTTGTTTGTTCCTTGTTGTCGGTGCATAACAGAATAGTACACAACTTGGTGTCTTCAAGTCAAGCCCTAAGACTTGATAAACATTTCGTGTATGTAGAGCTTTTGCTCCACGACTTAGACGATTCCAAGCAGGGTGAATAGTTGATGCAATATTGAATGCTTCGTTATAGTTTGGTAATTCTGGTGTGACAATATGAATGCTTCCTTCCAATTTACCAGAAAAGTCTATCCATGGAAGATATGCCTCAAATGTTGCTTTATTAGACATACCATTAATTTCTTCATAATTACTAAAACCTTGTTCAAAAGCGCTATCAGCTCCTGCTGCACTACCAGAGCGACCAGTATAACCCCGCCCTGCTAACCAATACGCGACTTCTTCAATAAATTTTAGTATGTGTTCAGGTGTCTCCCGACTACCCACTCCTGTGTAATATTTCAATTGTGTTCTCCTTAAAACAATAACCAACCAGCAAGACAACCTAATCCAAATATAATAGTTAAAATAATACAAAACATTCCAATAATAATTACTGGTGTGTCTTTGTGCATATCCATAATAACTCCTTAAGCAATTCTAATTTTGTGGTGTTCGTTCATTGGCCTCTGCGGTTCAATTTCTCGCAGCCTATTTTGAAGCCTCTCAATTTGTTGTGCTTGAATATTGACAAGCTGTTCTAGGTTGTAAATATAGCCATCAGATATATAATATTCTGTTTCTAAACCGTAAAATTTTAATAATTGTTTGATTTCTAATTTATTCACAACAGTCTCCTTTAATCAATCTTTCCAATAGTTCTTCAAGAATATTAACACAATATTCAGCACCAGCAGATTGTCCTTCTACGTAATTATCAGCCCTGCCTTCCTCGGTTCCTTTATAAGGCGACCTACCTTTGTATAGATTATACCTATCGTTACTATAATCTTCACATAATTTAATAGCTTCTTTTAAGATGTTGATTGTAGTTTGATTTATAAATTGTGTTTGCTGTTTGTTAAAATATTCATTGCAGTTATCAAATTGATGTTTTGTCCACTGTGTGGATGAGCTTTTGCTCACAGGCATAGCCTGCAAGTTTGCATGTTTCCTGACATCTTCTGCATCAGCTACCATAACACCATCTCCAATAATGTTGTATGGAATACCTTCTTCTTTATTCTTCACTTTTCCAGCCTCCCTTCTTCAATGATTCAATAATAGCCATGTAGGCTTGACTTTTGTTTGTATGCACAGCATTAAAATCATTACAATATTCATACACACCTGTCAAGCGATGAGTTACCAAACAACCTGTACCTGTTTTTACTACCCATGTACCACTAGGCGGATCAACCGTTACCATAAAATCACAATGCCTGATTAGTTTTTCTTCTTTTGCGATTTCAGTTTTAATTTTCTCAATTTCTATTTGGGCATTATTTAGCCAATCTGTCAATTCATCTTTTCGGTTAATTAGTTCCGTCAGTTTATTTCTTAGTTTATTCATTGTGTCCCTCTTTGCCTGCATTATAATAATAGTGAACAAACTTTGCTTGTTGTGGGTTAATGATTACTCCACCTGTCTCCATTTTTCGAAGATTGTCTAATTCTTTACAACAACTAACATATCTGTCAAATTGGGGATTGTTATAAATTAACAGTAAATCCCTAATTGACCCTTCAGGTAAATCTTTTAGCATATCAACAATCAAATTTCTATAAGCACAGTATCTTTTATAGTTGCAATCATCTTCAAAACCATATTCATGATATTTGGTTGTTTTAAGAAATGGTACTTTTATTCCAAATATATAAAATGGGACAACCAATGTCTTAGATTCTTCTTTCTTTTTATTCAGCACCGCCATAGTTTGATCGTGAATGTTTTTAAAATTAATACAGGCTTTGTCCACTTTAGATCTTGAAATTTTTACAGAACCTTTAAATTCCATAGAGTGCTCCTTCATTCATTCATTCCATTAAAACAAACCATTGTTTATGGAAGAAAAGTTCTCTTCCACGAGAATCCAGTATTACCAGATTCTGACCTACTTTGTCAACACATTTATAAGTTTCGCCCTCTAGGACTTCTGCACGGTTTGGTTGAGAGATGCACTCCACCATACATGGAAAAGATACACCTTGAAATTCACAGTATGTGTCTACTTTCTTCTTAGTTTGTTTACGTGCCATTAATCATTCTTCCTCTTCAAAATCTTCATTATAGAATTGTTCTTCGTATTCATAGAATTGCTCTATCTCTTCTATTGTCCAAGCCCCGCACACGCATTCTGAGGGGGTATAGCTGTGACAATAACAATAGTCTTCAACTTCACCTGTTCCGTGACAAACATGGCAATCTTCATCTGTTACAATTATTGTGCTATCATCGATATATTCTACCTCTTTTCCATTTTCACAATATGTGTTAAAACAAGATCTCATAGTATTTCTCCCATCCGTTCAAATTCAACGTTGTTAGCTTGACATATTTTTCTAAAATGTCAACAAGTAAGTGCCTATGGAAGAATTTTCCAGCCTTGCAATAACACGCAACTGTCACTTGTTCCATATTGCACAATTCAAGCCATTTATCTTTATTGTTTTTATATGATTCTCTCATCAGTGGGATGTACTTACTGATATATTTTTCTTCATCCAAATATTGTTTGTATTCCATCAGAAAATCCCATGTCGGGGCAAACAACTTGTCTCCAGATTTAACTGTAATATCTTTGAATGGTACTCCTAGTTTCTCTGCTTTTCTCCATTTTGATATTTGTATTGTATATATTTTCATCTTAATATTTCTCAATTATTTCAACTTGTTCGCATAGACTAAACCACACCCAACCCAATCTCAAACTTCTCATTTGAAGTCCATCATACATTGTGTAATCATAACCTATACTAAAATCTTTAGAGAACCAACCATCTAGTGCAGTGTAGGAATAAGTATGGACTCCTTTTCCTATTGTGTTGTACTCCATGCACTCTTTAAATTTAATATGCATTTTTATCTCTCCTGTTTAAAGTTATAAAGCTATAGTATAATAATTATTGTGAGTTGTCAATAACAAATTTCAAATAAAATAAAGGAGTCCTTGGTGGACTCCTATATATTATATTATTATTTTTGTGGAATTTTACTTTTTACTTCTTTGAAGATTTTCTGAATAAGCTGTTGTTGTGTGTTTGATTTAGAATATGTAATTTGCATATCGTCGCAAATATCCCTTAGTTCATTAACGTCCATATCATTTTTAGTATACTCGCTAAATGTATAAGCACCTACTGTATACTCGAATCCATAACTGTCAAATACGTAGTCATCATCTTCTTTTAGTAGTGCAATACCATCAGTCCAGCGATAAATTAGCAATTGATCTGCGATGTTTTCAGATTGTTCTTCCCCACCAAACATCAGATTAATAAGTTCATCTTTTGAAAGATTCTCAGCAACCTCTCGGGTTAGAGGTTCAGGTTCATCTTCTAGTTGGACAACAGTGATTTCACCTCCAGAATAGACATCCAGTTCACAAGCAACTTTAACAGCTTCTTCAGCACTATTGCCAGCTTTCATTGCCGCAAGCGCAAAGCAAGAACCGCTGCCAACACTCATTGGAACGTCCAAGCCCATATCAATTGGTGTGTTGCCTTCATACATCAATACCTGACGGGATGGAGTTACAACCAGTGCCGAATATCCTTCGTCGTCCTCAAGAGCAGGCGGGACTAAATCAACAAGTTCTCCAACCTCTTGGTTTACAATATGATAGTCCGTCATTTTCTGGAGCCAAGTTACAAATGTATTGATTGCGCGAGCCCTACCACACACGCCCACAAGATGATTGTTGACCCAGAATACTTTCTCTGTGTCATCTTTGATAATCATATCCCCAAGAGACATGCGTCCATCAGATACCATAACACCATTTTTATATGCGATTGTGGTCACTCTCTGTTCTCCTTATATTAAATACATTTAATAATATCACACTCTTCTGACACGCCACAACTAAACTTACTGACAATTTTAATCGATTCTCTTAGAATGTCTGATGGCGGCAGGTTTGTATGGTTAACTAATGCTTCTACTGCGCCAGCAGCATGGTATTCACCACAACCTACCGATACAAAATCCTCTGATTCCAATAAGCTCATATTATCTTGCACTTTAAAAATACGACCTTTGTACACCATAATAAACTGTCCGAAGTCAGGTTCGTGCCCATTTTGGTCTTTACCAAACTTATTCTCAGTGAACACTTTCTTTAAAGAATATACAACATCTCGAAATAGGTACTCATCTTCATCTTGGTGCATTGTTTTACATGGTTGTTTCCAAACATATTTCAATAGTTGTCCCATGTAGAAGCTGGTTGTATATCCGAAATAGAAATGACCAATTTGGAATACTTTAGGATCTTTGTAGATAGCTTTGGTTGAGCCATTACTACCTAGTTTGTCTCCTGCCAAATAAACTGTACCAGTTTCTTTATCTCGTAGTGCAATAATACAAGTCAAATTAACTCTCCTTCTGTTATTGATATTTAATGTTTAAACATTCTTGATATAACTACGAATCTCTCCTTCGTTTTTATAAAAGAAGTTTAACCAAGACACAGTATTGTAATCTACTTGTACCGGATTATCAGAGAACAAGTACAACCGGATAATTTTCTGTAATGCAACAAGGCAATTGTAGATTTTCATTAGTCGTTTCATTTCTGACACCTGCCATGGCTCAAGACAATGCAAATGTTTTAGTGAATCAATGTCCTTATGAAGTTCACGATAATCTTTGAAGATAGATTCAAACTGTTGTTTCAAGACTTTTTCTGAATCATACCCAAATTTCATAAAATTGAACTTCTTTCGGTTCTTGTAAACATAGTTACTCTTAGCTACTTCATAAAGTCTTTCAAGATGTTCACGAATGACTTCCGGATATACCAATTGTGTGTCCATAAGTGTATTAATCTTAACACAACTCATACTTGTTTGCATATCATTTTCCTCCTTTATTTATCGACCGACAATTAACTCTTGCAAATTACCTTCAGCATTTTGCCCAACTTCAAGAACAAAATATTGACAATTACCATAACTAACCTTGTCTCCTACATTATAGTAGCCTTTGATTTTGATGTCAAGACATTCAGTAAACAGTTTGCAAATCTCGTTGAAATCTTTTGTATACCCAAGAACTTTATCTGGATTCTGGACACTAGTAATTATATCAGAAACTTCATTGTGTGCCAAGACATAACCTTCATCTGTTTGGCAGAGGAAACAGTAGTCATTAGGATTATAATGTTTTGTCATTGTGTTTACACTCCATCAATTGCACATATTACTGTGCAGCCAATAACCACAGCAATGTACATGACACGCGCTTCAATAGACCATGTTGTAAAATCTAAATATGACCAATCTAGATTAATAAAAGCACCTATACCTGCGGGCAGAATATAAAGCCCAATACATAAAATTAACCAAACTACAAAATTCATCATTATTCCTCCTTAAATCTTACTTTTAAACTCCTCAACAATCCAAGCACTTTCGTTTTCTGGATTCTTTTCAACAAGTTTATACAATGTTTGGTATGCTGTCAAGACTTCTTGTTCATATTGTTCTCGATCAAAAGAATAAAACATTTTATCTAGAATCTTTTCATATCCATCACGCTTATCTTTGATCCTCCACTCGATACTGTTCTTACGCCATTTGACATGGATACCGTCCCAGATTGAAGAACATCCTGCAACACCGCAAGAGCAGGTAAATGGGTAGAAATCTGTTAGGTTATAATGCCAAGATTTTGTGATTGCAATATACTTTATTCCTGTATCTTTATAGCTTTCGCCATACCAATCAGCATAGTTTGATACAACACTTTTATTTACAAACTCACGAAGAAAAGCAGACAATTTAGTATAGTGCTTAATCTCTTTTCCGTTAATTTCAACTTTGCACTCAATATCATACTTTGTTACATTATTATCTGTTTCTTCATAATTGTCAACATCTTCGTTATATACTTCTTCTGGTTGTTCCCAAGAGCGTTCTTCTACTTTAATTTTGATGGTATCTCTATTAACATACCAATTCCAACTCATACTATTTCTCCTTACTAAACCAACTTGGTAGTTTATCTTTGACACTCTGAATAAACAATCCTGCTGTTACTTGTGCTTCTTGAATCTTTTCTTTTAGTGTCTTAACTTCTGATTCAAGTTTGTCTTTGTCCTCGGTTAGGTCTTTAATTATTTCTTCTAGTTTGTCATTTCTATTTTCTTCTCTATTTAGTTTGTACCACAAATAACTTTCTCTCTGATAATCAAAACGTATCATTTCAATAGCTTGTTTAAGCAAGGCAAGGTGCCTTTCATGAGCCACCATCATGTGATTCGGAATGTTATCGTTTGGTGGTCGTTTATTGATGCTGTGGTTTCTTAATGTCCATATAATATCTCCCAAATCTTCATAATTGATTTGACCATCGTTTTTAAATAGATTCATTCAATTTCTCCTTTCTCAATCAGTAATTACATTCTCTCATAAGATTCTGAAGTTGTCAATAGACATTTAAAGAAAAAGCGACCCTGAGGCCGCTCTAATATGACTCAACAAGACTCTGGGGTCTTAATCCCACGTTGTTTGTCCCGATGTAGGCCGATAGCAATATCTCGAACCACACCCCCTCGTACAATATCGTCAGTAGAGTCGAAATCAATGTGACCAACACCACGAATATTGTTCCGTTTGACAAACTCCATAAACCAAGCAAGTCCAGATGTTCCTTTATTATCCCGCTGTTTCAAGTCACCGCACAGGATAAGTTTACAATTATCACTCACACGAGATACGATTGCCAGCATTTCCGCTTCGTCTGTTAATTGAGCTTCATCAAGAATCAGCCAACTATGTTCATCAAAAGATCGACCACGGATGCTTGCTACCTCCTGAACTTCAATACTGCCAGTTAGACCGTCCTTAAGTGCATTTTGGTACATCTGATACCCTAGACGTTGTTGGATGGTATCAAGAGTATTACGTACAAGTGGGTACAGTTTCTCTAAAGTTGATCCAGGTTTACTGCCTGATGATTTACCTACCTCAACATAAGGTCGCGCTACAATAATCTTATGAATTTCATTTTGTTTAAATTTGTCAGCAGCCATTGCAGACGCAATATAAGTCTTACCTGTACCAAACAACCCTGTTACAACGACAATGTTGCAAGTCTCTAGAAGTCGCATGTACTCAGCCTGTTTCGGTGTCAACGGCTTAACTGGTTGATTTTTACGTTCTTCTGTAAACTTAGGTTTAATTTGACGGCCCTCTTGATTGTCCACTTGTTTTTCACGACGAGAATTTTTGTTTTTGCGATTATTGTGACGTTCGTACACTATAACACCTCCTTGGTGTTGATTAAAATATAGTTGTATGTTACAACGACTTCCTTAAAACGGAATTGCGTGTTTAACACCATTCTTTAGAATGGAATTGTATACTGAATACAATTCTTAAAGATAAAAGCTACTTGTTCATCATAACCATCCGTAATACAAAATTGACTATACACGTATATTAACATATCTAAACCTAATGTCAACCCCTGCATCTTTAGTTTAGCAATATCTGTATAAACATAATCATTATGAATAGACGGTAACAAAAACAACATTGCAATATATGTATCAACACCTTCTGGAAGTTTCATATCAGCAACAGTTTTGCAAACATCTTCGATTTCTTGTGAATCAATTCGAGTATTGAATTTTGTCTCGAAGAGATTAGCTTGTGATATTACATGTACTTGTAACCAATCTGCATCTGTCATACTAGATACAATTTTATCAAGATGTTTTGTCATATTATAAGCCTAATACTTTCTTTGCGCGTTCATAGTATTCTGTTCGTTCTTTCAGGTGATTAGTTCCTCCGTTGACTAACTTTGTAACCTTAACAATATCATCAGCATGATTGTTAATTTTACGCAAGTTCCAATACCAACCTGCACTACTCCAAGCATATTCTGGTTGTTCAAGCAATTCAGGCTTGTTGATTAAATCAAGACCTAGTGCTTTCCCACATTGCTCGTAGTTGTAACGTCCAGTACATTGAATAAAACCACGGCCTTTATACTTCTGACCATCTCCATCTGCTTCTGGTGTGTTGCCAAGACGTTTTGCAAGGTTGCCTGTGTCATATTTACTTAGGTATTTGTCATCACCTAATTCACGAACATATCGTAACTCTGCTGACTCTACAGCAACTTGGCTCAGGAAAGCAGCAATTTGGATTGGCTCTGAGATATTGAACTGTTTTAGGGTCTTATTCAGACCCTCAAGATACTTCTCACATCGCCCTGCTTTTGCAGCAACAGGGTAAATTTGTTTTAGTTGTTCTAATGTAACTAACAAGATACCTCCTTAGTCTATTATGCATCTAGCTTTTGTTCGCCAGAAACATTTTCAGCCAATGCAATCACTACGTCTGTCATGTTTTTAGAAATATCTTTTACTTTGAAAATTAGTTCTTGCTGCATAATCAGATACTGTACTTGCTCTAGACTTAGATCTTCCATTTGCTTTTTATATTCTGATTTGTATAATTCTGCAAAACTATTAGACTTGAAGTATTCAAGAACTTTAATTTGCTTGTCATATTCACTTTTAGCGTTTTTGTATTCTTTGCTATTCCTGTGAAACTCCTTCATCAGTTGTTCAAAAGTCTCAAGAATAACAGTTTCTGTTTCTACTTGAGAATCAATATAATCTTGGCTGTACTGATCTACATACTCAGAAATAAGTTTAGTCTTTAGTTCATTGTTTTGTTCCAATTATTCTCTCCTTACTCTTTAAAAGTGTTATCGATCTCACTAAACAGTTGATGCTCTTGTGACATCTGCTTACGTTGCTTAGTTTTCTTTGTATTCTGACGCATAGACTTTTGTAGTTCGCGTTGGAATGTTTTGCGTGATTGCTTGCGTGTTGCCATTATTTGTTCTCCTTTGTTTATATAAGGCTTGCTAGAATTTAACAAGCCTAGTTGATGTTACCAGTTTAAACTTAAAGATTCAATAGGTGAATCAAAAATCTACACCTTTAACATTTATGTTTTGATTACTTGACCCTCTGAATTTCAGCTTCGTATCTTTTAATTCTTCAACAAAAGGGCCATCCACTACAACATCAACAATACCAAGTATCTGAGAAAAAATCAAGTTGTTTTTGACTTCTCCTAGTGTTTGCCCACACCATAACCAAATATCTTTCTCAGGTAGCTCTTTTTTAACTCTCTGACATAATTTTAAGACAGTCTCGAAGTTTTTATTCTCTAAAGGGTTCCCACCAAGAATGCTTAGACCTTGAATATAGGGGTTTTCTAAATCTTTTATAATCTTATTTTCAAAGCCTCTTGTATACTTGGTTCCGTACCTGTAATCCCAAGTTTCCTTGTTAAAACATCCCTTACAACCTCTGCTGCAACCACTTACAAAGAGGGTGCATCGCACACCCTCCCCATTTAATGTGTCGCAATTTATATAATCAGAGTAGTTCATGAATGTTTTACTCGGTTCATACACTCCTGCTGCTTTCCTTCATTGAAAGGTCTGCTGTTTGGGGCGCTAAGATAACCTGAGACCCTACGAATTACTGATACTGTCCCTTCTTCGTGGTTCCCGCAATCTGGGCAGGTATAGCCTTCTTGCCCTGCATTGAATTCTCCCTCAAAACCACACTTGAAGCACTTGTCAACTGGAGTATTGATCCCAAAATAAGGGATTTTAGAATACGCATAGTCAATAAAAGTTTCATATGCTTTTTTGTTGTTCACAAGGGACGGTTGCTCGATATATCCAATAAAACCACCACTACAAACATCGGCAAAACCAGATTCATATTCCCATTTTTCAAAAGGTGAGCACTCTACCCACACAGGAAGATGGAATGAATTTGTGAAGTAATCTTTATTCCACTTCTCGTTAAAATATTCCTCGTATTTCGAAACGGCACGTTGGCAATATGATTCGCTAGGTGTCCCATACAAAGAAAATCCAATATTACTCTTTTCCTTATATTCTTCAACCTTATTTCTCATCAGTTTTAGAATATTTATACACTCTTGTTTATCCAACTTACCTTTCAGAATTTCACAAGTTTCAGCAAGACCTATAAAACCAATACTAATAGAAGCATACCCATTATAGAACAATTTGTCAATCATTTCTTCTGGGTGAAGTCGTGCAAGAGCACCATTAACAAACATAGTTGGATTTTGCTTGGCCTTTGTGCCTTTCAACCTATCAACCCTGTCCATATGTGCTTTGTATGCAATATCCATGAACTTGTTCAGTACACACCCAAAAGGTACGCCAGTAACAACGCTTTCTTTTGCAATCATAGGAAGATTCAGTGTTACAACACCTAAATTAAAGCGTCCATCAAACTTTTCTTTTCCATTTTCAACATAATTAGAAAGGAAAGACCTACAGCTCATACTGGTAACTGCTGTTTCTTTTGCCCCTGTGATCTTCTTATTCAACGGTACACTGATAAAATCAGGGTAAATACGTTTTGTTGCACAATCAATTGCCAACTGCTTCAGGTCATAATTAACGTCTTCTGGTTTCAGGTTAATACCTTCCTCTAAAAAGAAGATAACTTTAGGGAATACTGGAGTAACCTTGTCTTTGCCTACACCCTTGATATGGTTTTGCAAGTAAGCTTTTGTAATCATCCTGCCGTATTTACTTGTATCTAATCCAAAAGAAATAGTAATAAAAGGGGTTTGTCCATTTGTTGTTGTCAAGCTATTCACTTGATACAAAAAGGTCTGCATTGCATCGTAAACTTCTTTTTCAAGCTGTTCCTCTATCCATTCATCTGGAAGATTCCATTTCTCCGCTTGCTCTTTAAGTTTAATATGAGATTTTTCAACGTAAGAAGCCAACCCAGAATCAATGTGGGCACTGGTCTGACCACCGAATTGACCACTTGCAACGGACTGAATTACCTGAGTTAAGATTGTAGCAGCCACACCGATACTTTTTGGTTGTTCAATAAATGCATCACCAATATAAAAACCATTTTCCAACATATCTCGATAGTTTACTAATGAGCAATTTGTCAATGGACTAATATAGTAGTCAGCATCGTGGACATGAATGAATCCATTATTATGGGCTTTAGCAACTTCCTTGTCAAGCAGGTGATTAATGGTGTAGTGCTTACTCAACAAACCTGTAAGCAAATCACGGTGTGTAGTAACCACAGTAGAGGCTTTGTTTGCATTCTCCGTTAGTAGGGATTTGTCGGTCTGATCGATAAATGCCTCAATAGTTTTTAGCAATTGGCCTTTACTTTCTCGTACAATATCGCGCTCATGGCGATACTCAATATATGCTTTAGCTGTTGACTTGTACTTTGAAACCATCAAACAATGCTCAACAATAGATTGAATTTGCTCAATAGAAATTTGTTGTTGTTTCAAATCAATAATTTTGTTGGTGATTTTCTCAGTTAAATTATAAAAATTAATTTCAACAACTTCTCCAGACTTCTCCGCCGCAGATTCAATAGCTTTATAAATTTTATTTGAATTGTATTCTTCAATTTTACCGTCACGTTTTACAACTTTAAGTCCCACAATTAATACCTCTTATTTTAAAAGAGGGTTTGACTCCCTCCTTTTGTTTATATGGACTAATATTTTATCACAAATCTCTCTTTTAATTTTGACTCAAATCAAACATCCTTGAGGTATTTAACTGTCTCCATCAAACCACCAACATGATTCAAAACATTGCCTTCCGACATCACAAATACTTGAGGGATACTTCGTGAATTTACACCAAGATCAGTCAATTCTTGAAGTTCATAATCCTGCCCGAAGGATTTGTATACAAATTGTTTGTTCTTTTGATTCAATAATTGAACAACTTGTTTACAATTCGAGCAGCCTTCGCCCCCATATATAATAAAAGTATCTTGTGCAACAATAATATCATTTTCATTATTCATTTTCTTCCCTCCATAATCCAATCTTGAGCTTTATAAACATCATCGAACAATTTTTCAGCTTTAGATGCTTTTGAAACTTTACGTTCATATTTAGAATCAAAAGGTTTCACTGTTACCGTTTTAGCAGTTTCACTAATAAATTCGCAAGCAATCAACCAACCAGATTTTGTTGCAAGAATCATTCTATTTCTCCCTGTTTTATGATTATTTCTTAATCCAGACTTTCAATACTTCATAATCTTCTGTATCGGGTTTATCCCAATTTGCATCTTTTGCAAAACTATAAGAATCGTTTTTAATATCAGCATAAAATTCAGCAAAGTCAACCATGTCATCAGGAATATCCCAACCTTCTTCTTCACTAATTTCAACACGAATTGTCTGTGTGCGTTTTACATCTATGTAAATTTTATTTTTATTCATAATTTTCTCCTTTCCCGTTTTCAAATTTATCCCAACCACTCCAATGCCCACCACGGAAATAGTTATCGACTTCAAAATAACCTGTCCACTTCCCGTCAATATCAATGCAATATTCGGCTACAGGAGCACACCACCAAATTTTAATGCACTTCTTGTCTATATCATGATCCTTTGCAACTAAATCTGTCCAGATTTGGACAAGTTCAGGGTAAGGTTCTTCTCCCCAATCTGATTCGTACATAAAAGTACCATAATCTGCTTTAGTTATTGTTTTATCTTTCATAATACAACCTCTTAATATTTGATGTTGGAAGTATTAAATTAATTATAAGCACTTCCATGTGCTTTGTCAAGTCTTAGTCGAAATCTAGCTCATCATCACCAAGGTCATCTTTGGTTGCATTCAAAACATAATTGACAATAGTAGCCTCTTGGGCTGCTACTTGATGTGAATCAATATCAATCCAACCATTCAACCAAGGAATTGGATGTGAATCTGGCATTTTATTATCATTCTGCACATTCAATACACTATACAGTGGATTTGCAGACCAAACAACCCATTCATCAAGTAATTGCTTATTGAGTCCAAGGATGCTTCTACCCTCGGAGAACAAGTATTCATTCCAGTTTAACTCCCGTTGTACTACTTTATCAAGATATTCTTTTGCCCAAGGTTTAATATTTTTGAAGGTTTGTTTCCATTCAGGACCATTTTGCAAAATATCAATCACAATTTTATCAAGCTGAGTATGGTATTGTTCATCAATCATGATTTTCTGAACTAGCTTGGCAACACCGATAAACAAATCTTGTTGTGCAAGGGCAAATGTACAAGCAAATGAAGCCATAAAACTAATACCTTCAAGAGCATATAACGCTACTAGTGTTTTTGCAATAGTTTCTTTGACAATTGGATCATTTTTATCTACAAGGCCAAGATTGTATTTTGCGCCGAGTTGTTCAAGTTCTTTAAATACAATACCAAAATCATACCCACGTTCAGTCACTTCATTTCGCTCTACTTCAGCAAACAACACTTCTGGATTCTTGAAGCACTGACGACCAATCTCAGAGTACGTCAAACTATGGAGTACTTCATTTTGAGATACATAAGAGATTGCTGCCCAATATTCGCTATTTGAAATAAATGGTGCAAGAAGTGGTGCAATAGAACGAGAAGCAATGCTGTCAAGCTCCCATTGGTACGCCAAAGTTTTAACCATTACTTCATATTGGTTCTTGGGGCAATTCTCGAAATCGAAGCGGGATTGTTGGAGGTCAACCTCATCTTCGCTCCAGTCAACAGATTTCAGCTTTTTGTAAAGTTTAAAGATTTGTGGATATGTTGTGTTGATACTATCGTGAAGCGCTGGTTGCTGTCCAAGAAACAGCGGATAGTGTCCTTCGTGTCGTTGAGTATTTTCGTAATTAAAAACAGCCATTTAATCTCCTTTATTCAATTTATGTTATTTTACTTCTTCTAAACCACAACTGTCAAGAATTTTATTTAAAATAAACTGACAATTATTCTCAAAACATTCTGTACTCCAATCTACATGATGTTGGAAATTTCTTTCCCTCAATTCGTTATGGAGTTCTTGTTCATAATCATAGATTTCTTGGTGTGTTGCTGTAAATATTCTAAGTTTATGAATCTTTTTAATTTTAGATAAAGATTTTAAAGCATCCATTCTTTTATCAACAATAAAAGATCTTCCGACTTTAATAAATTTATCATTAAAATTCAAGACATACAGATAATCTTGTTCGTCTTTTCTTTCAGGATAATAACCGTTGCCATTTCCATCTTCTTTCAACCTTCTAATGTTTTCGTCTTTAGCACAACCACCACAACGTCTTCCTCCGTTTACAAAATGGCTGTATCTAACACCTTGTTTTCCATGGATTTTACAAACATATTCAAAACGTGATTTTGCATTTTTATATCCATTGGGAAAACCTAAGACATTGTAATCATTCTGTTTGCAGATATCAATACATTTTTGTAGTGCAACATGTTCTGGTATTTTCTTTTGTTCTGCTAGAGTTACAAATCTACACTTAGGACAACCTCCTCCTATATTAGTAATATCATGTATTCTTGCAGTCCATTCATGACCGTCTTTCAAACATTTAAGCTTTAGTTTTGTATTTTGATTTTTAAATTCTTCAGCAAAACCATGAACAGTAAATCTACCTTTTCCTATTCTTTTTGCAAGAATCAGATATTGCCAATCTTTCCATCTAGGCTTCTTAGAGCATCCACAAGGTTTTGCACCGTTAATTAAACAGTTTTTACGGCTAACAAAATGTCCCTCTGGAAATAATTCAGGGTCTTTGGAACATTCAATACAGACCACTTTGAATGTTGTAATCCTCCCTTGTTTTCCAGCAATGTCAATAACTTCTAACTTTCCATCATCACTTTTCCAGCCTATAAAATCTTCTGCTTTTTCTCTTTTCTTTTCAATCATGCTTAAACTTAGCTCCTTTACTATAAGTTTTAGTATACCATCTAATATTGTAACTGTCAACACAAACTTATAATAAAGAGGCTCATTACAAGCCTCAGTTTGTTTATACCTTACAGACTACATCCACCACTTGCACAACCAACATCTTGTGAAGTCAGTTGTTCTATCTCTGCATCTGATTTTGACTTTGTATTAGAGTAGTAATGGGTTTTTAGTCCCATTTTGCACATGTACAGCAGGTTTGTCAAGTCCTCTTTTGTTCCAATTTTACCGTCTTGATATTTAGATGTATCGAAATAAAAGTCAGCGCTAATACTTTGCCCACAGAATTTCTGCACAATTGCGTACATATCCACCATATCTTTAAACGGAACATCCCAACATTTCTCGTAACTATATCGTGTAATCAAATTATCATAGTCTGGCACAAATACTGGAATTTGGTTGATGTCAGACGATTTAATAATCAACTCGCTACGAATTGGATACAGACCATTAGTTGTGTTTGATGCTAGAGAACTGCTTTCTCCGGGCATGTGTGCTTCAAGAACGCTATTACGCAAACCACCTTGTTCAATAATCTCTTGGCGCAATTGTTCCCAATCAAACACCAATGAACTATCAACAACATCATCTACATTTTTATTGTATGTGTCAATAGGCAACCAACCTTCTGGGTACTTAGTTTTATCAATCCACTCTGCATTACCTTTCTCCTTTGCAAGACGAAGAGAAGCTTTGTGCATGTAGTAGCTGTGCATTTCAGCAAGTTCGTGGATTAGACGCTTACCTTTCTTGTTTGTATACCCTGCATTCTGCGATGCCAAATAATTAGCTAGGTTAACAATACCAACACCGATACTTCTACGTGCTTTTGCCGTGACTTCCATTTGAGGGAATGGGTATTCCATCAAATCAATAGTGTTATCAATTAGTAAGGTTGTATAATAAGCAACATCTTCATACTCTTCTGGTGTAACACGTCCTGCTACAATTGCCCCAATGAAACACAATGCAACTTCACCAGCGTCCCCATCTGTTCCATACAAATCTACAATGCTATTGAATCCTTTTGTAGGTAGTGTGATCTCTTGACATAAATTTGAGCTGTAGATTGGCTCTTTAAATGGAGTATGTCGATTAATCTCGTCAATAAAGGTCTTGTATGTTCTACCAGATTCACGCCAGTTCTTTTGAATATCAATTGCCAATTCACGAGCATTGATATACTTCTTTTCTTTAATATCAGATTTGTCATATTTATCATATAGTTCAACAAAACCTTCATAATCTGAACTATAAAACTTATCATACAAATCTTGAGCGTAATATGGACTAATCAGCATCCACTGCTCATTCTTGGCAACTTTCTGAATAAACAATTTATTCATACTATTACTATAATCCAAACCACGAATCTGCTTTTGTGTCGGTGTAGTCGGATGTTTTAGACGAATCAAATCTTCAATTTCAGGGTCTAGAATATTAATGTGCATTGTTGCACTTCCGCCACGTACTGCTTGCTTTGTAGATTTGACAGCACTTTCGTAATAACGAAGGTAAGGTAGTTTACCATAGTGTACAATGTCACCACCACGAACAGGGTCTTTTACTGAACGAGTATGCATATAACCACCAATCCCCGCTGAAGCACAAGTCATCATATAAGCAACGTGGCTGCCTACTTCAATACTCTCTGCTGTATCTTGCGTAGTAAACAAACAGCAACTTGCATAGCCTTTAAACTTGGTTCTCATACCAGAAAGTGTAGGCGTTGGGACATTAATCTTCAAATCTGACAGATAGGTGTACAGTTTGATTACGTCTTCAACTCTCCGCTCTTGTGGTTGATTCTGCATAGCAGCCAGAGCAATACCCACATACATAAACTGGGGCGATTCAAACAGTTGTCCAGTATGCTTGTTTTTAAGCATATATTTGTCACACATTTGACGAAGGCTTGAGTATTGGTATCCGAAATCTTTATTATGGATAACAAAAGAGTCAATCTCATCAAGTTCTTCTTCGACATACTCCATGTCAATCCACTTTTCCGATTCTACCATTTTTGTATAGAACTCAAAAAGAGAAGGAGGTTCTACAAAATCACCAAATACTTCTTTATAAATATCACCAACAAGGAGTCGTGCTGCAACATCTGCGTGTTGGTATGTCGCCTTTTCAAGGCATGTATCAATAAGAGCTTTGTGAATATCTTTGGTGGAGCACATATCAGATAGTTTCTTAGTTGCACTCATTACAATTTCTGACCAAGATACTTTAGATTCACTGGCCCATTCAGCCCACTTATTTAGTTTGTTTGGATCGAACTCAACAACTTCACCATTACGTTTGATTACACTCTTAATCAATTCTTCCTCCATTACAATTTTATTATTTGTATTATGCTAAATCAGTAATCTTCGATGTTAACTGTCTTTCCAGTAAATTGGTCTTGGTAAACATGGTCATACATTATTTCTTCTGATACAAGACCGTTAAAGTGTAGCCAAGAGCGATAGTGAATGACTGAATCAAAACCTTTTGCTTGCCATGCTGGAATCTTTCCTTCTTCTTTTTCTTTCTTACCCATTTATGCCTCTTATCTAAATCCAATGGAGTGTTGGTTGTCCCACATAATCCCTATCAAAATGACACCAACAGTATGTTACACTATTAGCTGTTTCTTTTTGTTCAATACCTTCAGTGCAACTGATACGACTAACAAACACATAAACATTCTTCAGATGCCCTTTACTGAATAGTTGTTCATAGCGTTTCTTGCTTTCAAGAAATTGAAGTCGAAGAAGTAAGTATTGTTCTTTTGCACACTCAAAACCTTTGTTGACAAATTCATTTGCCAATTTATATGGTGGGTTTGAAATAATAGCATCATAATCAAACTCAATATCTGTGTTCAAGAAATCTTCGTTGTATTCTGTCGTATAACCATGATTAAACATTTCATTAGTTACAACATACAAACCTTTATTACGAAGATACTCACTAACAATACCTATACCTGCACAAGGTTCAAAATACTTTTTATCTTTGCTGAAATCTACAATATCAAATAATTTATCTAATGCAATTTCTGGTGTTGAATATAAATCTGAATAATCTTTGCTTTTGTCCCTACGACTATTGGGTGAAGCCATTAATTGTCCCCTTTTCTTTATTTTCTTCACAATCTTCTGGTTTATTACATTGTCCATTTTCATCATTAGATTTACCTGATTTGCAATAGCACCAACCACAATCATTATATTTACATTTCATATTAGTTACTCATGTAGTTTGCAATATCTTTTAGAAAATCAAGAGTAATATTCAACCAAAGAAGGGCCAACAATCCACGATCCCACATATTATCTGCTTTGATTTCCTCATAACCGAGTATCGAACGGAAAACGAGAATTAAACCCAGAACAAAACAAACTAAGCTTACGTAAATCATATTACTTATCCTCTTCAAAAGGTGATTCAAAAAGTTCATCTTTTTTCATCAACTCACTCAGACTCAAATCTTGCGGGTTGATAATTTTATATCGTGATTTCTCTTCTTGGCTGCGATTGTAGTTTTTCTCACTGACACCATTAACGCCTTCATAGTCGGGTACATCAAAAGGAAGATCAGTTACAACTTTCTTGCTTTCAGCTTGAAGCATTTCTACAATAACATCAAATTCTTTGTCTGTCTTAGGGTCTTTAGCATTTACATCAAGTACGTCATGATTCTTATAGATTGATTTGTATGGATAATCACTTCGCAGTTGACCTTGGAAGATAGTTGTTTCACGAACATGCATTGGACTATGACGATAACGAATATTAACATTGTCTACACGATCAATTTTCTTTTCAACATCAAAACCTACGGCATAGAGGGCTGCCATCAAATGATTTTTATTGTTATCTACATCAAGTTCAGGAAGTGAACGAAGAAAATCAAGTGTGACACTTTGAAAACGATCTTCTGGTGATACAGTAGTCAGTGATTTATTAATTACTTTGTTATTTTCTTTAATCATTAATCTCTCCTTGTTAAGGCATTAATCTACAGCTCTTATGATTAATGCCTTTTGTTATTTTGTTTGTACGATTATACTGATTTAAATTGGAAAGTCAAGGAATATTTTATTCTTTGTAGTCCCAGCAAACATGATTGTCCAGTGTCTGTCGAAGTTGAATCCAACCTTTAATATTTCCAGACCAGAAATCACCGTTCTTGTCAACATGTGTAACCCCCTTTTCCCAATCCTCACTAAGCTTCAACTGTGAAATATTACTATACTTCATAGCTTTTGCTACATTTTCAAAAGGGGAAGCATGTACTTTTCGACCACTTGCCAGCTTACTATAAATGTCCATAGCTTTTTCATAAGTATTATTCAACGTGCGATAACTGACTTGAGCACAACATGAAGCACTAATAGCTTTGGCCTCTTCTTCCGTCAATAGTTTAATAACACTATCATCTTCATCTGTCAAACAATATGATTCAAATTTACCACCTTTAAAAATATGTTCAACATATGGGGTGTGCCATTGCTCTGCTTCAAGCACTTCTGGTTCACTTTGTTTCATTGCTTCAAACATACAATTTGCTAGTTCTTGAATTTCTGGTTGCGCGTCTGAATCACAACGAAGCCAAAAGAAATTATCAAACTCCGTTGCCGTCAATACTGTCTTCATCATTTGGAATGGTTCCAATAGGCGGTTTACAATCTGTTTGTGATAGCCTGCAACGCTGTAGGATTCAGCAACATCAGCAGCATAAGTTGCTGCAATTTTCCATACTTGTTCTGCCGATTTACCAAGGTTTATTCCAAGTTTCTCGAACTCAGGTAGTGCCCAATCCATATCTATAAATGAATCACACTCTGTTTTTGCTTGCATCCCAGCTTGATTTTTACCCCAATGAATCGGTGTTGCAGGATTGTTTCTTACTTGCTCAATCATCTTATTGATGGGTACTGCACGACTGCTCATAGCATTACGTGAGAACAATCTGTGTGTCATTAGTTCACTATGAATGAACCGATGATATTCAAGTTCAAAGGTAGTGATACGATTACCGTTTTTATTAACACTATCTGCAACAATTCGCGCTACAATATTACCTTTGCCTTTTACAACAACTTTATACATTTTCTCTCCTTATTTATTACCTGATTCTTACACCGTCAAGATAAATCTGAACATTGTTTATAACTTCCATTGGTACATCATACAACAAAACCAAATCTCTGTCAAACTGCTGTCTACATTTATTATTTTTCAGTATAACTTCTACCAACCGATTTCCAGATGAGTCAATTACAACTAAATATTGCCCTCGTTTTGAGTAGTATTTATTGCTCACAACACCTCTTCAAGGAATTTACCAATACTTTGCCAGTTATTACTGTGAAAGTCAAGTGATACTTTTAATTCCGCACACTGAGTGAATGGGGTATCGAATTTAATTTTAATAACTTTATCACCAAAAGAATTTAAGAACAGATTACGATCATCGATCATTACATCAACATTAACAAAATGTTTCTCTTTTGTTGCAAGAAAACCAAACGATGCTTTTGGAATATCAAACCATTCTTTTGCTGCAACTACCTTGGATTTAAAGTGGTTCTGTTGACAATGACTAATAAACACAACGTAGTGCCCTTGCTTTGCAAGATTATTGATAACTTCAACAGCATCTTCATATGGTTTCAGTTTTTGATACAATGAAGTATCTTTCCAGAAACTAAAACTTTCTGATTCTGTTAAATCTGGGTAGTATTTACCAAGATCGTAATCGATCTTTTCCATGCTTGCAAATTGTTCTTTTGAAATATAATGATAAGACATTGCGTTTAGATGGTCTATCCAACCCCCTTGCTGGAATACACAATCAACAACTGTCAAATCAAAATCTACGCCGATTGTAGCCATACATTAATCTCCTCGATATTCTCTGATCTTGTTCACAGAATACACAATCTTATTCAGCTCATAATTAAGTGAGTTACCTTTCTTTCCTGCGCCATTCACAGTTCCCCATGCACGGACAAGTGACTTAAAAGCATTAGAGAAATCAAAGTCGTTATCGAAAATATCATAAATCAGCATTTCTGTCTTAACATAGCCGTTTTCTTTAATAAAATCAATTGTTTTCTGGCTAAGTTTTAAATCGTAGTAACTAGAAGATTTGCCATCTGATTCAATCGGTTCTTTATTCTGTTTTTCAACAGCACTTAATGTTTCCTTGGCCCACTTGTGGCGTGAATCTCTATCCAAACCTTGAGGCATTCTGTGGTGTTCCTCTTTTGTAAGTTCTGATAACCGTTCTACATCAGAAACTTTTACACTTCTACTGTACAATTTACAATACCGTCCATGTACAGCATACACATTTTTTCCGCTAAAAACATCTTTACCATAAAGAAGTTGTACCCCATCTTGTACAACAATATCGTCAACCTCGAAAATAAATTCCTTATTTTCATTATGAATATTTCTAGCAACCACTATATCACCTGCTTTATATTCCATATTTCCTCCTTTATAAAACAAAAGCCGCCGACTCTCATCAAACGGCCCAAAACAACTATACCTTATTTATTCTACAATTGCAAGTTGAATTGTTTTAAACTCTTTAACTGAACTTTTACCAATATTATCTTCTGGTTCGTGCCACATAATTACTTGTGAAGGGACAGAACTAAAACCAAGAACACCTGAGTATTCTGTAGCTGCCGTATCTACACCGAAAAACGCCCCATTAAGTATCATCTTATGGCAATCATAAGAGCATATATGATGCATGTCACCGATACGGAAATATTCTACGTGCTTTTTAATTTGTTGCCCACGTTTTTTCATTTGGTCAGACATACTTTTCTCTGTTGCACTGTTAAAATACCCATGTTCATAAATCACAGTGTTGCCGTAAATCTCCGTATGGCCAAACGCGCCATGTGGAATATTGAAGGTAATATTATCATACTTACCAACTTTTGCAAGTTGTTTCAGTGCAGTATAAATTGCATAGTCATAAGAATACAGACCAGCTTTATAGATATCCATGCCTTTATGCTGTGAACTACCGTGATTACCTGCAATTCCTACAAATTCTACAGGAACACCCAGTTGCAAAATTGGTTCAAGAACGTATTCCCAAATGTAAACAATAGCATTAGAAATCTGCTCAGAAAGCCCTGTATCACACGCAACGGCTGATTGGATACCATGCTTCATATGATCTTCTACAATATCGCCAAGACTTGCAAATACAACTTTATCTACATTTTTAGTCCGTTGTTTATCTAGTATAAAAGTCCTAACTTGTTGGCCGTAGTCTTTCAATGCGCGAATACCGATTTCTGTATTGTAATGTTGTGCCACTTTTCCAATTTGCCAATCAGAAAACAATACCTCAACAATACCGTTTTGTTTGGATGCTACAGCAGGATAGACTCGTGGAGAGTATTTTGAAACTTGTACTTTATCTACAGCTTTCTCAATACCAACAAGCATCTCTTTAAAATTAAAATCTGTATCTGCAATTTCCCGTTGGATTTTACGAAGTTGATTATTAGCTCTGTGTGCATGACGTAAACGCTTTGCAAGGTTAGAAACCGAATAGTCTGGATGCTCACAAAGAACATTTAGATTATCTTCAAAAGTTTTATCTTCTTGTTCTGTATCTGTAATAATCTCTTTATTTGAATCTTCAAGTTCAATCCATGCAGAGTAATATTGGTTTACAGTTGATTTCCCAATATTCAGTTGTTTTGCAATCTGGCGAGAGCCGATGCCTTGTTGTTTTAGAGCTACAATTTTGTCTATAATTTCGTTGTAATATTTAAAATTCATTTATTCTCCTTAAACTTGAAATGTATACCCAACTTTAATTGCTTTAGCAGTTTCTTCGGTTGAACACATAATATTGGTTTCAGATACCTGTCCGTAACAATTATACTCAACATCTACCCAATACTTATTAAAGAGTAGATATGGTTCGCTTAGAACTTTTGTAACGACTGCATCAACTATGTTCATTTGTTCTCCTTTATTATGTCTCTATAAAATACATGATTTCCCACAATTTGCACCTTCTCTAGTTTACTGTAATCCCAGCTCGGCTTCACTTTAGTCGAATGATAGAACTTACTTCCTTGTGTAAAATCCCATCCCAATCTATCAATCCAGATAACAACAGTTGAAAGAGCCTCCAGTTGTTTTAGAAGTTCTTTCTCTGATGTTGTCTTGTTTGGGACTTGTTGTTTATTCTTTGGAATCTGATGCGTCCAAGAGAACTGTTTATTCTGATAGATCACCTTACATATAGAATGTGGATGCTTTGTATCTCGCACTCTATTTAGAACAGTCTTAACAATATAAGCTTGTCCTGCTATGCTCTCCCCTCTACCTTCATGGTACAGGTTACGCACGGCACATCTATACTCGTTGTTATTAGCAACTATATTTTCTCTTAACTGGGTAGGAGGGCCATGCAGAATGGCCCCAACAATTAGATGATAAGTTAGAATACTTTCAAGAATCAATAGTTACTTCCTCATAGTATTTAATCGCAGCATACAGATTAGTAAAATCCCTAACGAAGCGTTCATCTTTAAACAATTCTAGTTTATTGTGTAGTGTACTAGATACCAGACAATACCTGTCATCTAAATGCAGTTTAACCTTCCCTGCAAGTTTTGTCAACTGTAGCATGAATTATCCTCCATTCCAACTTCTTACACAATTATTAACAAAATCATCTATTACTTTAATTTCACAATCTTCACACCAATAGATATTTCCTGTATGTTGTCCTTCATAGCAACGTCCTGAATTATAATTGGAATAAGTTGTATCTATAATATCGGCAAGTTCTTTTCCGCAATCTGGACAAGAGATACACATATTAAACTTCCTCTGGTAGAGTTACTTCCGTATTCTCAGGAAGAATAGTAGGTGTCTCTGGAACTACAGGAACATCAGTATTGGTTTCAGGGATATTACTATTGCTACCTTTCTTCAAAGTTGGGTCAAAAGTAAAACGAATACCAGAAAGAGAAAGTGTATTCATCAGTTCAGTTAGAGTTACTTCAGGACGAATAATAGATTCTGGATTTCCGCCTGCATCAACAATTGCTTTATTCAGGCTATCAAGAAACTCTTTATTAGATTTAAAGACAGCAATAGCTTCAATGCTATCGGTGAATGGGTTAAGAGTCAGGGTTGGGTTAGAGCTGTATTGAGATTCGTACATATTATTTGTTCTCCTTATTTAAATTAATAATCAAAAGCTGCAACATGACCCTTGATTTCTTTACTGTTATCAAATACTTGCAAAAACTGATTACCATCAGTATGAGTATCAACAACAATCATTGTGTGGTCTTTTGCACGATAAACATGTTTTGGTAAGTGTCGTTGATGATAGATTTCATTTGAATATCCGTTTCCAGCAAGCTCAATATCTGTTAGGTATTCTTTATTCTCACTGAAATGTACAGTATCTCCATCTTCTGCCCAATACATATCAAGATCGAAAACTAGCGGAAGGATTCGCCAATTCTCGACATATCCAAAATACTCGTAAATTTCTTTTTGTATTTCAATATACTTATTAAAAATACTTTCCATTTCAGTCCTCCTCTTTGTATTTTATAAATTGATTGATATACATTTCTACTACTTGTTGACGATTATACTCTTCTACTGGTAAAAGTTCAAGCTTATTTTTAAGTTTGTTGAAGATGGTTTCTGTCTTCCACCTACTTATTCGTTTGAGTTCAGCATCAACAATACGGAAGTCTAACATATAATTTCCAGTTTGTCCATCTTCTTCTGAAGTTTTTAAGTAATTTAATAATCCTTCAAGAACTCCTATCAAAGATAACCCAGTTTTACCTAAGATCTTATTGTAGTATTTCTCAATACGTCCAAGGAAGATATTTGTATCTGCTCGTAAAACACCACGAACAACCCCTGTAGAATGACTATGGTCGAGGGTGTACCCTTGTAGCCCCTCACTACTGAAATGCAATCCAGAGGCCATACAAGAGCTTTCAGAGGCATTTTCAATAAGCATCTCACGATGTTTCTTTATTTGAGCAGAACCTTTAATCCATTTATCTTTATCGTACACAAAATTATAAACTATTCTTCGCCTTCTTGTTGTTCTTTTTGTTACTGATTTCTTTCTTAGTTTTCTCAACTTCTCTCCATATATTCTTTTAAATATGAAACATCTAATTTCCAATCAACTTTGTTTCTTTCATTCCACAAAGAAAAACAAGAGTTAACGTACTTAATTGCCTCTTGTTTTGATACATTGTTTACTTTCATAAAGTGATTTAGTGCTTGGTAAAATCTTCCTCGAATTTGTGCCAGTCCGATATGTTTTACTTCATGGCAGTCTGGGCACAATGCAATCAAACCTTTAAGTTTTACTTTATGTGACTTAGTATATTCCCAAATCTCATGACATTCTACAGACCACTTATCTCCAGCGCCACCACAAACTTCGCAGTGGTGGTTTGCTTCTTTGTAACACTTCTTCCGAACAATATCCCATTCTTCTTTTGTCAAGAAACTGCGGAGATTATTAAACCACGCAGTTTTTGGGACAAGTTCAATTTCCAATTTCATTTATTTCTCCTTTAACAAAACTTCCATTCTGAATAGAATAACAAACTCATGGCTTGCTGTTGTCTGCACAATCTTAGTATTAATGATATCATAGTTTCCTTCATCTGCATAACGGATTGCGTCAGAAGTTGCATGATTCAATAACACAAGATCAATACAGTTGTTTGAACTGCTGACATCGTATTGAAGTTTCATTTATTTTCCTTTTGCAAAATAACATCATAAACATAGCGACCAATATGTAATGCATCAGCAACATCTTCACGACCTGCATCCTTTCCTGAGTTCTTGAGTCCTGCTAACATATCAGGCCACGTTTCTTCTGCCAATTCTATCATTTTCTTCTTATCCATCTTAACTTTCTTTTCTTTTTTGTTAATAGGCTCAGGAAGTAATGTCCTAGCATAGGCTTTATTTTTTGTTGGAGTTACTACATGAAAATTTACACCTTCAGTGTAACCTAATTCTTTTAGTTTGTAAAGCATACAGAAATACAAACCTGCCAAATTTCGTGTCTGGTCTCCCATAGCACCAAAAGCAAGACCTTCACAACAAATTACATCAGGTTTTTCTTGTTTAACCACACCAATAAAATTTTCAACAATATAAATAATTTGTTCAATTGTCGTATCAAAATAATTCACACTGTCAATTTGTTTTTTACAATCAGATTTTCCTGTACGAATAATGCTTCGTGAAATAGGTATATTGTCGTCCCACAACACATAGGCAAATTTTGCCGTAGATTGGTCTACAGAGAGTAATTTCAATGTACCTCGCCAATTTTGTCGTTCAGAATTTTAAATTGTAATCCTTTCAAGATTGAAATAAAAAACAACTGTGACTCATCAAGTTTTGGAAGTTTTGACACTACTCGCTGTATATCGTAATCACATGGACAACATTTTAACAAAGTCTCTTTGTCAGTGTGAATATCTCCTGTTTCTATATGATTTATCCAAAACTGCAAAGCTCTATATAGCATCTCTTTATCTTTCATTATACAACCTCTTTTGTTTTAACAGTAGTCTTGTACTCGATACTGTCCATGAAACAATCCTTAAACTCGTCCATTAGTTCTTGTGAAAGCTGTTCACCATCGTAATTCTTGAGGCGTTTGACTTTCAGTTTATCATACCTGAATACAGGGATTGTATTCTGGATAAATTCTACTACTTTCTCTTCTTGTTGTTTCATTTGTTCTTGATTCATATTTTCTCCTTATTTAAATAATTTACTAAACCAAGATTTAACCTTAGTAACTTTAACAATTTTATAACCTTTCTTTTGACAATCCCAGCAGGGTTGAAAGATTCCATTACTCATGTTATAAACGGCAGAAGTAACTTTACAAACAGGGCATGGATAGTCGTGTGTTGCAAACATCATGCTGTCATGAATATAAACAGTAATATCAGCCAATTCAACACCTTGTGGGTAATCTGGAAGTCCTTTTCCATTTGTATCTTGAATTTTAAATGTCATGTTTAAACCTTTCCAAATTTAACTGCATATTTCCAGATACGGAACTCCTTTGACCCATAACACGGAAACACTGTTGTGGATAGAACTGGGTTTCGTTTCCTATCAATAACTTCAAAACGATAACCAAAGATTTGAACAACAAAGAACCCATTTTGGATATACCAGTGTGACATATTATTCTCCAATTTTAAGTTCAATACCTTTAAAATCAATATCGTGACCTACAAATTGAGGGCTTGTGGTTTCACCATTGATTTCGCCAATCAAATTAAAATCACCTCCAACTTGACTTGCATACAGTAAATCATCTAGTGCGGAGGCTAATTGGTGCGCTTGGTCAACATCATGTAATTTAATAATTACAGAGCAAGGTTGGTTCCATTTGTGGTGACCCGTTAATATTTACAATATCTACCATTATTTATTCTCCTTCTTTATTAATATTCAATACCTAACCGTTTCAAAGTATCTTCAATATTATACATCTCATCTGGCTCTCTCCTCATCCATAAGAGTAGTCCATTTTCCTTTAAATAATCTAGCCAGTTGTATTCTAACTCTTCTCCACGGAAAGTCGAGAGTTTTTTCTTATCTTCTCCATAGTATGATTTGTAAGCTTCAACAACAACTTCAAAAGACTCTTTGATGTTTTTACCTTCTAGAATCTTTAGTGCTGTTTCTTTTCCTAAACCACGACACTTACGGAGTTCATATTTCTCTTGAAACTCTGGAGATAGGTTAGGAAGACCTTGAATGTTATCTGTAGTCTTATCTCCAACCAATAATTGCAAACAAAACCACTTGGCAGCTTCCTCTGGTGTATTTATTTCGATGCCTTCATCGCATTTATCATAATTGAAATGTGGAGATATAATCATCTTCAAATCTTTATCAATATAAGAAAGAACGTGTTCCCACTTTCCAGTTTTTCTGAAGTTTAAATAATTTTGCCAGCCAATTTCTCCAAGTTTATCATCAACTTCGGCATTATCTACAATAACAACCTTATTTTTATATTTTTGTATAAGAGCTTCTTTGACTTCTAGGAAGAATATAGGCTTTGGTTTACGGTTTCCTTTGTATGGTAGGATGTTAGCAGCATCATACCGCCAGTTGCCTGTTCCTGCTATGTACAGTCTATAATCCTCCGCTTCAGAAGTTTTCTTAATCCTGCCAACAGTGACGTCTATCATTGTAAGTGCTTGTTCTAGTACCACTTCTTCAGAATCAATAAGTTCTGCACATTCTTCAATACTAAAGTCATCAACAGAAATTAAAGGTTTTCCTTGTTTATCTCGGATTGCATTTTGTTCTCCAATCCACCCACCATCACGAGAACGTTTTAGACCATAAAATTTAGATACCCCATCAAATCTTTGTTTCCAGCCAGTCTCTTTGTGTGTGACAATAATAAAATCTTTCTGGCACGATTTTGCAGCTCTGAAAAGTAAGGTGTCAGCATCAACATGGCACACTTTATACTTCATCTTATAAACCTTCTGTAATTAAGTTGTTGTTATATTCAAACTTTAATTTATCAACTATTCTAATTAGTGCATTCTTAATCTTTTCATCTGTCTCTGACTCAATATACTTCAGTATCGTTTCTATTTTTAATTTTTGCCAGAATCTATGGGAATCTTCTGGATTATTGAAATGTTTGCTTATTTTTACATTTCTTGGTTTTATTTCAGCAACAAAGGGGTTTGTTCTTTCATTTATCATACCTTTACTTTTATTTTTATACCAAACACCTAAAGGTAATTCACTGTTGCCAATCTTATCCCTGTTTACCAGATTATTAATTTCACTGGAGACAAAACAACAAGTTTCTGGACCATACACTTTATTTTTGCTGGTTATAAGATCTTTATCTAGTTGCTTACCTACCCAATCTTGTTTTTCCATCCACTTTTTGAAGTTGGAAAATACTAACCAATCATCACAAACATAACAATCATAGTAAGTTATACTGATGTGTCTATACTTCTCATAATAACATCTTTTAATCATGTTGCACCACTTAAGATAAAATGGACAATGTTTTCTTTTTCCATTATCCGTAAATTCAACGTTGTAATCTGCATCCATTATACCAACTCCACAAAATTTTTTATATTTCCTGAGTTTGGTGATTCCGTTGGTATACGTATAAGATTTTAAATAGTACCCGTTTTCTAAATCAACTATTTCCATTTTATTATTTTCCTATAAATAGAGCCACACTTAGGTGGCTCAACTACATTATTTATTTGTTATTCACTGCGTCCCATAAGAATATCAAGTTCATTCAGCTTTTCTACTTTCTCTTCAAGAGACTTACGTTCCTTCTCGGCCTTATATCGCTTATCAAACTCCAGTTTTGCATAGAATTTTAGCATACTTGGTTTGTACTGGTGAATTTCTTTTTCTGAATCAACAATATCTTTTAGTGCTTCTTTTAGGTCTTGTAGTTGAAGCATTACTTCAACCATTTCTTCAATGGTCTTGCTCAGTCGCTTCCGTTCTTGTTGGTCCTGTGGAAGTTCATTTTTCAGTTCAACTTTAGCCATTATTTTATTTCTCCTCTTTTAAAATATTTTTAACTTCTTCTTTAACTGTAATAGTTTCATTAATATCACGTTCTTTTGGTTTACTCAGATTATCCTTCAATTCAACTTCTTTTTGTTCAAAAGTGACACCTTGCATTCTTGGTGCTTTTCCTTTCGGTAAATAAGAAGGTTGTATCAACATGTAAATCATCATAACTGCAATCATAATAATGCCAGTTTTAATTACTGTCCACTTATTTTTAGTTTTATTGTATCGCCACATCCCTGCGGCGAGTACAGACAACAATAAGACTGGAAGCAAAACATTAAGAATAATAACCATCAATGTTTTCCTTACTTATTATTCAGAGTAACCATAGGAATTGCGCTACCCATTGAAGTTGTAGGAAGCTGACCGTTCCATTTATTAATCCATTCACGTTCATTTTCCAGACGACGAAGTTCAAGCACTTTATCATCAACAACCTCTTTTTGAACTTTCTGTGCAGCGGCTTCACCTTGCGCTTTTTCAAAATCAATTTGACGTTGCAGGCGAGCTTCTTGCAGTTCACGTTCAAGTTTCACTTTAGAAATTTGAAGCTGTGCTTCTTCCTGCTGAATCTGTTCCCTGCGTTGTGCTGCATTCTCTTGTGCATCAGTAATAATCTTTGGGTATTGAACTCGTGTTACACCAACATACCGAACATCAAATGGAGTACGTGATGCAATAGCTTTGCTCAGAATATTGCGAAGGTCATTGTTCACTTTCTCCATACTACTTGCAATTTGTCCAATCGAATAGTTAGAAAGATATTCGCGCACTTCTGCTTGAACGATCTGTTGGGCGTATGTTGCATAAACTTTCTCCCAAGGAATCAGCGTCTTATCTCCAGTCTCTACGGGAGAGATAGTTCCAAACAATGCTGCTGTTTTAGTTGGATTCAGACTAAGCGTAGTTCGTACATCTACTGCCAGTTCAAGTTTATCAGTTGGAATAAAGATTGATAGGCTTTCAACTGTGGAACGATCTGATGTATCGAGTAGAACAAGTTTATCACAATAAGACCAGCATGGTGCAAGACGGAACTTAGAGGTTCCAATCTCTTCTGGTTGATAACCATCTTTTGTCATGATCTTACCTACATGGGCAGGCGGGACTTCAACCATTTGACCACAACCAGAGAGCATTGCAACCAGAGCAGCGATACCGATAATTTTCTTCATATTTTCTCCTTTGTTTATTTGATAATCATATTAATTATTTAACTTATTGTGTCTTCAGGTCTTTAATAACTTCAAGTGAACCATGATCTTTAAATGTTTTATCTTTTACAAACTTAAAACATTCATAGACACCTACAATTGAAGCATTATTATCTGTAAAATCCAACATGTCTTTTACTGTCTTTTCCATCAGAGGGTAATGTTTAATTCCCTTAAAAGATACATAGCCAAGCAGTTCATGGAGAAGATTGATTTCAGCCTGCGACGTCTTAACTACATAATCCCCATCTTTATTGATTTTCTTAAGTTTCATTATTTATTCTCCATAAAATCAGAACGAATTTGATAAATCTTCTTGACTACACAACCATCAGGAAACGGTTGATCTTCATTGATATAAGAGTAGTCATATTCTTCATCTTCACGAACAGGATAGATTGCTGCAATACCTTTGTCAATATCAATTTCGATATAATCGAAATCTTTTTCATCAACATTAAAGATTTCACCGAAACCTGATGGTTTGTAGAAACCCCAAACAAAATCATCAACTTGATCCCAACCTTCATAAGTTTCAAAGAAGAAACTAAATACACCTGTCACGTTATGTCGTTCTTTCACCATATTCTCCTTCTATTACTTAGTTTTTCGATTAATGAAGTTCAAGATTTTACTCTTAACTCTCACCTTTTTACTTGCTTCAATATTACCACATTCTCTAGAATTCATCAACTCATTTTCTTCGCTGATTTGAGAAAGCATATTGTTGTAAAACATAAATTCTTCTAGAGTCTGTGCTTTCTGAAGTAGATTGTAAATTATAGTTAGCTCCATGTCAAGCTCCTTTTAATTTAACCAACAACTTGCAAAATCAGGTTCTTTGAATGTACACGGTTTGACATACTTTGGCGCTTTAAACTCTTTAATTGAACCATCAGCTTGTTCCTCTCCACGTGACCAAAAGATAACACGATCTTCACCAACAGACTCATCGTACCGAAGTTCATGATAAACATCAACATAACGACCTTGTTTTTCAATATGTGCAATCTGGTATTCAAGCAATTCACGAAGTTTGACTTTTTCGTTACATTTTAGATTCACATTTGACCACCAACTGCTTTCTCCAAACTCTGTGACAGTAGGAAATTTAGACCAGTTTGATTCAAGAACTTCGTTGACAGCTTTCATATGATTGATATCCATAATATTAAAAAGCATTTCCAGATAACCAAGAGTATCGTCGTAGTCTCTAGTTCTATTATAAGTATATTCAATCTGTTCAAGAATAGACAACACAGTACCTTTTCCGATTTCCTCATATTTATCAAAATCTGGCTCTTTGTACTTAAGAAAATACTCATAACCAACAACCACCAAACCATCTACAACTGCATCTAGAAACTCTACTTTATCTTCATTTTCAATCGCGGTAAACAACTCACTACATTCTTCGATTCGCAATTTATAATAAGTATCCTGAAGTTCAGGACTATTTTCTAGCCCAAGAAATTTGTTTGTAGCTCGAACACCTTGATAAAGTTTTGTTAGTGCTTTTTTAATTTCATCTTCTTTCTTGACAAGACTATTTAGGAATTCTGTTTTATTTTCGAAATTCATTATCTCTCCTTATTTAATATTTTTCAACAAATCAATAATACTGTCTTTTGTTGCCATAATTTTGTCAAACATATCAGCAACAGTTTTATCATCACGGACTTCAACAAAACGTGGCAAGAAGACACTATGTCGATCTTGTTTCAATTCGTTAGTTACCAAATCATTTCCTTTCACTGTTACAATCTTACCAATCATTTCATCTTGTGTCAAGAAGAATTTTTTGCGTTGTGCATCAGTCAAACCACTACCAACTTTACACTTAACAACACCATCTTCAGATTCTACAAAGATTGCACCAATCTGTCCAGATCTTTTACTATGTTCTTGGAAACCAATAATTTTCATCTCAACTACAAATTCATTTTTGAGCTTCAAACCATCTTTAACTTTACCATCTTTCCATTTAAGTTTAGGTGATTTGATTACAGTTCCTTCCATGCCTTTAGAACGTGATTCTACAAAATGATCAATGACGTCTTGTGTTGCATTGCAGAAACGAGATTCTACCATCTGAACATGCGGTGTGTCAACGTATTCTACAATCTTTTCTACAAGATTAAAACGTTCACTATAATCTTCTGTTGACTTACGATTGTTATATTCATCAATACCAACAACATCCCAGATAACAATAACAACTTTCCCTGGATCAGATTCATCACTATTCAAGTATCCATTGCCAATTTTGCGTTCCTCAAACTCTGTAAAACTCTCACCTTTGCGGACAAGAGCCTCGCAGTGTAGGACAAATTCAACATCGCTGAACTGTGACAAATTAAGAAGTTTTTCTTCTACATTATCTGGAAGTTTGAACTTGCAATTAATACCACTTCGTGAACGATAACTAACAGAATCTTTCATTACAAATACGTCAGCATACAGACCATCAAGTTTAATTTGTGAGTAACACGGAAGTTTGAAACTTTTAATTAGTTTTTCACTGAACAACTGATAACCCATATATGGCGGATCGGTAATCAAGCCTTTCCATATTTTATTAATTGTAGTTGTCTGGACACCACAATCCAAATCTTTCTTGACAATATTGCAAATTAGTTCTTGCATCTCAGTTGACCGTTCTGACAAAACACCAGTCAAAAAAGAAATTGCTTTATTCCCTGTCAGTTCACGAGAGTAAATTGTTTCAAGAACATCAAACAAAATCTCAAACTCATCATTCTCATCATACTCAAAATATTCCCCGTGTTTCCAATTATCTTCATATGGAATACTTTTAATATAAAAGTTGATACTCGGGTCATAAGCAAGGTAGAAAACTTTCTTTAGGGTTTCATTGTCTTTATTTGTAGTCAAGATTGCTTCCTTCTCATTACGAGAAGAAGTCGAACGAAGTTCTTTAATAATATCTACAACCTTTTTCATTCTTTCTCCTTCTTTTCTTTAACATGGATAACTGTTTTAGTCTTCATTGCTTTGATGATTGCAATAATAGGCCACCATACAGGCAACGTTAATACTGCCCACTTAACAACAAAGAATGCAAAGTAAAACATAGCCGGAATAAGCAATGGTGCATACAACCACCACTGACTGAATACCCAGATATCAAATAGGTATAGTTGTTGCAAAACATTTAGAATTTCCATTGTTTTTTCCTTGATTATTCAATAACAATAATTTTAGGTTTGTTCTTCTCTACTTTAAGAATACTAAAACCACTTTCATTGTCAATATAAAATAAATTTCGTGCTTTAAAATATTCCTTCAATTTATCTTTAATTTGATCTTCTGTCCAGAACTCAGAATTTCCCCATTCTTCTACATTTTGAAGTACCTTATACTCACCTGTCAAATCTTTTTCCATGTGTACTTGTTTCAATTGTAGACGATAGGTGCTTGAATCATACCAATCATCTTTTAAGGTACGCACTACATATTGACCTATCTCTACATCATCAAAATTAATATTGAAACTATATTGTTGACGGAAATGTTTTTCTTTAACTTTGAACCAAGAATGTGTTCCTGATTGTGTAAAGATTCCATACATCAACCAACTACCGCAAGTCTCAAATAGGACATAAACAACACCTCCAACAAAAGAGATTGGTTGTTTCAGAACAAACCCATAAAATACTAGAGCAAGACACGGAAACATAAAGCTTAACAAAAATAGTAGTCCTGTTGAATCTTCACCTTTAACAGATTTTCTTTGGATAAACTCTGGGTCTAAAGAAGTATTATACCCTTTTGTGTACACCAACACCAACCCTGCAAACATAAACAGTACAGCAGGAACCCACCACATGCCTAGAAATGTTAAAACTATTGTATCCAATTTATTTCTCCTTATTTATTCATACCAATAAAATTCAATTTTGTTATCCAAACATCTTTGCATTTCTTCTAGCAACTTATCCACATGCTTGTGTACTTCCTTATTTTCATATTGTTTTATTTCTAGGATTCTCTTGATCTTTTCATCCAACCACTTTAAGTGTGCATCTAACTCACTATCATATAATCCTAGGTATATCTTCTTACCTTCTATTAGTATTTGACTTTGATATTTTCTATTCTTTTTCTTGAAAGATGCACCGAGTAACCCTTTATCTTTCCTCTTTAGATGAGTTATTTCTGTATTTAATCTCTCTGTTATAAAACAGCAGGTATCTGGTCCATATATTTTGTTACCTCTGACTATCAAGTCTTTATCTAAATCTTTTCCTTCCCAGTCTTGTTGTTGCATCCACTCCTTAAAGCTTGAAAAATAGTGCCATCTTTCGTCGGCAACCACTCCAACATAAGTTTTACTTTTATTTTTAAATATATCAGAATAAGACCTTCTGAGAAGACTCATCCATGTCTGATAATAAGGACATCTCCATACAACCTTTCTGCCAGAACTTCTATCCTTATTCTCTAGTTGGGTTATATCATCATTATCCTTTATTCCTACACCAAATAATTTAACACCTCTCATAATACCTCTTAATCAATATGTACTTGGACAACGCTTACCTTTGTTAATACTTGTACTCTTGGTCTCACCTCGAACATTGCGGTACAAACAAGTCTTATATGTTCCTGAAATGCTTTCAGAAACAAGTTTGTATCGTGAGTATGCCTTAGATTCACTAGAATTGACACTAGGTGCAAATGTACCTGCAATCATAATACTACTGACAATAATAAGAATTGTCAAACCCTTAATCGATTTTTTCATTTCTTATCTCCTTTCTTTTTTCTTTTGTGTTTTATCATACAGTCCAAGTATAGCGCTTTCTCGTGCAGAAACAAGTGTTTTCTGGATATTATGTGTCCGATAATAAGGTAAGTCTGTCAACCAACGACCTAGCCAATATTGTTCATCATAAGATGGCCATTCAAATTCTGGGTCATCAAGTTCAATACACATACCTTTTACCCAATCTTCAATTTTAGATATATCCACTTCAAAAACAAATGCATCAACATCAAAGTCAGACTTCTTCTTGGTTGTCTTTTTAGGTTTTGATGCTGTGTTTTTAGTTGCTGTCTTTTTCTGCGTTGCTTTCTTTTCCACTAACTTTCTCCTTGTTTTCCTGTTCTGACATAACTTCAAAAATTAATTTCAAAGGTAGTGTCCTTAGAAGTTGTTTCATGTGAGGTAGTAATGCACCTTCCTCCTGCCCTACATAACGATCTCCTCCGAGAGATAAGATCCCCGCCTCAAATATTGAGGTATTTGCCAAATTAGTAGCGGCACTGTTAATTTCCAGTAGTTGTTTTGCAGAAAACAGTTGTTTTGGTTTATCTTTAAAAGTCATATTTAATTCCTTCTTTATCAAGCTGTTATTTAAGTTCTGAAACTGTCAAAGCATTTCCTTTGCAGTGTTCGGGGAGATTTACAACAATAGATTCTCGTGAAGCTTTCCATGCTTCATATCGGTTTTGTATTTTCTTATCAGTATATTTATTCAAATAGATAGAAAAATCAAAATTGATCCCTTTTGTATTCAACCACATTTCAAATTCTTCTCGTACTTTATTCATTATCTTCTCCTTAATCTTTAGTTGGAACCCAAGTATAATCTTTCCCTTCACTGGAGTCAAACAATTTATCATCCAAAACATCAAAAGCTTGTTCAAGACCTATACGTGCAAGTTCCACATATCTTAGCACAACAGCCAACTCATTACAAGGATGTTGACGATGAAAATCATAAATGTAACGATAACAGTCCTGAAGTTCTCCTGCCTGAGATAAGAGCATATCTTTAGTAAATAAAAGGTCTTCATTTACGCTAAACTCTTCATAATTTTCATCAAAATTGTCTGACATAAGATCCTCCTGTTTGTCTTGAGTTTTATCAGTATAGCACGTAAGAAAAGTAAGTCAACAGTTAACATGTCAAAAATCTTTCAAAAGTTTTTCATTGTGCTCTTGACACCACGAGAATTGTGGCTTACTATGCTCACATCTAATCAAGAAAGAAGGAGATATAAGTGAATGTAACAATCTATAAGGTCAGCATGAAAGGTGTCTGGGACAACAAAATCAACGATAGTTTCCGCAACTTGTTGAAACTTAATGGATTTATTCTCAAATCAGATGATGATAACTTCGGATATGAATGGAATGATTACAGCGGATATCCAGAAGGCCATGACTTTAGTAGTTGGTATAAAGATGATCAATACAAACAGTTTACATATGCCGATTATCCAGCTTGGATTCCAGAAAACAAGAAAGAGACACAACTACTACTTCTCCCAGAGGACTTTGCGAGTCTGATGTTCATGTTGGAGTTGCAAGAAGAAAAGATTAAGTTTGAAAGCATCTCTAAAAGTACAATTGTTGTTGATCATCCAGTTGAAAAGATGATGAAAGAATGCTTTGAGGTATTGACAAACGGACTGAGCAACACTATTCTAAAGCAGTTGATGAATCAAGATGAATAAAAGGAGAAACAACAATGTATCAATATCTTAAATCTAAGTTTAAATGGAATCCAGTAACAATTCGTATTGTATGGGCAATACTGCTTGCATTTTCATTTGTGTTCTGGTATTATTCTTTCAAACTATTTGATTTCATTATCAAATCTGTAGCAGCTTTTATTTTTATTTAACAAAGGAGAATAAGAATGCCTAAAATTACACTATCACGCATTAATGATTACACTCATACAGAGGTGTTTGATACTTCTGTGGCATGGAGCAGGATCTTTACTCTCATTTTTGACGATGTTGTCAATCTCTATGATGAAGATCTTACAAACCTTGTTTATGATATGCTCTCAGATCCAACAACCTCGGCAAAAGAGGATGTGATTGAATTGATGAAAGATGAACATATTGGTTCTATATTTATCTTGGAGTACAGTGAACGATGAAAACAAGTAGGAACCTTGAGAAACTATTGGAACACTCACTTTCTTGTTTCTGTTGCAAGGCTGACAAAATTGTTGTTCATGATTTGAATATCAGACAAGATAAAACAGTTTTGTCTCTTGAAGTCTGGTACAAGGATAAAGGACAACAGAAGATTAAATTCAAAAATCTTATCCTGTAAAATATAAATTGTTAACATATTGAAAATTTTATGAAAATATGTTAATATGAGTTTATCAAATAACTATTAACCCTGTTTTGCCTTGTGGCAGAATGGGGTTTTATTTTATTTAAACAAACTAAAAGGCATATTATGGGAATACCAGACAAGAATATAAATGGCACAGATTGGTCTTCGGTTAATGTTTTATCAGGATTGCTAATAGGGACACCAATGGCAATCCAATTAAAAACAAATGCAATGATCATTCTTTTTGAGTCTGCTACCAAACCTACAGCACAATCTAAAGATGGTGTTTTAGTTTCAAATATATTTAATGAAGATTCTACTAAAATTGTTGCGGCAAACAGTCTAGAGATATGGGCTAAGTGTGCTAATGACTATGACGTTGCAACAATCAATATACAAGAAATCGGAGGAATATAATGGCTATATTATCATCCTCTCAATCGTCTACTACTATACCTCCTGAAGTCTTTTCTGGCAACAGAGCTATTAACGTTCAACTATATGATGAATCTAATAAGAAGTTAGGTTCACAGTGGGAGGCTAGTAGAAGATTAACTAATGCTAGCCTTAATCAGAAATTTTATTCTATTATTAAAACAAGAACATTACCTGTCGATTTAAAATCAAGATTCTTTACTTTTACAGGTGCTGGAGTAATTGCTAGGTTCTATGTTGGATTCACCCCTGTCACTCTTCCAACACCAGATCCTGTATACTCATTAAGACAGGGACAACCTGCATTTAGAGATTTTGATATTTATACAATCCCTGTTGCTCCTGCTAGTCTTGGAACAAAATGGGCAGCGGATATATTCGCAGAAGGCAACGCTTCTAATCAATCTAAAGGTTCTGTCGGAGCTTCTTATGGTTCAGGCTGGATTATAGAGCCGAACCAAGAGATATTGTTGGAAATAGAGTCATTGGAAGCGGCACAAAATATAAGTGCTAGATTAGAAATGTATAATGGATTGTTAGACTTACCATTATAATAGAATACTTGCACGATAAAGTTCTTGAATAATTAAAATATTTATGATAAAGTTAAATCATATACTAATTTATTAACAAGAACTATTAATTATGGAACAACAAAACAACAAAAACAAACCGGCTGGTAAGGAAAACCCCGTCAAGGATGACGACTTTCTTCTAACTCAAGAAGATGTTGAATACTTCAAGTCTGTCCCAACAAACCTTCATGTCGTATACTCCAAGATATGTAACAGTATTTTGATCGAAAAAACTGATACTGTCTTCACGAATGAAGAGGAAGCAACCACTTTTGCTGAAACATTAGCAACAACTGTCAGTGGTCTCCCTTTGAGTTTCTGGGAATATTCGTTCAATGATATCGCTGTCAAGTACTCAATCGAAGATTTAGAAGAAATTGGACTTCTTCATCGAATTACAATATATCCTAAAAATAACTCTTGACAATTTTAATTTTAAATGTTAATATTGTTTATAGGTTAATAACAACAATCAAGTATTCCGAGTATAGGCTAGCGGTAAGTCATTCCGTTTGGGACGGAAAAATCTGGTGTTCGATTCACCATACTCGGACCAATTTAAAATTTAGGCTCGCAGAGCCACAAGTGAGTTTATCCAGTAGTCCTCCTTCTACGTTATAAAGATAAACTCCACCCTACCCTTTCTCTCCTTGCTCTTTGTCCACGCAATGTGGTTTGATTTTATATTAGGTAGCATCAAAGATGCCGAGACATTAATGTCTCAATGTATTATGTAGCGTAGGCAACAGGGACTCCGTTGCGGTAGTTGCCAATATTTACGCAGCGACGAGTGAGACCTACATGATATACAGGCTATTTTTATTTTCTTTCATAACCTCTCCTCTTAATCTAATTAAAACCACTTCCGAAAGGTTGTGGTTTTTCTTTTATGTGTTAACTTCTTCCAATTTACAATTATCAAGTAGGTTATTCAATACAAATAAAGACTCGTTCTCAAAACACTCCGTTGACCAACCTACATAATGTTGGAAGTTACGTTCTCTCAATTCACTATGTAGTTCTTGTTCATAATAATAGATTTCATAGTGTGTAGCTGTAAAGATTCTAAGTTTGTGAATCTTCTTTATTGGTGTTTTAGAAAGTGTTCTCAAACCTTTTAGCCTTTCATTGACATCAAAAGATCTCCCAACTTTAATGAATTTATCGTTGAAGTTCAAGAGGTACAAATAATCTTGTTCATCTTTTCTTTCTGGATAGTACCCATTACCATTTCCTAATTCTTTTTGCCTATCTTTCCAGCAACCATCACAACGTGTCCCATTATTTACAAAATTATTATAACTAACCTTTTGTTTTCCATTAGTTTTACAGAAGTATTCAAAACGAGAATAACAGTTTTTATATCCGTCCACAAAACCAACAACATAGTAGTCCATTTCTTTGCAAATATCAATACATTGCTGTAGTGCAATACGTTCTGGTGTTTTCAGTTGTTCAACTTTGCACTTAGGACAACCCCTACCAATGTTAGTAATATTTTGAATACTTGCAGCCCATTTATGTCCATCTTTTAAACATTCAAGGTTTAGCTTTGTATGTGCATTTTTAAACTCTTCCGCAAAACCATGAACAATAAAACCTTTCTTTTCTCCTGCTCTACGAGCTAAGATTAAGAACTGCCAATCTTCCCATCTTGGACTCTTAGCGCAGCCACACGGTTTCTGTCCTCTAACCAAATGACCTTTCTGACTAATAAAATAACCACCTGGAAACAATTCAGGATCTTTAGAGCACTCAGTACATGTTACTTTAAACGTCGTGATATGTCCTTGTTTTCCAGCAACCCCAATCACTTCCAGTTTATCATCAGGGCTTTTCCAACCTATAAAATCTTCAGATTTTTCTATTTTCTTTTTAACAGCTTCCATCACTTCTCCCATTTCTTTTTCTTCTTAGGTAGCAACTCTTTCAACTTATTTTCAACATTTAACCAAAAGTTATAACGAAACTCTGTTGCACTTTTGTTCTTCATTACTTGTGCTTTCAAAATTGCAGTTTTCAATTCCTTATGTAATTCTAGGTACTCTTTTACTGCTTCTTCTTCATTTTCGTATTGCTTTTTCATTTTACCTCCGGTATAGTGTTTACAGATTGACAATTTATCAATCTATGTATACTATTATACTATATAATACCAAAAGTTTCAAGAGTTAATTCGGGTGCGGCCTTTTTCTTTTGTATTTTATCCTAACTTTCCTTGACATTCACACGAATCTATCTTACAATACACAAAAGCTCATAGAATCGCTGCTGAGCAATTTTACAGCATTAGTGCTACGATGGTATTGACAAGCTAACAGAATTGATTTAAAGCTCCATAGGAGCTGTTTAAACGAACATCTACTACCACACAACCAACAAAGGAGTCAATCATGAATAAACTTAATAATTTTGAGCTACATGAAGAAGCAATGAATCTATCAGTCATCAACACAGGTTATAAACTTGCAAAAATGTACTTGCAAGAAAAACAGGAACTAGAAGAACTGAAAGAAAAGTATGAAAACTTGAATCAGATGTTTGAAGATTACCTTGCTGCCCATAAAGTTATCCAAGCCGAGTTGGAGAGGCTTCAAATGCAAAAGAGTATTGACTACACACGAGTACAGTATGAGCTTGAGTGCTGAGTGTGTCGGTAAGGTTAGAATTGCCGAATAGCGGTATATGACATCACTTAGTTCTAAGATTCAATTTTAATGGCTGCCAGATGCTCTGTGTTGAATAGTTTGAGAACAGGAGTATGTTGGTAGCCTAGAGAAGGTAGAATTGATTATAGAGCTTTCTATGAGTGTTTTTAAGGTTTGATAGGTTATTTGCTATTAAACCTTGAAAATTTTATGAATATGTGATACAATGTAGTATAGGTGGAGGAAATATGGCTAAAGCTAAGTATGAATCTATTGAGCAGGCTATACAGGCTTGGAAAGATGGTGAACTAAAACTTGAGACTTTGAAAAAGAACTACTATCATACACAAAAATTAGGACAAGATAGGCAATGGTTTTATCGTGAGGCTATCTTTGAAATAGAGAAAATCAGATTAAAAGAGCAGTGGGGTTGAGGTAGTCACGGCTCCATCAAGATTGTGTGTTCTGTTGTTTTATACAACTATCCACACAACATAATAATTATAGATATAACACAACTATAATTGAATATTGTAATTTACATTGTGTATAATTGATAATATAAAATTATAAACACACAATAATAAATAGACACAATAAATTATTATTATATTATAATCTATTTTATATTTATGTTTTATTACTATAGTGTTAAATTGTATCACTTTATGCTAATATTATATACTGTATACTAACTATTATACTTAAACTCATAATGTGTTTTGTACTATGTTTTATGTATTCATTTATTATAATTTATATAGATACTGTGTTATAAGGAAATCATTAACGGAGTCGTCGTAACCTCATGTTTTCATTGAAGTTTTCCGACTATCAAAAATCATTTTGGAACCTACTAAGTTCCAAATCACATTTTAAGAGGTATATTTGCATGACAAAAATTAAGGTTCTAGATGCGTGTATGGGATCAGGGAAAACAACACGAATCATACAAGATATTTCAGAGTCAGATAGAGATACAAAGTGGATTGTTGTGGTACCATTGCTATCAGAAACGCACCGTATTGCTGGCACATACCCATCTGTTGATTCAGATGGTGATGAAGATGAGTCTAAACCAGAGGGTTATCAGAATGGATGTGTTGTATATGACCCGAGTCATAAATTGTTCGGTAGAGCATTCAAGCACCCGATGACCAATAATCAGCAAGGAAGTAAACTTGTTGGGTTGAAAAATCTTGTTGAAAATAGTGATAGTATAATTACAACGCATGCTTTGTTCAAAAATTTAGATTCTGGTGTGTTACGTGAAATAAAAGACAAAGGGTATAGGTTGGTCATTGATGAAGCAATTCAATGTTATACGGAATATGACCAACTTAGTGAGTTACCAGATCTGATTGCAAATGGTGTGGTGTATGTAGACCAAGAAGATGGTGTTACACTCCGTTGGAATAAAGAAAAAGCACCTGAGGTACTTAGTCGTTACCAACAAGAAATTTCATTGTGCGATTCTGGCAGTCTGCTGCTGGTTGGTGGCAAGTGTTTACTGTGGGAGTTGAGCAAAGACATTCTTCTAAGTTTTGATGAGGTGGTTATTGCTACATACCTGTTTGAAGGTTCTTATTTGTCTGGTTTCCTGAAGTATCATGGTATCCAATATGAAGTTGAGAAGTTCGGTAAGAAAGGTGCAGACTTCAAAGGTTTGATTGATATTATTCAAGATCCTAAAATGAACGCTATTGGTGATAAACCAACGGCTCTTAGTAGAAGTAGTCAATGTGTAAGCAGAACATACAATGCTCAGTTGAAGAAGAATCTTTTGAATTTATTCAAACATAAAACAAAAGTTTCTGTTGACGAACGACTTTGGACTTGTTATAAAGAAGCTAAACGTAGTCTTGAAGGTAGAGGATATACTACTAGATTTCTAAGCTTGGGAACTAAGGCAACGAACATGTATGCTAATGTAAGTGTGGTTGCATTTACTGCTAACTTGTTTACTCATCCTTTTATTGACCAGCTACTGATGAAGCGTAGTGTTGTGGTTGATGCTCAGAAGTTCGCACTATCAGAAATGATTCAGTGGATCTATCGCTCAAGAATTCGTAATGGAGAAAGTATTGTGGTCTATGTTCCAAGTAAGCGTATGAGAAACTTGTTGGAACGTTGGTTAAATGGTGAATTTGATTAGGAGAGCTTTTATGTTGAAAGTTTCACAAATGACAAATAACGTCAAAGATATTAAATGTAAAGAGATAAAGAAAGTTTTTAGTTTCTTTGTATCTGAAGGATTTAAACCCTATGCATACGCAAAAGGATCCTACTGGGTTGTTCGTGTTCATGTAAAGAAGAAGTATTACGAGATTACAAAAACAAAGTATGCAGGAACTTATCACAGCGGAAAAGCAATATGGAAAGACTATCATAACCTAAAAGATCTTCTTGAGACTTTGAAGAATGAAGGTTCTGGTGTTTACGCTCCGAGTAGTAAACAGCTCCAGCTTGCTTTTGATATTTCATCCAAGTTGAATATTGACATTCCAGAAGGAGCTATTAAAGATTCCTTGTTACTATCTAAATTCATTGAACACAATAAAAATATATTGTTGGAAATGAATAGTTTTCCGTCAGATAAACAATTTGAATTTCTTGAGGCACTGATTCATAAAAATAATCTTGATGTTTCCTGTTATGACCTTCAAGATAAGAAAGTGGTCTCCGAACTTATTGACAAACTGAAGGTTAAATACTAATATGAAAACCTACTAAGCAATGGGTACGAAGTTCTTAGTATGTACTTAGTTTGCGAAAGTGAGGAAGAATCTTGTAAAAGTGAACAATGTTATGCCCATTGTCTGAGTTACAATAAAGAAACGATAGAACTGCTTTATAAAATGAAGGAGGAAGTATGATTGAAGATTACAAAGACGAAAATCTGTGGTTAATGAAAGGCGATTGCCTTGAAAGAATGAAAGAGATTCCAGATGGCAGTGTTGATGTAGTAATATCAGACATACCTTACGGTATAGATTATAGTGATTGGGATGTAACACACAACAATAGAAACAGTGCATTGCTAGGTAAATCACCTGCCCAAGATAAGAGTAATTTGTTTAAAACAAGAGGTAAACCAAAGAACGGGTGGAGTGAAAATGATAAAAAACGATCCGCCGAGTTTCAAAAGTTTTGCAATCTATGGCTAGGTGAGCTACACAGAGTAACAAAGCCCTGTAGTCCATTGCTGATCATGACAGGTAGACAGAATCAGCATAGATTTACCGTAGCAGCAGAAGATTTAGGTTTTATTTTTAAAGATTACATTATCTGGGATAAAAAGAGGGCACCATTTAGAGCCCAGAATATAAATAGGGTTTTATGTTCAAGAGGGATACCAGAGATAGACGGTGAATATAGGTTAGGTTGTATGGCTCCTGTGGCTGAACCTATTGTTTGGATGTTTAAACCTTATAAACTTGGATCTACTATAACAGATATTTTCTTACAAACTGGGGTAGGTTGCTTTGAAAGCTCACAACTTAAAACAAACATTATTTCATTAGACTCTTTTGTAGTAGATAAGAAGCATGAAACACAAAAACCTGTAGAACTTATGGATGCTTTGGTTAAAACATTTTCTGTTGAAGGTCATACAGTACTAGACATGTTTATGGGCTCTGGTACAACAGGGGTCTCATGTCATAACCTTAATAGAAAATTTATTGGTATTGAAATGGATGATAATTATTTTGATGTTGCAAAAAACAGGATTCTTGGAAAATGAAACACTGGACAGGAGAAACAATAACTCAACTCGAACCTAATTATGTTTTTGTCTTCGGTTCTAATCCAGAAGGAAGGCATGGTGCAGGCGCTGCAAAAGCAGCATTGAAGTTTGGGGCTAAGTATGGTGTTGGCAGAGGACTGCAAGGACAAACTTATGCTCTTGTGACAAAGAATCTGAGAGAAGGTTTTGTTGAGAAGATGTCAGATGGAACAACTAAAACTTACCCTAAAGCAGGTTATCGTAGCATCAGCAAAGAAAATTTGATTGATAATATAAAAGAGTTTTATGATTGTGCTGAACAAAATAAACATTTGAAGTTCTTTGTTGCTTATAAAGCTGATAGCAAAAATCTAAATGGATACTCTTCCAAGGAAATGTTTGAGATGTTGACAACACATAAAATTCCTGATAATGTATACTTACATTCAAGTTTTAGGATATTTGAGGAGGAAATAAAATGAATCGTAGCAAAGGTACTTATATCCAAGGAGTTCAGTATGCCGAAAGCTTACTGGAAAAATCTTTAGAAGCAGGAGAAGATCCTTCTGAAAGATTTCGTCAGGTCATTCGTACAGGAAGGGAACCTTCATATTACTATGACGGAAAAGATTATTGTGACGGATTCTATGACTACATTCATTACTATCTTGACAACAAAGAGTTGATTGTTAATCATTTTAGAGAGTTCATTCAAAATGCTAAATCTTGACTTTTATTATATTGATTGTGAAGATAAAGATCTTCGTGATAAAATGTTTATCACTGAACTTAAGAAGTACCAAGGATATTATATGGGGTCTGTTGAACCTGAGCACAGAAAAGAAGTAAAGAAAGCGTTTGACTTTCAGCTAGAAGCTGCGGTATGGTATCTTAAGTTAATTAGGGAAGGTGATAATGATGAAACCTAGTTACTTATTTCTTGATATTGATGGCGTTTTGAACTGTTACTCAGATTCAGAACAACTATTTCTTTCTGAAATTGAAAAGAAATCAAATCCTAATTTTAAAATTTATAAATCTGCTGATTTTGTTTGCTGTAACAAACTTAGGTTACTTCAAGAGATTGTAACCAAAACAGGTTGCCAAGTTATTGGGATTTCAAGTTGGTTCAATTCACGTAGAGATCCAAAAGATATTGGAAAATTCCTTGACGTAGAGATTTCTGGTGTTGTAGAATGTACTGGTGGTGGGATAGGTAGGACAAAAGCTATCCAGAAGTTTCTAGCTGAAAATGAACACTCTACTTTTGTTGTCTTAGATGATCAACAAGTTGGACACGATGTCTTTGGAGAAAATCATATTTGTCCTCAACGAGATGGGTTGACAAAAGAACTTAAATTAAAAGTAATTGAATTATTGGGGGAGAATTTTATGAGGATTAAAGATTTTGTTGGTAACGAAGAATTTTTACTAAATAAAAGGGTTGCTTCTATGAAAAAAGAAAGAAACCTTGGAACCATTACATTCGTTGACATGCATGATCGTTATCCATCTTGTACTATTCAATGGGATAATGGTAACGTGAGTAATTATTTTATTGAATGTCTCAATAATGAAGTTATCGATAAAGATACCCCATGAGAAGGAGAAAACAAATGAAAGATATTCATAGCAATTCTCTGCGATTAGTTGAGGAGTGGTTGGAAAACACATCAGATAAAGAGTTTATTGATGATTATAAGAGTATTGTAAAAGACAACTGGAATAAAGAAGAATTGACTGACTTTGATATTTTCCAAGCTCTTGATAGGACTTCAGTTCTTATTAATATGGTTTCTGAAACATTAGGAAGTGTATTTATTCCAGAAGAAGATGGTGGCTTAGATGATGTTCTTCCTGCCGTCAAGAAACATTACAAACTACTTGAGAATGTTCAAGATAATTTGATGGAGTTGTATCAGCAACTAGGTAATGATTTAGCTACCTATAAAAAGGAGAACATAAATGAAAAATAAATTTTTAGCAGTCGTAGTATATCTAATTCTTTTGGTTTGTGTGGTTGGTGGTTATACTTACTATCAGTCTAACCTTGCACATAAAGAAATATCTACACATCAAATGGAACTCCTAGGTGGAGTTAGTAGCAAGCGAGATTATTGCAATGTCCTTGGTTTTACAACGACAGAAGATTCTGAATTGTATAAATCTACTATTAGTAAGTTGTATTTTATTGTAGATGGCAAGAAGCATTATATTACAAGTGAACACTATTACAGCTATGTAGACGAAGGTATTCAAGTTTACAATAAAGCTCCTGATCGCAATAATCCATTGCAAGTAGAGATGCTTAAAACTTTCTGTAGCCAAATTGAACAACAGGCTATTAATTTGAGAATTAAATTTCAGTAAGGATGAACTATGCCAGAATACAAGATCACAAAACAGCTAATTAAACGTTTTCAAGAGGCTAACCCTGAAGTTAAAGTATCAGGGATGACAACAAAATCAGCCTCGGTATCTGTTATCTATGCTAACGGTTTTGAATACAAGATATGGGTTCATAAGGTTATTGATTGTATGAAAGAATATACATCCTCTAAAAACCGAACTTATATGGCATACCCAATTTCAGCCAACACAACAGTAAATATCGATGTTCCGCAAGAACTACACTTTGTTGTTGACAAGCTCAATGATTTGGTTCAAACTACTGGAACTGAAGAAAAGGAATACAAACAAGAGTTTGAAAACTATCTTCATAAATTTTATAGTGAGATGGGTTGGAAATAGTTTTAATTTTAAGGAGGTAAATAAAATGGGCGTAGACACTAAAGTTTTTGTAGTTGCTGACAAATCTAAACTTCTTGAAGTTGTTGGGGAAGTCAATAAACATTTGGATATTTTTATTCGCACCAATCTTGATGCATTTGTGGAAGATAAGGGATACAATAACCTATTTAATGCAATAAGGAACTGTAAAGAAGACCATGAGGTTAGTTTTTCCAATGGTGTCAAGAACACCTATGTAAGTTTCCTTGCTGATTGCCCATCCTTCCAAATTGTATTTGGTTGTGGTGACAATAATGATCGGATAGTCTGGTGCTCACAAAACAGTTGTGATTACAAAGAAATTATCGAAGGAAACAAGATTATTTTTAGCTGGGGTTGCTGGGGTTCTAACAAAGAAATTGCCCAAATTGTTTGCAAGGCACTTTACAAATTCGGACCAGTATATTATGATCTTAATGACTGCGATGAAGTAGATTTTCAATTGTTTGATAGAGATGTTAAATAGTTTTAATTTAAGGAGAATATTGAATGCGTATCCACAAAGGTAAGCCAGTTTTTAGTTATAAAGATACTTACTCTCTTGATAACACACTTTCCACGATTATCCTTGCTGGACTTGTAAAGTTTCGGGATACACTGAAAGAGCGGGATATTAACGGAAAGGCTTACGGTGTTCCTATTTTTGATGATAATTACGATGATGGACCACAATCAGATAAATGGTTTGAAATCTTGGATAAGATGATTTTTGCATTTGATGATAAAAATGAACCAGACGTTTCATCATACAAAATTGGATTTGAGTTGTCATCTGATAAGTCAGAGGGTTTTTGTTTAGTTTCAAATCAAGAAGGGTACGATAAATATCGTAAAGATATGGAAGATTGGGATAAAAAGAAACGAGAAGGTTTAGATTTGTTTGCAAAACATTACAATAATCTTTGGTGGTAATATGTAGGGTATTTGTATTGATATTTAATTTTGTACTTGAAATTTCAAGATAATTTTGATAATATAAACATATAGGTTTTAAAATCCTATGACCTTGCTAAGAATAGGTTCTTGTTGGTCTCTGCAAGATAAAAGAGAGACTGGTAAACTTGAGCCTTACAAGAATAAAGAAAGGTTGCATATCTATCTGCATAAAATGTAGACTGCTGTCTCTTTAATCGATCACTGAAAGCCAAGAGACAAGGAAGAGTGATCCGTCTAAGTGAATTATTATCATTTGTTATATCTCCCTCTGAGAAATCATGCGGATATAACACAACTAGGGCGTAGACACATAATCTTTTGATTCCTGTCTTTGTTGCGGGGTGATGGCCTACCATCCTTTGTTTTTATATTAATTTAATGGCCCTGTAGCTTAAGGAAAGCACCGAGATTTATAAACTCGTACACCAGATAAGTGGGTTACTTCGGATCGTTACCGAACAGGGCTACCAATTCAAATTTAACCAACAAGCCTCGTTTCCTCGTGATTCGGGGCTTTTATTTTACCCACAACACAAGGAAAGCATATGGAACTAAAACTTGTACTTGAATTTATTAAAAAATACTGGGTTCAATCTTTGATTGCAATCTTGATAGCCACAATATTTTATCTAAATGTCAGTACCAGTCTCCTTGAATCAGAACTAGCTCTTGCAGAGCAGAAGAATGTTCAGGTTGAAGAACGCCTTAAAGTTAGCAATGCTTCTATTGAACAACTTCAGATTAAATTAAATGAACAGAATATTAGACTACAAGAGTTGTCCGACAAATCAAAAGAAAAACAAGAATCACTGAAAGAGTTGCTTGATAAAGAAAAACAAAAAGCTGACATTGCAAATCAAAATCTGGAAGAGTATATAAATTCAAAAGCAGGGTTGACAAATGATGTGTGCGTTGATACTCTTAATGAACTAGGTAAGATTGGAGAGTAGGGATTATAGTGTACAATGCTACACATTTAATTAAATGTGATTAGTTTATATACAAAAAGTGTAATGTTGGTTACTTTTACAAGGATTAAAATATGAAAGATTTAATGGAAATTTTAAAGGGTATAGGTATGTGGGTGAGGTATCTACTGACACCAGTTAATATTGTTGTTGTCTTGCTACTTGCTCTGTTGATTTTGTCAGGATGTTCATATAAACCTGAACCTGCTATCAAGGTAGTAACGCAGGAAGTAAAAGTGCCAGTTTACATGCCTTGTCTCAGTAAAAAGGATTTGCCTGTCAGAACAGATTATGTTACTATCAATATCAAGAAGAATGACAACCCTGTTGTGAAGGTGCGTAAACTTGATAAACTGACACAACAGCAGAGTAATTATATTGGGGTGCTTGAGAAAGCATTGAATGGTTGTAGTGAATAATTAGGAGATTTATATGAGTATGCACAAGATTGAGTTGACAGAATGGGAACGAGAAGGGCTTGAATTACATAGATTACCTATTGGAAAACCTAGTCAATTGAGTGACACATTTAGGGCAGGTGTTCAATTTGCAACAAGGAAAAGCAATGAAACCATCGTTGACCTTGCTAAACGCAATTGTGCATTACAAGCTAAGATTGATAACCTTATGCTAGAGTTCTGTCCTAAGGAGATGACACAAGAACAGATTGAACGTTGGGGAGAGAATCAAGTTGTTAGTAACTACTCTACTGAAGATGTTATAGAAAAGATTATAGAAGATCCTATTGTACCACCATATACAGAATTTGTAAAATTCAGATAATAATGAGGTTAATATGAAAAATGATATCTATAAAGCCCTGCTAGCAATAGTAACAGAGTATGCAGAAGGAAGAGGTCCTTTGGTGAAGTATAAAGAACAGAATGACAAAATTATGGAGTTGGTAAATAAAGACCCTTCATTGTTCAGAGTTCTAGGTTTTGGAACATTCAATTATAAGCCGAATAAGGTCTCTTTTGAGGGCTCTATAAGTGAATCATTGTAAAGTTAAAAATGAAGACTTCAAAAACTTTATTTATCTTAATGGTGGATGGATGTACTATGAGAAATGCCCTGTTTGTAGTATGAGATTAAATAGTGATGGAAGCAACTACAGAGAGTTCTGGGATAATCATATAGAAGATTATAATACTGAGAAGGATTACTATTTTGACTTTGATCTTGAACGAATGCAAAAAGCGGTAGAATCAGAGACAGTTTATCTTCCTAAAGGAATAAAAGAAAAAGGAGAGATTATGGAATGGCTGTTGAATTATGATACAACGCAGAGAAGTTAAAAGTCCTTTTACAAAGAAAGAACGCCAAGGTGTCTTTGTGACAAGAGAGGAATCTAGAGAAAGGAGAATTAAATTGAACAACTTTAGTTTTTGGGAACTGTATACAAGCCAATGGTCATTTAAAAGGGAAGGGAAAACTTTGTTGATTTACAATTTGATATCTCTAGTTGTCTCTTTGGTTGTATGTTTCGGGGTTGACTTTGGTACAATTATCATAATGTGGCCAGCTTTTACACTATGGATGTTTTGTATTTATCAGAGTATCAAAGCGTTGGTGTTTGCACCACTATGTTATGGCGTATACTATTATGCAAAAGAAGGTTATTCTGGGTTTATACAACGATACTATGAAATGTTGACTTGGAGGAAATAAATTGACAAAACAACGAAGAACATTAAGAAGCAAACAACCAGAAAATAAAATTGAAACAGAACAAGAATTCAAAGAAGATTTGAAATATAGAATGGAACAAGATGCTTTACATCCATATTGCGATTGCGAAATCTGCCAAGAAGCCCATAAGAAGTTTAAAGAAGAACCTGAATCATTTCTTGAAGAACGTTGGCAAGATTATCTTGAACGAGTTAACAGAGAACCTTGCACAGATGAAGAACTTGATACTGTCTTTGCGAAATATGGATTAGTACTTGATAGAGAGACAGGAAGAGTCAGTAGTTTATAATATTTAAATTTAATTTTAACGGGATAATTATAAATACAAGTTATTGATTATCATAGAAAATAATTATAAGTCAAATTTTATTTGATATTTTTACAAAAATATGATAATATTATTTATAACTACTAGAGGAATCGACAGCAGTCTTTTCCTCCTTTTGTATTTATAAAAGGAAATAAGTATGAGTACAGTACCGTTAAACAAAACTAAGAAACGTGGAAGAGGCCGCCCTAAATCAGAAGATAAATTGTTAATCGACTCTGAGCGAGCACAGTTTCGTTTAAAAAGTAAGATAATCAATATATCTGAAGAGGCATTAGAAACTGTGTACAGGTTGATGACAGATAAAAGCGCACCTCCTCAGGTCCAAAATGCGTCCGCGCGTATGGTCTTGGAGATGGCCGCAGAACTTCACAAACAACTAATCGAGTCTGAAGCAGCAGAGTTGGAAGAATCCGTTGAAGTGACCGAAGATAAAATTGAAGAAAATGAACAAGAGAAAGGTATTGTAGTTAATTTTGGAGGTTAATTGGCAACTAAACAAAATAATGTTGTTAATTTAGCCCCTCAAGAGGGAAAACAACGAAAAGCTTTTGATACAAAAGTAGATGTAATGATATACGGCGGTGCCGCAGGTAGTGGCAAGTCGAGACTGCTTTTAATAAAAGCATTAAAACATGCATATCAAGACCCTAATTTTGAAGGTGTAATGTTTCGAAGAACAACTGGCCCCCTTAAAGGTGCTGGCGGATTGTTTACAGAAAGCAAGAAACTTTTCAGACCACTTAATCCGAGAATCCGTGAAAAAGACATGGAGATTATTTTCGAAGGAACAGGTGGTGGGAACCTTAAATACACCCACTTAGAGCACGAAGATACAGCCGAGGCCAACCATCAAGGGTTAAATTGTAGCCCCTACATTAAGTGATTAGTGTAGCAAACCTACCTAAACAGGGAAACTCCTAGTATTAAGTTAAGGACAATCCTGTGCTAAATGAAACATTTGTTTCTAAATGCCCAACGACTAGCCGTGATGAATGTAGCGGTGTAGGACACAAGCTAACGGTGTTCGAAACGGTAGGCCGCAACATATTGTTGTGGATGATATAGTCTGAACTTCTATGGAGACATAGAGCAGCAGCTAATGTTGATAAACATAAGTGATGCGGGAGAGGTCTAGCGAACCTCTCTGAACATAAAAGTACAATATTCGTTTGTTGGTTTCGATGAATTAACCCATTTCTCACAATCTCAATTTTTATATCTAATAGGTCGTCTCCGCTCTGAAGCAGAATGCGATAGTTTCTGTATGGGTACTTGTAATCCATCACCGGACAGTTGGGTGTTATCATTCGTTGAGTGGTATTTGGATCCAGAAGGCTATCCAGACCAGAGTAAAGACGGAGTTATTAGGTACTTCGTTATTGTTGATGATAAACCTATTTTTGCTAATACAGAGGAAGAGTTAGCAGAAGCGTACCCTGATATTTGTTATCAAGAAAATGATGGTGAAAGAATTTATATTCCCCCTATGTCATTTACTTTTATCAGCGGGACTATCTTCGATAACCCAGCACTAATAAAATCTAACCCAAAGTATTTGTCTGCACTGAAAGCTCAGTCACCAATTAACCGCGCCAGACTATTGGACGGTAACTGGTATGCTCGTCCAGAAGGTTCTAACTATTTCCAGCGCAGTTGGTTGAATAAGCTAGACAAAGTACCATTGAATTGTACAGAAGCACGAGGATGGGACTTAGCTTCGGCTGAACCCTCTGATAAGAATAGATATCCTGACTACACTGCAAGTATCAAAATGTTAAAAACAAATCAAGATACTTATATTATTGTTGGAGATTATATTCAAGAGACTCTTGATGAATTAACTAGACAGAACGGTAGGTTTAGAAAACGTCCCGGTGTTCGTGATACTTGGATGTTGTTACAGGCCAAACATGATGGATCAGATACTATTGTAGTTCTTCCTAAAGACCCCGGACAAGCGGGTGCATTTGCTTTCCAAGAGATGGCAAAAATGTTTACCAATGCAGGTTTTATTGTAGCAGAAGATCCTAATCCATCTAATAAATCAAAACTCAAACGTTTTGAGGCATTTAGTTCTGCTTGTCAGAACGGTTTGGTTTCTATTGTTGAAGACACTTTTGAACCTGCAACACTTGCAGCTTTCTATAAAGAGCTTGAAAGTTTCGATGGAGAAAGATCCACGGCAGACAGAAAAGATGACTGGCCTGATGCTTGTGCTTCAGTTTTCTCCTATCTTGCTAAAACAATGAGCGTTTCAGCAGTAACAATGCCAACTATCAATGCACCTACAATGATATCAGGTTTAAATAAAATTCGCTACTTTTAATATAAAGAATATTCGGAGATAAATTGACAGAGCAAACAGTTAAGCGTCCAAGGGGCCGCCCAAGAAAAAATCAACAAGTTGATCTTGAAAAGGCAAGCTCGGAAGGGCTTGCTGTTTCTCGACTCAGGATGGGGGAGATAGGTTCACTTGCTCTCCAAAGGATCCGTGATGATAGCGAGAGGATGAAAAACAAGGAGCTGAAGTGGCCTAATTGTATCATGACATATGAAAGTATGAAATTAGATGCTACGGTTGCTACTGCTCTAAATACAACTTATATGCTGGTTGAGAAACCGTTTAACGATTTCTTTATTCGCCATAAAAAAGGTTCTGCTAGATCAAAAGAGGCAGCAGAATTCATTGAATATTGCTTTAAAAACCTTGACAATCAAACCTTGCGTCAAGTAGCACGTTCAGCAGCTACAATGAATGAATATGGTTTTGCCGCATTTGAAAAAGTATTTAGCAAGATAACACGAGGTAAGTACAAAGATAAATACCAATATCGTCTTAGCAAATTAGCTTTTAGACCACAAGGTTCATTGGATATTCGTCAGCCATTTAAGTTTTCAGATGATTCAAGAGAACTTGTAGGTCTTTGGCAAAACAATAATGCTTTCGATACAATGAATGGCGTTTTCTATGTTGATTATCTGAAGAATCAAGATCCTCAAGTTGGTAGTGTTTTCATCCCCATTAACAAGATTGCATTGTTTGCCATGAATGCTAGTAGTGCTAACCCAACAGGTGTTAGCCCTTTAAATGCTGCATATAAGGCATATCGTGAGAAGGTTGTCATTGAGAATCTTGAAATTGTAGGTACTAACAAAAATCTATCTGGTGTTCTTGAACTTAAGATTCCTTCAATGATCCTGCAAAAGGCAGCACTTGACCCAAGCGGCAAAGAAGCACAATTCCTAAATCAATTGATGCAAGATGCTGCTAACTCTGCTGCTGGTGAACAAAGCTTCTTTATCCTTCCTTCTGATACACAGCCCGGAGGCCAAGAGCAGTACAAGATGACTCTTAAAGGAGTAGATGGTGGTAGTGGAGACAAGAACACCACAACACTAATCAATGAACGTAAGAAAGTTATTTTAGATCTATTCGGTTGTGGTTTCATTAACCTCGGCAACGAAGGTGTTGGTAGCTACGCTCTTTCTGAGGGTAAACAAAACCTTCACTCACTATTTGTTGAACGAAACGTTAACATCATTTTAGAGACATTCAACACAGATATTATCCCCCAACTTTTAGCATTAAATGAAATTTATCTAGAAGATGACGAAATGCCAACGCTTGGGTTTGATGAAACCGATGAAGTTGATTTGAATGCTTTCTCTGCTGCGGTTCAACGTATGGGGGCTACTGGTTTTATCCCTCGCAACAAGGAAGTGATCAACCACATTCTCAATGTGCTTGGTGTTGATTGGAAGTTTACAGATGAAACCCCAGAGGAGGTTCTAGCGCTTGTAGGTAAACCAACTACTAGATCTGGTGATGGTATGGAGTCTGGACTGAATAATGGAACTGGTGATGGTGTATCAGATTCGGATACCTCGGTTTCCAATAATGCTCAAACTACAGCATAAGTAACAAAACCTCTTGACTTTACGACTATAAGTAGTAAAATAATAAAGTTGACATAATTTCAAGAGGTAATTTAAATATGACAGAAAAGAAGAAAATACAAAAACCAGAAGACTTTATAGGCTGGAAAAGTTCAGATGGGAAGTTAGAAGTTATCGGAATTGCTGGAAAGCAAGGGAATATCACAACATTCAAAGTAGCTTGCACTGAATGTTCTAAAGATAAAGAGTTATTTCCAGATGGTTACTTTGTAAGTACAAAAGGTAACTTGGTTAGGGCTAAGAAACCATGTGGTTGTTCTAAGAGCCCAAAATGGTTTGACTGGCAGTTCTTAATCTTAGCTCGTAGAGCAGGAAAAGATCGTTTTATTGTTCATGGTTTTAGCGAGGAGTTTAAAGATAAAAATACTAAATTAAACCTTGAATGCTTAAAAGATGGACATAAGTGGACTGCAAGCATCCATAATATTATTAATAAGAGGACAGGTTGCCCTAAATGTTATGGAAATGCAAAGCCGATAGAGCAAGAAGCATTGCAGAAATGTACTGATATCTGCAAAGAAATGAAGTATGATGTTATTGGTTTTACAGAGGGATATAAGAACGCATATTCTCGTTTTCAATACAATTGTAAAACTCATGGAAAACAGGGTGTTAGATACAACAATTTTGTTCATGGTGGAAAACGATGTGGCGGTTGTTGGAGAGATAGACAAAAAGACTTAGGAAACGGCAATGGCTACTATCCAGAAAGAAAAGATGAACAAGATTTTCTTTATGTTCTAAATTTCAACAATAAGTTTATCAAAGTTGGTAGGTCTTTTGATGTAAATGAAAGGATTAGAAATTTGAGGAAACCTTCAGAATCTGGAATCAAAAAGATCTACAAACTTAGAATCTTTACAGCAACCCATCAAGAAATTTATGATTATGAACAAGAAATCCATACTCAACTTNAACCCATCAAGAAATTTATGATTATGAACAAGAAATCCATACTCAACTTCGTGAACGTAATTTTCAACACTACGTTGATTGGTCAACTGAATGTTTTGAAATTGAATCTTTATTTATTCTGAATAAATTACTAGATAATTGTGGTTTAGAAGAAGTTAATATTTAATGAATCTGAGGTCAGAAATGATCTCTTTTACTGTACAATTTAATTAAATCCTTGTAATATTTACATATTCTTTTAAAAAGTTCTTGAAAATTTTAAAAAATTATGATAACATTACTTTTATGTTATGAAAGTTAACAATTAATTAATGAGGTATAGATGCCTTATAGTTCAATCAAAGACCTCCCTCCGAGTACGAAATCCCTTACTACTAAGCAAAAACAAAAGTTCATGGAAGTCTTTAATGCTATGGCTGCTGAAGGCATGAAAGAAGAAGATATTTTTCCTATTGCATTGAAGCAGGCCAAAACCAGAACAAAGAAAACTATTTCCAAAGCTACAACCGATTCTGTTGAAAAAGATGACAAAGGTAATCTGGTTTATCGAGGCACAAAATTCCCCGGATACAATAAACCAATCCGTTCTAACAGGGACGGAAAGCAAGGTATGGTACTAGCTAAGAAAGGTGAAGAAATCAAAGTAGTTCACTTTGGTGATCCTAGTATGGAAGATAATTATTCTGCCGAAGCGAATGATGCTTATTATGCTCGTCACGGCGAAGAGTCAGATATTTTCAGTGCAAAATACTGGAGTCACAAGTGGTTATGGCCTAAAGGTAAGTTGAAAGGTAAAGGCCCGAAAGAATTCCATACTTTGAAGAAGTCCTCTGAACCACAAATCATAGAAGAAATGATTGCATATGAAGTGGTCTATGAGCCTGATACCAAAGACGCTCACGGTGAGTGGATGACACAAGAGACTATACTTAAGGCTTGCGAGAATTTCAACAAAAACCTTGAACTTGGTAATGTCAAACCCAATTTGTTCCATTTTGCTAATACAGATTTGTTTTCTATTGAAAAATCGTGGATCCAACAAGAAATTGATGTAGTTGTTGAGGCTACTAATCAGCCTATTAAAGCTGGTACATGGGTAGTCAAGACAAAATACAATGACCCTGATTTGTGGCTCTTAAAGAAAGCTGGGGTTATCCAAGGAGTTAGTATTGGTGCTCGTGGCTCTATCAATAAAGAAACAGGTGAAATTACAGATGTGACTTTCGACCCTTATGATGAGGAATAATGAAACTAGATATTAAAAAAGATGGTGATAAAAAGACACCTCATCTTGCTATTTGTCATGAAGGGCAAGGTGGAAGTGCAAACAACCGCCATATCTCTTTGCTTATGAAATCTGACACTATTGAATTGACTGATGAAATCATGAAATCAATTGAAAAGTTTGGTGTCGAGAATTTCCCAGAAGAAATCCAGAAAGCAATGAGTATGCGTAATTCCAAAATGCTTTTGGAGAATGCACTTAAAGAAGCTTACTGTGGTAAAGATGAGTGGCTCTGTGTTGAAGACTGGAAAGATGGTCAAGTCTATTTCACCACAGGCGACTACTGCGAAGGCTGGGATTTCATGGTCACTACTTTCACTATGACAGAAGACGGTTCAGTAACGGTTGGCGATACAGCAAGTCCTGTTGTACAGATTACAGATTACATGATTGTTGAGGGTAAGGTCAAGCTCTCTGAAGAGGCCGAAGACAAACTTGAAACAGGTTTATATGAAATTGTTTCAAAATCTATTAATAAAGCTGACACACAACTTAAATTGTTCAAAGCTGTAACAGAATCCTTGGAAAAAGCTTCAACTCCTGTTGCTGTTTCTGATGATAGTACTATTAACGTTAATAAAACTAAAGATAAAACGGAGAAACCATTGGATATCCAAGAACTAATGAAATCTGCTGAGTTCCAAGATATTCTGAAGGCCCAACTTGAGGCAGCTCAAGCACCGCTGAAAGAAGAACTTGAAAAAGCAAAAGCCAAGGCTGCTGAAGCAGAAGAAATTCTGAAAGCTGCTGAACAAGTACAAAAGAACGAATTTACTGAGTTTGTAAAATCTACTGGTATTGTTGTTGAAGAGAAGACTGATGCAGTTGTTGATTTCCTGATGAAATCTCGTAAGACTGCTGAGTTCGATATGATTCAAGATATTCTTAAATCTGCTAAAGAACAAATTGAAGCAATGAAAGAAGAGGTCAATAAGACTAAAGAACAATTTGCTATTACCGAAGTTGGTAAAGATGGCAAAGTAGTTGTTGATGCCCAAGACCCCCAAGAAGTTATCAAAGCTAAAGCTGCCAAATGGGCTGCTGAAAACAAATCTAAATAATCGGAGTTAAAATAATGAATCGTCTTGAATCTATTTCCCAGTTCTACTCTGACCTAGTTCTTGGTGTTGTTGAAGCATCTGACATTGGTTACTCTGTAGAAGAAGTTTCTGTTACTTGGGCTGCAAGTATGGCTGCTGGTGCTCTGCTTAAAGCTGATGGCACTTGGGCTGCAATTGCAGATGCTGCCAACGTAGCTTCTGTTCTTATCGATGCTCGTGTAACTCGTGAAGCACAAGATTTTGTAGTTGGTACTCAGTACAAACTGGTCGTTGCTAAACGTGCTCTGACTCTGAATAAGAATCTGCTGAAATTTAGCGATGGTGCTATCAATGCTGCTGGTGTTACTGCACTGGAAGCAAAAGGCATTAAAGTTACTGATAAAGTAGTCGGTTAATAATTTAATAATTCGGAGTTAAAATAAATGAGCGTAGTTAATACTGGTTTTACTTTTCTAGATTTTTCCCATCTGCTTGAGGTTGCACCTCGTCAGAATACCCTTGTTACCAACATGGAGCTTTTCGTTCCAGAATATCACCAGTCTGATATTTGTGAAGTTAAGAAAGTTTCTTGGAACCGTGGTGCTATTCCCGGTCGCCTGCGTGGTGGCGAGCGTAACTTCATTCAAAGCGAAGACGCTGTAGCTAAACAGTTCAAGATCCCATTCTATCCTCTGGATGGCGCTATTCAAGCTGGTGATGTGCAGAACTTTGTTTCTTATGCAGACCCCAATGCACCTAAGACCGTAGAAGATGTAGTTATGCGCCGTACCTCTATGATCCAAAAGACTCACCAAGAACAACGTGAGAAACTGATGGTTCAAGCTATCATGGGTACTGGTGGTGATGCTTCTACTGGCACTTACAACTATTTCACTGTTTGGGGTCAAACTCAGACTACTGTTCCTGTTGCATTTGCCTCTACCACTATCGACCCCCTGACCACTATCGAAGAACAAGGTCGTTCTGTTATTATCGATAAAGCTGGTAATGGTGCTGATGGTTATAGCATTGTAGTTCTGTGTTCTCGTACTTGGTTCCAAAAGCTGATTGACAACCCGTTTGTTAAGCAAGCATATGATCGTTACGCTTCTACTCAAGAACCTCTGCGTGAGCGCCTTGGTGGTGATCTGAACAACCGTTACTTCGTCCACAAGGGTTACACCTTCATGGAAGATATTTCTGGTTATATCCCCACTGGTGAAGCGTACATGTTCCCCCGTGGCATTGAAGGTATGTTCACCATGCACTTTGCTCCTGCTGACCATGTTGCATTTGCTAACACCACTGCTCGTGAGGCATACCTGTTCCTTAACGAAGTTAAGAATGGTCGTAGCCAGATGCTTGAGACTGAAAGTTCTGTACTGTGTGTAAACTCTCGTCCTGAACTTGTCATCAAGATGACTTCTGTATAATAATTTGTAAGTAAGCTCTTAGGCTGCCCCCGTTAAGGGTGGCGGCCTTTGTTTATGATATAGCATAGCAAATAGGATTAATAATGCAGCAAGAATATGTAACTAAAGCTGAGATATTGTCAGCAATTTCCAAAGTCTCTGATATTGATTATGAAAAGACATTAGTTTCTTTTGATTATTGTTTTGTAACAAAAGATGGCCGTGAGTATCAGACCCCTAACTTCCACTTCTTTATTCGTGCTCTGATTGAACATGCAAATGCCAAATTAAATGTTGAAGAATGTTTTGAACTTCCGTTTGTAACACTGCTTGGTTTCCAAGAAGAAAAACAAACTGAAACAGAAGTAGTTAAAGCTGAAGAAGCCCCAAAACCTCGCGGTCGTACTAAAGCAAAATAATAGGCTAGGTGTTATAAGTTGTAAATATTTAGTAGTTTTAAATAATAAAGTTCTTTAACAGATTGAAAATTTTATATATTTGTGGTAAGATTTGTTAATGAACCAAAACTATTTAATTATTAATTTTTGCAACAGATATGAAATATCTAATACTATTTAAGTTCTGAGGATAATATGACTCACGAGGAAAGAATCGCTTATATTAGAGTTATCCTCGGGGATATCTCTGAACAACTTTTACCTACTGCCACGATTGATTTGTTTTTATCTCGGTGGGAATTGCAATTCGATGTGGACAATAAACCTGAGAACGAACCTCTTGTCCTTTGGAACACCACAGTTACATGTCTTCAGTATCTAATATCCAAAACAGTTAGTTCTGGTAATGTAGGAACAGGTCGCACTGAAAAGATAGGACAAGAACAGATATCTGTTACTGGTGGATCACAATTACAAGCTTGGAAAGATTTGCTGCAATATATCACAGAGAATCCAGACTTCATTGACCCAAGCCTTGGTGGTTTTGATAACCTCATTATCATCGGCGGTGTACGCAAAGATAAATTTGAAGAAGTTCGTAAAGATCCAAACAGCAAAGGTGCTTATAGTGTTGATGGTGTTGTTGACTACACCTCACGATATCGAAACCCTAAAAACCCTTTTGTTTATGAAGACTAAACTTATGTAGCTTGGAGTTATATTTTATGATTAAAATGAAAGCTACAACAAAAATGGATATGTCAGGTTTACGAAGATTTGAGAAACGATTAGAACAACTAGTTAAAACACAAGTTGAAGCTGGTTTCTATGATGATCCACATTATTCTGGAATGACCACAGCACAGTTGATGAACATCCATGAATTTGGTTACGGGAACCTTCCTCAACGTAATGTGATGTTAACAAGCTCTTTATCTTTCAAGTATGAACTTCCCAGATTAATTAAGAATGTTTACAGAAGTATTGTGGTTGCAGGAAAGATGCCAGAAACTGCATTGAAGGTTGTAGGTCAGAAGTATGTTGAGTCTATCCAATTTACTATTGATGCAGGAACTTTCTCTAATCCGAAGGTTAGTCCAGATTGGGCAAAACAGAAAGGGTTTGATGAAGCTATGATTCATTTTGGAGATCTTCGTGACTCCTGCAAATATAAAGTTACACAGAATGCTGAATACAACTTCAACAAAGGAGGTAGATTCTAATGAGTTACTCATTAATTGGGTCTAATTCACTCCTACCTCAAGTTATATTGAATGCACGTTCAAGATCCTCGGTAAAAGACCCAAGTAGTCCGTTTGAGAATGATAATAACACAATAACTTTTACAAACAAAACAATTAATAAGTGTTCTGTTCAACCATTGACTGGCGATGCTGTTAAGAAGTTTGAAAGTCAATTATCTGAAGCCGGACTAAAGAGTTATGAATCATATTATTTGTGGACATCAGACCCTTTGATTGTTGGCATTGATGGTACAGGAATTATGAGTGACCAAGTGCAATTGAATAGTATTACAGGTAGACAGTTGTGGTTTACTGTATTACGTGCTCTTAGTTTCCCATATACTGGCGTATCGCGTTATCAATATTTAGTTATCTTAGAACCAAGTGCTTTTGAGTAAGGAGTTTTAGTGCATGATGAAACATTAATTCAAGACCTTACCAATAAGTTAGGTTTCTTTATTAAAACCGTAACAAATAGAAAATTAATATTGGTAGGTGAATCTGTAATCCCTAAACAAACTGATGACTATGTAATGATTGAGCAATCGGTTATTGCAGACCCTAATTGGCACTCCAATGAAGAATTGGATGATAATGGTTTTGTGAGACAAAGTTGGAATAGCCAAGTTAATTTTATCATTACTGTTTGCAAAGGTGATACATTAAATGATGCTGCAAAAATAAAACATTCTCTTCATCTTCCTTGGATTAACTATGAATATTTTAAAGATCCGAGATTCGCTTTTGCTTCTTGCACAAATGCAATAAAACAACGAGTAGTACTAAATTATCAAGAATATGAAGATAGGTCTAGATTTGTTATTACTTTTAACTGCCTTTTCGTAGACTCTGATTACGGAGTATTTGAAGATCTTCTTCGTGTTCGTCTTACCAGCACTATAAGAGGTCCCATTCAAGATGTGGAAGTGGTCTCTGATGTAAGTATTACTTAAATTTATGGAGGACGTATCACTAACAGCGAAAAGGAAAACACCTTTATTGGTTGGAAATCCAAAGATGGTAAGTTAGAAGTTGTAGGTGTGCATGAGAATATTAAAGGAAAACAAACTACTTTCAAAGTTACATGCACAGAGTGTTCTAAGGATAGAGAGCTATTTCCAGATGGTTATTTCGTCAGTACAAAATATCACTTAAAAGAAGGGAAGAAACCATGCGGCTGCGCGAAAAATCATAGGTGGAAATCATGGCAATACTTACTAAGAATCTCTCGCAATTTAAATGGAAAAGATGTTCAGGTTTGCGGGTTCACCGAAAATTATAAAGGTAAGTCCACAAAAATTAAACTCCTTTGCAACATTGATAAACACACTTGGATAACAAGAGCTGACAATGTACTTAATAGGTCTAGTGGTTGCCCTAAATGTAAATACAGGGAATTGGCCGATAGACTGAAAACAAAAGAAACTGTAGCCTTGGAGAGGTGCGTTAAAATATGTAAAACAGAAAATTACGTACCTATTGGTTTTGTTGATGGTTATAAATCTGCACCTAGTGCAAGATTTCAATACGAATGTCCAACGCATGGAGTGCAGACTGTCAGGTACATAGATTTTATAAGCAAAGAATCTAGGTGCCCCAGTTGCGCAAGCCACGGATACAGGCCAAACAAAGCTGGCTCATTTTACATAGTAAAGTGGTCAAAGGATTCCCACAACTTTATTAAATTTGGAATTACTAATTTAAAAGTTAAAAAGAGAATAGAAGAACAGGCATCAAAAACACATTTTAACTATGAAATTTTATATATTAAAACTTGGAAGGACGGGAGAATAGCCCAGTACGTTGAAAGTTTTATAAAAAGGTCTAAATCTTTGATGCGCGGTGTAGTATTACCTGAAATTTTTCAAGATGGTTTTACTGAAACAATAGAAGAGAAAGACTTGGAAATACTTGAAGATCTATTTATTTCAGCTCTAATTAATCTCAAATTAGTTTAATTTTAATCAATCCACAAATAAAGAGGATTAATATTCATGGCATACAAAGATAAAGTTGTCGATGTAGTAGTTTCACTTGGAACTAGTCCAATCGACCAACTAGGCTTCGACACACCCCTATTCGTTACACCTACTAATGTTTTTACTACACGAGTTCAATCTTACAGCGATCTTGATAGTATTGTTTCTGCTGGTTTTGCAGTAGGCAGCCCAGTGCATCGTTTTGCTGAAAACTGTTTTGCTGGTAAGTTCCGTCCCGATGTAGTTAAAGTTGGGCGACTTGCTTATACTGGCACAACTGTGACTTATAATCAAGCTTCTTATTCTGGTGTTTTGACACTGAACGTTACCGTTAAAACAAATACCAGTTCTTTTGTTAAGGTTATCTCGACTGCTTCCTTGTCTGCTGCATCTACTCCCACTCAGGCTGCTACCGCAGTAGCTGCCGCCCTTGAAGCTGATACTGATATTGGGGCTCTGATCACTGCTTCCAGTGCTCTTGGTGTTGTAACTATTGCACCTACTGCATCTCAAGCAGTCAGTGTTGGTTACTCTATGGAAGGTAAGTATGTAATTAACAACACCAGCTCTGAGACTGTAGCTGTTGGTCTGCCGTTGATTAATGCAGAAGACAGTAATTGGTATTTCCTGAGTACCGAAAGCCATACTGATACTGATATCAAAGCCGCTGCTGCGTATGCTGCAAGTGCAGAACCTAATCGTATGCATGTTTATAGCTCTGCTGATGCAGATATTATCAATCCTGCATTGACTACCGATATTATGTCCGATCTGAAAGCATTGGCATACGATACCTCTATTGGTTTCTATCACCCAAGTGCAGATGAAGATTGGAGCGAAGGCGGGATTGTAGGTGCTTGTGCAACTGTAGACCCAAGCTTTGGTGATTCTCTGCACCTCAAAACAATGCCCTCTATTGCAGTTTATGCCAGCTCTGTTACTGACCGTGAGACTGTATGGGACAAGAATGGTAACGTCTATCGTACAGTAAAAGGTCAGAATGTTATTTGGGAAGGTAAGGTAGCATCCGGTCAGTATTTCGATACTATCCGCTTTAGCCATTGGTTTAAGGCTAAGTTGGACGAAAGTACGTTCGGCTATCTCTATCGCCGTAGTAACTTGGGACAAAGCATGAAGATGTCTGACCAAGACCTTCCTGTATTGCGCAGTATTTGGCTGAATGACCCAATTAACCCAGCAATTCGTAATGGTGGTATTTTGGATGGGTTTAGCTCAGATGGTAAGACAGATTACAGCCCGATTATTGTGATTCCGCCCCGCAATCAAATCCCAACTAACGATCTTGCAGCTCGCTTCCTTGACAACTGCCGTATCGAGGTAGTTTACAACAACAGCCTGCACTTCATCAAGATCCGCGCATTTGTTGAACTTGACCGTATTACTGCTTAATTGCTGAACAGGAGAAAATAAACAATGTCTACACAACTGCTTTCCTTGCAAGCATATGACCCTAAGAACGTCAAGCTTTACTTGGGTGGTGTCCGTGCATACGGCTTTGCACCAGATACTAAAATCACTGTAAGTCGTAACAGTGACAATATTATGACCATGACTGGTACTGATGGGGAGGCGTCTGCCGCCCTTTCTCGTGACCGTTCTGGTGTACTTACACTGAGCCTTCAGAATGCCTCTGGATTTAATGACTATCTGAGTGCTTGGCAAAAACAAGCTGATGCTACAGGTCTAGTGTGGTTCCCCATCCTGCTTGAAGGTTCTCAAGGTCCGACTATTGCTTCATTTGCAAATATTCAACGCCAACCTGATCTTACTTATGGATCGGAAGGAGGCACACTCGACTGGGAACTCTATGTCTTGGATTGCTGGTATGCACCTTCTACTGCTACTGGTGTTCTTGGCGCGGCAGCAGGTTTCTTGGGTATCGTATAAAATAAGCAATATAAAATATAATAAAGTTTGCTATGTAGTTGGGTGTCGGTAGCGGCACCCTCTTTTTAGCAACAAAAACAATAACTATATTATAAGCAATTTTAAACTACAAAGCTAAAGGAATTTTATAATGGCAAAACAATTGATGGCTCACGAAGTCACACTCTCTAATAAGAAAGATTACTTTATCACAGATTGGAGTACACGCAAGACATATCAGAACCTGTTTAAACTTGGTAAGTTGTTTGCACCTATGTCCTCTGCATTAACTGAAGCACTGCAAGGTGGTGAACGGTTGAGTGAAGTAGTGCCCGGAGTATTGCTATTTGTTTGTGAAGAACTAGACGATAAAGGTTTCGAGAAACTGTTTGCATTGATTACAGAAGATGTCACTGGTGCAGGTGGTGTTGGCAAGTTAGACATGGATGATTTAGAGCCACACGAAGTTCTTGAAATTCTTACTAAGTGCCTAGAACACTACTATAAGAGTTTTTTCGGCAAGGCCCTGAATCAGATCAAAGAATTGGTTCAGGAGGCGCTCAAGGTGGCAAGTCTGGACAATCAACTGAACAAGACCAAAAGTTAAGCAAAGAAGAAATAAGCTTAGTACTTAGAAAATCAAAACAAATCAAAATTAACCCCATAGTTAAAAAAGCTATTCAATATGTGGGGGAGAATTCCAATCTCGATTGGTTTGATATGTTAAGATTTAATGTTCTTAGTGGTACAAACGAAACTGTATCCTCTCTGGATGAAATCTCAATGGATGATTTGTTTAGGTTGAACGATTATGTCCAAATGAAAACATTTGTAGAAAATGTTGCTCAGGCTGTTCAAGATGATGAAATTGAGCGTATGAACAACAAACCTAGACGTTAAAACTGATAAATAAGCTTTTAGGCTGCCTCCTTGAAAATGGTGGCGGCTTTATTTGTTTTTGGTGTTGACTTGTTGTAAATGTCATGATATAATAGGTATTATTTAAATATTATCATCATGGAGGTAGATATTTCTAAGTACATTGGTATCAAAAACAAAACAGGAAACCTTACTGTTGTTGAAGCTGAGACGATTAATGGGAAGACTGTTTTAGGGGTCTCTTGTGAGGTGTGTTCTAAAGATTGCGAACTTTTCCCTTATCCTTTCAAAATAAGAACAGACCACTTTAATAATGGAGTACTACCTTGCCCATGTTCATGGAGCTATAGATATGGCGAAACTGAGTATATTATTCTCGCGGAAAGGATTGCTGTTGAAAAAGGATATAAGGTGCACGGTTTTATTGGTTCCTTTAAAAATCAATCAAGTAAGATAAGGTTAGTTTGTCTGAAAGATGGGCATACATGGGATGTAACAATACATGGTTTTCTTCAAGGTTACGGTTGCCCTAAGTGCTCCAAATCTTTTGTTGATCTCCCCCAAGTCAAGAAAACATGCGTTAATTTTTGCCAAGACAACAATTACAGGTACATTGGTTTTGTAGATGGGTACGCAAACAACAAATCTAAATTCTATTATGAGTGTGCCACACACGGCATAAAAAGCATAAGATATAGCAACTTACAACAAGGTAGGAAATGTAAAGAGTGTGCAAAGTTAGAATCAGCAAGAAAAATAACGTTCTCAAAAGAACAAACATTGGACAGGATAATATCAGTTGTTAAGAAACTAGGGAATGTTAGTCTAGTTTGTATAGAAGACTATCAGAGCGCTGCCAAGACAAAGATATACTTATGTTGTGAAAAACATGGTATGTTTGTGACAACTTATAAGAATTTTGTGGTGGCAGAATCCTCTTGTCCATGTTGTGCATCATATGGATATAATCCAGATAAGTCTGGTTCGTTTTATGTCGTACGGTGGCAACATAAAGATAAAAAGTTCATAAAATTTGGAATAACAAACAGAGAAGTATTGACAAGAATAGAAGAACAGTCTGATAAGACAGCGTTTGAATATGAGTTAATATTTTCTGCAAGTTTTACCGATGGCAGTATTCCTTTGAGGATAGAAAAAGAAATTAAAGCTCGTCCTGAAATAATTAAAACTTGTATTTCTAAAGAAGAATTTCCAGATGGTTTTACAGAGACAACAACAGAATATTGTTTAGAATTACTGGAAGATGTTGTCATAAATACATTAACAACAACATAAATGTGAGGAAAAGTGTCACAGATAGACGTAACATCTATTGTCAACAAGATCACCTTCAAAGTTGACAACGCCTCGTATAAACGCGCATTAATGGCTATACGAAAAGTTGGCTCGGAATGGCAGAAGGTTCAATCCAAGATGAGTTCTGCTATGTCTGCTGGACGTAGGATTGCAGGAACATCTGGCAGGGGAGGTGGAGGCAGCCGGAGTCAATTTGTTGGCCCTATGCCATTTTCTCCCGGAACCAATACTAAAATGCAGCAACGGGAAGCAAAGAAAGCTGTCCAAGAACAAGCAAGAATTGCAAGACAAACAGAATCAGCTACAAAAAAGCATAATGATACTCTTAGAAAATTAAGAGAGATTGATGCTCGCAGGCAAGAGTCTGATGCAAAACGACAAGAACAATTTAAGAATAAGATTGCAGGGCAATTCATGGGGCCTATGCCTTCTCGGGATATGCTGATTGCCCGTAGAGAAGCAATACGAAATCAACGAAATGAAGCTAACAGGTCTGCAAGAGCACAAGAGACAATTAGTGCAGGAAATATCAGACGTACAAGTATGTTTGGAGGTGCTGGAAATGCAGCAATGGTTCAACAGGTAGCATCATTAAATGCTCAATTAAAATCTGGTGCAATTAGCTTACAAGTATATAGACAGAGTGTAGCAGCATTAGAACGTGATTTCAAGCGAGCTAGTGCGGGTGGCAGAGATTTCCTTGGAACATTGCGTGAAGTCCGTTCAGCCTTTATTGCTTTGACGGCAGCCAACCTTGCATTTACTGGTGGTGCCGCAGTTATGCGCACAGGTCAGATGTTTGAAGGTATTAATGCTGCAATGTCTATGACATCTGATAGCACCTCTGAGACAGCTTCTAAGATTCAATTTATCAGAGATGAAGCCTATAGATTGGGCCTTGATTTGAAGACAGCAGCTCAAGGTTTCGTTCAGATGAGCGTAGCATCTAAAGAAATCATGTCAAGTGGACAAACCCAAGAATTGTTTACTGGTCTTAGTGAATACTCCACAGCTCTCGGGCTTGACCAGTTTAGATTTGAAAAAGCACTTCTTGGTTTTACACAAATTGCCAACAAAGGGCAATTGATGAGCGAAGAAGTAAAAAATCAAATCGGCGAGCAGCTCCCCGGAGCATTAGATCTTTTTAGAAAAGCTGCATCGGAATTTTCAGGAAAAGAGTTGACAACCCCTGAATTTTTTAAAATGATGGAAAAAGGACAGTTACTCGCAGAGGATATCTTACCTTTGATGGGGAAGATGATGTCTGATGCAGCCAAGAAAGGCGGAGCACTTGAAAAAATGCTCAATAGTAATGGTGTTGCTATGCGCCGCTTACAACAAACATGGACTAATTTCCAAAACGTAATCTTCATGTCAGGCTTTGGTGAGGCTTTGACTCGCACATTTAATAGTCTAGCTTTTGCACTTAAAAACAATGATGGTGCAGCTAAAGCTATTGGCATCACGCTTGGCGGATTGATTGATGGTTTTATGTATTTTGGTGGAACGGTTCACGATGTTTCATTGTTGACATACCATTATCTTAATAAATATATTCTTGATCCTCTGACACAATTAATTCCTGCACTAAAAGAAATTGAAGGTAGTTGGGTAGCGCAAGCAGCAGGTGTTTTAATTGCAGCTAGTGCTTTTGCTAAACTTTCAGGGTTTTTGTGGTCAATCGTCAAAGCTCTTAAAATGATTCCTAAGTTGCTTCCAGCAGCAACCGCCGTAGGTGGTGCAGCAGCGGCTGCAACAGGGGGAGCTGGAGCTGCCACAGCAGGAGCAGCAAGATTTGGGGCAACACCTGTTGCTATGGGAGCTGGCTCATTCTACTTGTTCCATAATTTTGTCCAAGATTATTTTGTCCCTTGGCAAAAGAGTGTTGTTGATAGCATATTTGGTGCCCCAACTATGCGAACAGATATGCGACCAAGTTTGCAATCTTCTGTCTCAGGTATCAGGGTTCCTTCTGTACTTGCACCAATGTCAGGGCCTTCTCCTTTGATGAATCAGTCACCACAAACTATTAATGTAAAAGTTGTTCCTGATGGCACTAAGTTTGCTGATGCTGTTAAAGTTGAAGTAGATGCAGGGACTTCTAATTTCGGTAATACGCTGATTAACTTGATGTCAGACTAATAATAGTCTTAAACAAATTAAAAGGGTTGTTAATTCAACCCTTTATTTTAATATTGTTTCTAATTTTAATATTTAAAGCATTGTTAAACTCTTGAATATTTTATGTTTTTGTGATAAGATTATTTATAAGTTTATAATGTTATTGATAAATGAATAACATAGGGATTAATAATGGCTTACACAATGTTTATCTCTGGCCTAAAGAGTGGAACAAAAGCATCTGACATAAATTCAAAGCTTTCTGCTCTACCAGAGTCTGAAATTGTAATGATTTTTGATAGTGTAGATAACTACAATATTTCATTACAAAACGAAAAAACACAATATCCTATAGAATCACGCTCTAACATTACAGACCATGTATTCTCTCCTGATGGAAAGTTTAGTTTTGTTGGTCGTGTTACTACTGCACCATACCTCGTAAGAAAAGAAGTAGAATGGGATACCAACACAGACCCAAATTCTCCAAAATCTTCAGGACGTATTTCAAAAGCTTATGAAGTATTAAAAGCAGCACGGGATAGTCGTGCCGGAATATCATTAGAATTTGAAGAAGGTGCAATCAGTAATTACGTTATCAGCTCGCTTGATATGAATCGTGAAGGTCCATCAGACCAAATGACATTTAATATTTCACTTAGTGAAATGAGAACTGTTACTGTAGGAAAAACGGTCCTTGCTATAAATGTTGGTGCTGATTTAAACAACACATCAAAAACAAATCAAAATAAAGGGGCTAAGCAAGGTAGTGTTCCCGATTTAATTCGCAGAAAAGAAGTTACAGTTACTGAGACTAAAAACTTGACAGCTCCGTTTAGTAAGATCTTTTTAGATGAAGGACTAACAACCTCTGTTCCACAAAGTCAAGTCCAATCTAAATTAAGTTTTGGAGGTAATTAATGGCTACCTCGCAAGTATTCGATATTGAAGATGGATACCCAGATCAAACTCAACGTATCGTTATAGATGATAAAACCTATGAAGTCAGGTTCATATTTAATGAACGAGGTGAAAGTTGGACAATGTATATTGGGGACGTAGGTGCTGATCCTACAGTTTCTTTTAAATTATCATCTTATACAAAACATCTGACTCCGTACAATTATAGTCTCAATCTTCCTTCTGGGGATATTATTGCCGCCGCACTAGCTGATTTTAGTGCCAGAGTTACGCAGTACAATGTTGGCCCTTCAAAACAAATTGAGCTGTGGTATAACAGCCCATGAGTCCTGTAGGACGAGTATATAACAGTCCAATAACTGACATTAGAGGTATCCTGTGAGAACATATAATTTTATTATTGGCAAGCCAGTTAGATTCACAGGAAACACAATTAACATCCAAGAATCTGTTGATAAATCTGAAAACAATGCTTACCAAATAAAAGATAGTTTACAGATAGAATTTGAGGTTGTCAAGGACAATACTGACAAACCAAACAAAGCCTATGTTACTGTCTATAACCTGCCAGATACAATTGTACAATACCTAAAAGATAATCTTGATAACTCGTTAGGTGGAATCCTAGAAGCAGGACAAGATGGAAATAATGTTCAAATCTTTGCTGGTGCAGTTGAATATATGGAAGACAGTTGGGACAGGCACACACGGAGAACTAAGTTTATATTTGGTGATGCAAAACAAAATTTAGTTTATGCCAAGACTAATAGGTCATACCGTACTGGAACTTCCGCAAATAAAATCATTAGTGACCTTGTTTCAGATATGAAACTGCCCGTTGGACGCATTGCTAGTGTTTCTGGTTCAATCCAATCTGCTCGCGCTTTTTCTGGAAAATGTTCAGATAATCTATCCAAGTTCTGTAAAGAGTTCGGTGCTAACTTTTCAGTTCAAGATGGTGCAAGTTATGTTACAGTAACAGGTAAGCGTTTTGAACAATTTGTTTATGAAATAAGCGAAGAAACAGGAATGGTTGGTTCCCCTTCCCCTAAACAGCCCTATATGAGCAAAGTTGCAAAAGCAGCTCAAGATGCAACAAAAGAAGATGTAGGGATTGAAGTAAAAACACAATTATTGGGTGCAATTATTCCAGAATCTACTATTTACTTAAAATCGAGAGAATATCAAGGTTTCTATAAAGTCATCAAAGTAACCCACAACGGAAGTTACGAAGGTGGAGATTGGATGAGTACCTTACAGCTTGTAGAAACAACAGGAACTCTTGTTCAATAATTATTAATATACACATAGATTTTGTTTATAAGTGTTTAAATATGTTTTGTTTGGAGGTATAGTTGAAGATAACATCTAACAGGTTTGATGATGCGCTCTCATTATACCTCGGAAGGCAGATGCAGGAAATTCATACACAGATGCCTGCTAAAGTTGTAGCAGTAGATTACGGAAAAGGTACAGTTGATGTTGAAGTATTATATGAAGGTGTGTCCCCTATAGACCAACTTTTAAACTATAAATACCCAACAATATATGATGTCCCAGTTCACACATATAGTGCCCAAGGGGGTACAATTAAAATAACAGTACCTATTAAAATAGGTGATGTAGGTGTGGTAAAATTCCCTGAAAAACCTATGGATGGTTTTAAAGGTGGAAAAGTTTCTATTGATTTAGAAAAGAATACCGATACTCACGTTTTACAGGGTATTTGTTTTATATCGGAAATATCTACTGAAACAACTCCAGTTTCAATTGACCCTGAAAATCTAATTATCCAACACAGTACAACAAAAATCACAATCAAAAAAGATAGTGTTGAAGCTACCACAGAACAAGATTTTAATGTTAATGGTGCAAAATTCACATCAGACGGAGATGTTGTAACTAGCGATGGTATCAGCTTGAGAAATGTAAAACAAGTTTATAATAATCATACGCACTCAGGTGGGCCTCTCCCATCTCCCCAATTATAAAGAGGTCTAAAAGTGGCAACAAACTATTCTGATTTACAATTAGACCCAACTACCGGAGATCTCTTGACAACAGAGTCAGGAGATTTCCAATTAGTTACTGAGAACATAAATTCACTATGGCAACGATTGTTGCTTAGGTTTTCCATTTGGCAAAATGAATGGCAGTTTAATTTAGATTTTGGTTTTCCTTATGGAAGTTATATAGGAAACAAAATCCCTAAAGAAGTTGTTGATGCCAAGATTAGAGAAACAGTACGTTTAGAACCAGATGTACTGAGAATACAAGATTTTACTTCTAGTTTCAATACACAAACTAGGCAGTATGAGGCATATTTGACAGTAATAACACAAGAACTTGAAGAAGTCAATGTTGCTTATTTTGGCGATGGTTATTATTATCCCTCTCCTGAAGAAACCACACAAGATTTGTGTCCTTCTTTAGGAGAAGTGGAATATGGTGCAAAACTTTATCATTTTATTAATTTTAGACTACCTTTTACTGGTGATTCCACTTGGATTAACACTTGGCAAGGTTTGTACAAAGATTTTAGAAGAATAAGTTGGAACTCCCTGCTGCAATGGAGCCAGCAAGGCATTTCGTGGGGCGGCTGGAAAGAATTTTAAGAGGAGTATTTGAATGTCAGTAAAAGCATGGGAAAAATATCAACCTAACGCATCCTCACCTTCTCCTCAATATCCTTATGGTAGCTTGAGGCAAGAGACTACATTGGGAATGGGTGATGGTACACCCTTAGATGTTGAGTGGGGCAATGATTTTGAAGCATTTAAACAAACAGCTTTTTCACGGTCAGGTTTAGTCCCATCAGGAAATACCGATACTGTTACAAATAGTGAAATGTTTAATGCAATGCAAGATAGCACTACCAGAACTCTTTGGGAAAGATCTGCTGCCGAATCAGGCTATAATCTCGTAGCGGGCAGTTTCGAAGATGGTGGTACACTAGTTAACGATAATGATACCTTGTGGAGCAAAAAGTTAAATAAGATCTTCTCCGGAGCTGCTGGGAATGTTATTGCTGGGACAGACCCGACTGGCGGTGGTTTTGTTGACAGGAGCGGTGAACTGTTGCGAAATGAACTTTTTGCTACTGTTTCCTCGGTGTCTGCTGGGGGATACGGTGTCGGAGCCAAACTAACAATCACAGACCGTGATAATGCCCGCTTTAATGTTGTGGCCGGAGGCATTCCGAACGGCATTGATATCCTAAATGCTGGAACTGGAAAAACGGCAACTCTGGTGATTGCAGGTAATGAGTTAAATGCCTCATGGCTCGGGTTTAAACTGTCCAACCCAGATAACGCCCCTATCTTGCAACGCGCGGTGGATATCGCACACACGCTGAAATACCCAGTTATAATGCCACCCGGTAATGCACCATTTAATTGCTCACGAGTAACCGTGTACCAAGATACAGTATTGCGGGGTGCTGGTGAGTACCTAACAGAGCTCAAAGCGCCAAATAGCGCATCTACTGGGTCTGATATAATTCGCTCGGAAAACGCCGACTCGCTATTTGGAACTAGTAGTGAGGAAGGCGCGCATAATCTAGAATTGTCTGATTTTGCACTGAACGGAAACCGCCAACGCCCAGGTAATTCCAGCGGGATAACATCAGGAACATGTCTCAAATACTATGGGCGCACGAATAAATTCAAAAACCTGCGAATTTATCACTCTGCTGATGATGGTATGCGCACTGAGTGGGGCGCAGGAGTCGCTTTGGCAGAAGGGCTTGAGGGTAGGTTTAGTTCGATCACCATCGGGTATAGCGGTGGTAATGGCTGGCGCTTTGGCGGACCGCATGATTCTCATTGCGACGACATCATCATCCACACGAGTGGGCAAAAGGCCACAAACACTTACAAAAACCTCTTGGTCGAGAAGGGTAATGCTACGTATATTCTCTTTTCTACACAGACCAGGGTGCGCCAAGCCAAGCCAGTAGGGTATCGCATGCTCTGTACATCGCGGGCGGCGGTGGCGCTGATGGTAATGAATTCATAGAATCGCACTTCGAGGGTGGGATGGTGAACGTTTACAACGGCGCTAATGGGACGATAATTGATGGCTCTTGCCGGATATATTACCCGTGGAATGGCGATAACATTATAAACGACGGGTCAAGCTGCATAATAAAGGCGTGGCTTGGTGAGGAGTATAAAGGTATTGGCCTGCCTCTAGCTAAGGGGATTCGTTTCGGCGGTACTTACGGTGGGTCAACCAACTGTGATATTGAGCTGATCGGTAGCGGCATGGAAGCGGGCTGGGTAGATTGGGGCGGTATCGGTGGACATAACCGCGTCGTTGTGCGGGGATACAACCCTTCTGGGGTTGCGCAGGTCGGCACACCCCCCAGCCTCAATGATGTGGATGTCTATGTACACGGCCAATCACTAGAAGTCATTCGACAAGAGATGTTCCAGACAAGAAACTCAGTAGCAAAAATTACCGCAACTGGAACTTCCCAATCTACCGCAGCTAGTATAGACAAATCAGTACGTACGGTTGGGGTATCAGGAGGGGCAAGTAATGCTGGCCTGAAATTACCTAACTCAGCTTTTGTCGGCAATGGGCACAAAATTCAAGTGACTGACGTGACTGGTACAGCTAAAAAAGTGTATCCTAATACAGGGGGGAATATCCTGGGGATTGGGCTAAACAACCCTGCTACCGTTCCTGGGCTGGGTACTATTCATTTGACAGTAGTTGATGCAGATGCGGGTGAATGGCTGCTGGGTTAGAACAAAAGCCCCTACGTGGCTTTTATCTTATTGCGAGGTAAGTCATGACAATCATCATAAACATCAACTTATAACCTTGTGAATAAGTTGATGTTTCTTTACAAGGGACTCATAAGAACTCTACCGCAGTAATTTAATAGGGGAACCACGCTTTTCAATTATTAGTAAAGAGGTAAAATTGGCAACTTATGGTCTAAATAGTTTTGGCTTTCTTAGGCCATCTCTAACAGAAATTGTAGAACAGAGAAAACAAGCATACCGAGATTTGTTTGGTTCTAATATCAATACCAATGACAATAGCGTTATAGATAAGATTGTATCAATCGAAGCAGACAGAGAAAATCAAGTCTGGATGCAGATGCAAGAAGTTTATGATAGTCAAACATATCAAGGTGCTGAAGGTAAATATCTTGATGATTTATTTTCTCGTAGAGGTATTTATCGTAACGGTTTGACCAAAGCAACTGGTAGTGTAGAAATGGTACTCAACAGTACAGTTCCTTATAATTCTACCTACTCTGCCGGAACTTACAAAGTAAATTCTACTTTTATTTTGCAAGAAGATGTGTTAGTTGCAGGTAATATTTTTGCACATACATTATTGAATTCTCAAATAAATACAGGTAGCTATACTTTTACCATTTTAAACACAACTACTTCAGTTACTGCTACACTTAATTTGACACTAACTAACAAAACACCTAATAGTGTAGAGTTGAACTCCTTCTTTAATAGCATCAAGACTTTTATTGTTGATAATACAATTAACGAAAATCTAAGTCGAATTTTTATCGATAATGTTGCTGGTTCTATGTATATAGGTTATACTTCTGCAACAGAAATGGTAGGTTTGTCTCAGAAAGTTGATTTTAAAATTTCTCCTCAAATTGGCAACAAAACAATTAGGTTTGATGTCATTGCAGAAGATGCAGGGTTGAACCCAGTCAGTATCGGTCAGATTACAACAATCACCCCTCAACCTTCCGGTTATGTTTCTATTGGTAATATCGAAGCATTCTTTAGTGGTGCAAATATCGAGTCAGATAGTGAGTATCGGGCCAGAGCAAGCTCGCAGATTAGTTCTCCTGCCGCCGCAACTCGTTCGGCTATTATCAACGGACTATTGACCGGTGTAGATGGTGTTCGAAAAGTTAAGATTTTTTCTAACCCGACAGGAACTACAAGCCCTGCTGGGATTCCCCCGTATAAGTTTATTCCTGTTGTTTACGGTGGAGATACGCCTTCAATTTCCCAGAGGTTGTATGAACTGATTGCTTGTTCTAATGCAACATATGGAACAGTAAACTACGATATTGAAACAGAAGATGGACAAGTAGAAACAATTTATCATACCAAGGCAACAGAAAAAGATGTTGCAATTAGAGTATCATACAAGACTGTTCAGAATAGACCTTTAGCAGATTCTGAAAGAAGCAGCATTACATCAGGATTGTTAGATACAATAAAGGGTTATCCTATTAATCCAACATTATACAATATCCAATTAGTTCAAAGTGTTACTTCTGCTGTTCCTTTGATTCAATTCCAAGTATTGACAGTTGAGATAAAATTAGCCACAGATCCTGATAGCTCCTATTCTTCTGCTACCTTTAATACGGATATTGAAGATGTTCTTATCCTGTCAGAAGCTGATGTGTATTTCAACCAAATTGTATAATGGAGTACCAGTATGGCATTAAAAGATGTTGACCATATACAAATAAAAGAAAACTTCGTACAAGAAGGTTTAGACTATCTTCCTGAATCAATTCAAAAACCTAACATCCAAAAAGTTTTACAGATAGACTTAGAAAGATGGAAAGTTATTGATGATACATTATACCGACTGGCAGTTCGGAGATTATTGTCAGAAGCTACTGGGATATATTTAGATGATGTTGGGGCACGTTTCCAGATATATCGCAACGGCTTAGATGACGACGACTATAGGGCAACATTGTTCCTGAAGACAGGTGAAGCACAAAAGCACGGTACACGTTCTGATATTATCAACGTACTGTATCAACTCCTTGGAAGTGAGTCTGTATTTACATGGAAAGGAGATAAGTATCGTTTTGATATTGCAATAAGCTCTCCTTGTTTTAATCTTGCAACTACGGCAGAGGATGTTGCTGCACTGATGCCTTTAATTACAGAACTACGAATTGTAGATGGTATAGGTACACCGTTTGTGTTCGAAGGTGACAACGACGGAGAAGGTTTTGGTATTTCTAATGATACCAATATCCCTTCTAATGGGGGTAGATTAATGTTTACCTCTTATAAATCTACATATGATATTTAAAGGGAGAATATTTTGGCACAACCAGTAGACCCTTTGATTGTATGGGCAAGTGAAGATGTTATTCTTCCCAATGCCCAACGACCAAACAAATCATTACCCCCAACCTCATTAATAGAGACAGGTTGGGATTTATCTCAAAAACCTGCTGCTGATGAGTGGAACTACCTACTCAATAATAACGGGCAATATATTAAGTGGTTGATAGAAGAAAAAATAAATGAATTCCTAAAGAAATCTGAAAACCTAAACGACCTTGATGATAAAGCAACAGCAAGAACTAATCTAGGTGTTTTTAGTATAGCACAAGTGAATAGTAAAACAATCTCTGCTGGAAATGGGTTGACTGGTGGGGGGGATCTAAGTGCTAACAGGACAATCTCTATAGGCAATCCAAGCACAGTTGGTCCTGCTACTTCCAACACTGCTTCTGGAACTACACACACTCATGCTCTTGATGTGACAGGGAATGTCGCCATCCTTACAGGTACTATCTCTAATGGGGGAACTATACCCCTCCCTTCTGGGTACTCTGAAGCACAGTGTAAGTGGGTAGCAATCCCCTCGAATATGTCCGATGATGGTAACAATGACATGGCAAGTTTCCAAGTCACAACATCAGGTAGGGTTGTAACAGTGTTAGTGGATGGTGCAGCTTATGCAGGGAACTATGCAACATATGTAATCATTGGGGTGAAGTAATGTTCTATATTTTTAATGCTGATGGTAATCTAGTAGGAACATCTGACTATGAACCTAACCTTGAAGATTTACAAACAAGAGACGAATATTTCACAGAAAGTGATCAAAATTTAATTTTCAATAGGGTTGTTGGTGGAAAATACGGTGGAATTTACGAGTCCGTAGAGACACCAGAAGAATTATCCAAACAACAAACTAGTAAAATTGTAACCCAAAGAAATAATCTTCTAAATAAGTATGACTGGATAGTAACTCGCCATTTAGAAGAAAAGATGACAGGAAAAGACCAGACTCTTTCAGAAGAACAGTTTGTTGAATTTCTGAACTACCGTCAAGAACTTCGTGATATAACTAAATTGGAAAATTTCCCATCTATTTCTTTACCTGAAACACCTAAATTTCTGGAGTAATCAATGCCAGCAGAGATAATCTTTACAGTAGGGAAAGCCCTATGGTTCCTATTGACTGCCGGCGTAAGCTGGCTTTTAACACAGTTGTGGGGAGATTACAAAGAGTTTAAAAAGGATGCAACATCTAAATATAATGAACTTAATCAGAAGTTTGTTAAACTTGAAGCGATGGCGGTTACTCAGGATAAACTAGATGAAACTCTTGACAGAAAAATGGGACCAATCAAAGATCAGATAACGAGATTAGATAGCAAATTAGATACTAAACTAGATAATATTATGAATGAAATTAAAGAGATAATCAAAGATCAGAACAGAAGGTAACATAAGATAAGGAGGTATTTCATGGTAAGCTTCCTTATTTACTTATCCTGTTTCTTAGTATTATTTTTTATATCAAAACAAGAATATAAGACATTGTGTTTTATTTTAGTATCTCTTATATCTGTTCAATTGATATTGTCTTATTATGCGAGCACAGAAAGGGTATACGATATTTTATTTTATTTAGTATCCTTATCTTTTATTGATTTGGTGATGGTACTTTGTTGCATAGCTACTCATATAACATTAAAACAACACAGTTTGTGGGTAGCAGGTATTGCATTAGCTTCTGTATTCTGTACATTGCTTTGTATATTTGATTATTACAATTTTTATTATCTTCAATATGCTCCTATGTTTATAATGGAATATCTATATTTCTCTATCAAACCACAACAAAAATTCAATCTTGTGTTTTATGTTTGTTCTTTACTGTTAATAGTTCCACATATGATTTCATAACTGAGCAATTATATAACATAATAACTGTAGGAAAATATATTAACATGTACACATATTTACTGCACCAACCTAAGGTAACAAATAATGAAAATATCAGATTTATTTACGGATCCAACAGATAATAGATTATCTCATACAAAAATATGGAATCATATTGGATTATTGTGTATGACTATTATGTTTTGTTGGTACTCTTACCATTTTAAAATTGATGAATGGTTGTTATTTGCCTACGGTTTTCTAGTAACACATCAAAATATGTTAGGTAAGTTTTTAAGTTTTAGATTTGGTGCAAATATGTCTCAAAACAACTTACCTGTTAGTCAGAAAGAAAAAGAGGAGCAGTAAAATTTAAGAGGGTGGGTTTATCTGGTTCTCTTTTTATTTACTACACAATATAACTAATATCTTGATACACATGCAGGAGTATGGACAATAGTTACTATCATGAAAGAAAAGATGAAAAAGATTATTTATATGTTTTAAACTCCAACGATAAATTCATCAAGGTAGGAAGAAGTTTCGATGTTGATGAAAGGATTAAAAGTTTAAAGAAACCATTAGAATCTGGAATCAAAAATATTAAGAAACTTCGTATCTTCACAGCAGCAACACACCAAGGGATTTATGACTACGAACAAGAATTGCATAACGAGTTAAGAGAAAGAAACTTTCAACATTATGTGTATTGGAGTACAGAGTGTTTTGAAAATGATTGTCAGTTTATTTTGAATAAACTTCTTGACCAGTATGGTTTACAAGAGACGTCAATCTAAAATATTAATTGAAAGTTACCTATTTGTGTTGTGATAATTATGGCCTCTTAAGTGGACCTTTTGGTTAGGACAACTCTGGTTGTTCGATATTAATAGACGGTTTATTTTTGATATTAAAGAACAGGAGAGTAAAGACAATGACAACTTACAGAGAAGCAGTGGAACAAACTATTACTGCTGGTGAACAAATCCACCAGATTGTTAACGGGACTGCAACAACTGAAGTTACTGTAGAAGATGGTAGCAAAGTACCAAGTGTCCGTAAAGCACTTCTTGATAATTTTTATTTTAAAGATCCATTAGATTGGCAAGCAGGACAGCAGGAACTTGTTTTCAACCAACTGCGCAAGTTTACAGACGGTAGTTGGTGGTATGCCCCTAGCGCAACTACCAGTAATCCTGTAAGCATGGGGGTTTCTCCTGTTGGAGATCTTTTATGGAGGATTTATGATTTTGATGCAATTGGAAAATTAGAACCAAGAATTGATGAAGCACTGCGCCGTAGCTATTCAGAAGCAGGTTATACCTTAGTACAGGGCAGCTTTGAACAAGGTGGCACCATCACTAATAATAAAGATGTTCTCCTATATAATGCCAATGGTGAAGCATATACTTGGTCAGGAGGGTATCCAAAAATAGTTTCTCCGGGAACTAATCCATCATTAGCAGGAAGCTCTTACATTAGTCGCGCTCCAGAAACCCTCCGCAAAGTTTCTTTTGATCTTTTTGGTGCAACGGACTCTCCTTTTACCCCCTCAAGCGAGAGATTAAAAATAGTTTGTGGTGGCGGAGTAGAATACCCCGGAAAACTGTTCGTTCTCACCCAAGGAGGAGGCGGTAACGGAGTATTGATCAGATTATTCAACGGTAACATAGCCGCACCATCGCTCCCGTCAAACAGTGAGAATGGCAGCTGGGCACTGTGGAGAACCGGTGTAGTGTCAGCAATTGAGTATGCTTGGGTTTATAAGAAACCATCTGTAGTAACGGGGTCGTGGACAGAGTCTAACGTAACATATTCAGCGGTAGACATCTATTCTGAACCAATGCTCGGTTCATATAAACCGTTGAAAAGGATGTCTTCTTCCGTCTCTGGTTCTGGCGTTGGGGCTGGCAACGAGTTGCAGTTTAATGTAAACGTAGGAATTGACGGAGCAATTCGTGTTGGGTTCATGGGTACAGCTACTGCGCCACTAAACCAGCAAATAAAAATTGACGGTGTAGTTGTCGCAACTGTCTCACTTAGAACTCCGACCAGCTCAATAGTCTATCACGACATAAAAGCGGCACCAGGCCCAAGGGTTGTTACCATAACACACACAGAGTTGTCAACAAACCTAAATGTTATAGGCGTTAACTTCCTGAGCATAAACGACTTAAAACACTGGAATGTGGATGTAGATAGCTGGGCAGCATACACAAGAAGTCCTGGATACGTGACCAATGAGGGTGCAGCCGAGTATGCGATACGCGCCAAAAATGGTGCAAATAATTGGGCTGGGTCATATCATGGCGGTGAGTACGAAAGAGCCTCTCCTGAGTTCAGTGTTGACCACAGGTTAATAACCCCAAGCGACTCCTTGGTAGCAATAGGCAGAAGATTCTCTATTCTACAACAAACACAATTAAGGTGGGCAAGTACATTAGAGTCCTTAGACATGGACTCTTTGACTATTTTTTGTGATGGATCTGTTTTCATGCAATGTGCTATATCTAATGCCAACCTAATTGCTCATACTGCATACCTAGGGATGAATACAACATCCCCTGCATATGATTCAGCGATAGGGTCTAAGTATTATGATAATGCTACTACGGACGGGGAAAGTTATGTTTTTGGTCCATGCCAACAAGTTACTCAAATAGAGAGGGCTACAGGAAGATTAGTATACACAAGATTTTCTCGCCCTCCTTTATTGGATAACTCCTTTGGTGGTCCAACAGTAAGTTTCGCAGCAGGCGCTTATGCAAAATTGTACAGTGGGTTTATAAGAAATGCATCTACAAAACTACCAACGGATTTTAGTTTTGCATTTCAAAGGGCATATCTATAATAACAGACTTAGATGTTTATAATAATCAGTGTGTGTGGAGGTCTGTTGCCTCCACATTCAAAGTAAATACTAAGCATTTTAGTACGTCACAATTAAAGAAAATTCTATTTAATTACATCTACACTGTAATAACGTATTACATTACAATTAGGCAATATTTAGTATACTGATTCAAAATGGTATGTCTTCATCCCAATCAACCGACGGCTCATTATAGACCGGTGTTGCAACATTATGCGGGCTTTGTGTAAGATTATTTTGGGCACTATTAGTTTCTTCTTTCTTCACTTTTTTTGGATTCTTAAGTTCTTCTTCAGCTCGGCAAATCTCTTCAAACAATTCTTCAGCAAAGTCAATAAAATCATTAATGTTTGCAGTATATTGAGCAGCAATCAAAACACATTGACCGCAACGAGACCCAATACCTTTTTCTGTCATGCTAGGATACTTAATTGCAAGTTTATCGCGTAAATCATCAATCATTGGAAGAATTTGTTTGGCTATACCAATAATATCCGATTTTGATTTAGTTAGGAAAGTTGCAACGTTAATAGCATTACCGAAGCGCATTGGCAGGTCATCATCTTTCCTTGCTTTCTTGACTTCTTTGGGTACTTCTTGTTGAACAATTTTAAAAGTAGTCATGTCAATATTTTTGAATTGCCCTGCATATTCAAATTCTACCTGCATACCTTCTTTCAGAACAACATCGCCAACTTTTACAAATTTATCGTTGTGCAAACCAAGCCCATAGAAATTACCATTATTGATAATACTGACTGAGTTGCGTTTTGCCTTGTCGTTGTATTTAACGAAAATTTTCTCGATGATACCATTGAACTTATCTGACATTATATTTCTCCTCTTTTAAATTAATCAACAACATCAAACATTTCATGAATTATAATTAACTCTAATAAACTATATTTTACATATTCTAAACATTCTTTTGAGTGTTTTCCAGTAAAATTATCAAAGTTATCAAGACACCATTTAATATCTTGTAGTTTAAAATTTTGATCTTCCCATAAAATATGTGCCGGACCAAAATGCAAGGCACCCCGTATTTCTTTATCCTCAATCCCATTTTGAATTGCTAGATCTCTTGCTTTATTATATGCTCCCCAAATCATATCTACCCAATCTTCATTAGATATATTAATCGCCATGTTCTTTTCCTTAACTCTCTATTACAGCAACACAATTTCAACAAGATCTTCTTCTTCGTAGCCAGAATCAATTGCATCATCTTTTTCCATATACCCATCAATTGAGCCACGATCATACTCTGATTTTACAACCACGACAACTTGCGGAGCACAAGATGATTCTGGTGTTTGTCCATGGTCACAATAACTATAAACTTCCAAATCTTGTGGCATTTGTTGAAGCAATTTAATCATTTTAGATACTTTCAAAATTATCTCCTTTATTTAATTGAAGCGGGAGTAATCCCGCTTATTTGTATATTACAACACACTTAGTTTAAAATCAAGCTTTCTTTTCATACTCTTTGTATTCATCTAGAACAATCTTAAACATATATGGATGAGTGAATTTCAACCCATCGTCCTGCCCCTCCATTGCTTTCTCAGAGAAATATACATCACCAACTGCACCAGATGCAAAGAACATTTGCGCTGTTAGGTTATCACCTTGACGATTATACACTTTCGGACGAAGAATCATATCCATAAATTCATCTTTCCAGAGTTCCATAATCTCACCTTTTTTGTTAGGGCGAGACGCCTTGACACTCATGCTCACCTTGAATTGTTCGTCTTGGTCTGGGAACGGAACTTCCATTTTGAATCGACGTTCAATATCTTCATTCTCAATTTCTTCGATAGACAACTTGCTATATTTCTTGCTAAGTTCTTTCTTGGTGGCCTTGTCTACAAAGAATTCTACTTTAAAAACTTTATCACCACTGCCTAATTTAGAAGCAGGATGTTTAAGTTGAATAGAACCAAACTTAACTCCACTAAGTACATTGTACTCTACCTCTTTGTTTAGCACTTTGCACATTTCTTTTTCGATTTTAGACATTAATTGTCTCCTTCTTTGTTGTTAATTTAATTTGTTGTTTAGTTATTAGTGTGTGTGATACCAATTAAAACCAGCCATGCACTCGCCTGTTGTTGGTACTTTAATACCTAAGAAATTACCAGCCTTCAAAAATGATTGAATCATTAATGTTGCAAAATCAGACTCAAAGACCCAATACTCTTCACCAATATGGCTTGGCTTTGTATGGCTAAAATCGCCTACAGATGTTTTACTTTTCCATAGTGCTACTGCATCCTCCTCGTTTTTAAATTTATGAATGTTTTTTACTAAAGATTTGTGAACACAGAACTGCTGTTCATCATGAGTATGCGACCACTGCCAAGCATTCAACTTGTTTTTAGTTACCCAAGTATCCATGAAGCAACTTGCAACCTTAGCAACCATATTTGCAGCAGATTGGAATGTTGCATTTGAGCAACTATGAGCACTACGAGGTGTCAATTTTCGACCATCAATTCCAACAACATACTTGTGTTTCTTGAAGAACTTTTTCAAATCCTCATTATAAAGTTTAAGTGGCATGTTGTCATCCCAATATAGTTCATAACGTTGTAGTGCAACCTCTTCAGTACACTTCATTAGCGGCATTAACGCCTTATGCCCGCAATTATACGCCAATGCGTAAGCAGGTCCTTTTGCATCACTCCTCGACTCAAGCCCCCAAAGTTGTTGGTTGTTTGTGTGTGTATCAAAAGTTGGGTCAAGAATCCTATCAGCATACACCTTTCCTTGAGGATAGTCAATGATATAGTTAGCCTTGATCCTATCTTCAATTGCACTTAGGTCTGCACCAAAAATATAATAGTCTCTGGGTGCTTCTAACACTTCACGGCACTGTTGCCCATACAAGCCTCTAACAGGTACGTTAACAATACCCCGATGTTGTACACGACCAGACACAGCCCCGTGAGTTAGTCCGCCTTGATGTACTTCACCAACCTCATCAACAATACGTTGGAAACCTTGCCACACACTCAACCTGTGTCTATATGTTCGCATATCAGCAACAAGTTTACCAGCACCACCAGAAATTGATTCAAAGCTTGATTCTGTAAGTTTAGGAGAACCTAATACTGGCTGCCCTTCGGCATCCCTTGCAGGCTTACCAACAACCTGTCCAAAGTATGGACTAGACGGGTCAGTGCTTTCCTTCTCTGTAACCTTCTTCTTATTATATTCATCAGGAACCCAACCTGCATCGAACAGTAGCTTACAAACTTGGTCTGGACTTGTAAGTTCAAGTTTGAACCAACCAACCCGACAATAAGGTCCTGAGATTGCTTCTATTGGGTCGTAGTTAATTTCAGGCATTATATAAGTTCTTGTTGGTATTGTACCGTCTTTACGGGCTTGGCCTTTCTTTTTAACAACCTCAGTAATAAGTGGGTCAAACCACTCAGCAGATGACTTTTTAAGTTTGCCAGTTATTGTTTTTGGATCCTTTACTCCAGCAGTTTCCTGAACACCTTTCAATTTTGCATCTACCATATCAGGCAGCATAGGTAGCACAGGGTCAAGTTCATCCTCGCACTTCTTTATTAACTTACTAACCTCATCAATGTATTTTTCACACTTACTTTGATTCAAAACAATCCCGCGTTGATTTTCTTGCTTAGAGAAGATGTGGAAGAACTTGTGCTCCATAGACAGTGCATTTGAGAAGTCTGTACCTTTCCAATTATCGACACGACCAAGCCCCATCTTAGCAGGGACTATCACCCTTCTTCCAGCAATTTTGTTTTCTACGAATTCAAAATAATTTAAATCCATCTTATTAAAAAGGTGATTGTGTATCTTAGCTTGTAGTATTGTATCTTTTTCACAACGTTCGACAATGATTGGTTCAAACCTATCCCAGTAATCAATGGCAACCTTACTATCTCCAAACTGTACAGCATAAGATTGAACAGAGTGCTTGCCAAGTTTCACTGTTTTACCGTTATCATCAACACCAAAACTTAACTTCCTATCTGGGTTTACAATTTGTGATAGTAGCATAGTGTCAAATATACACACCTTATTATTGTCCATGAAATAGTCAGGGCCAATACCCCAATCACAACCATGTAGTTTCTGATACAACCAAAAGTCATAACCTATTCCATTGTGTAGTGACAGCATCTTGGCTCCACGCATAACATCAAAAGCCTTTTTCTGCCACCCACGACCATCATTCTGACTGAAAGTGATAACCTCGCCAGATTCTAGATCATAGATACTTGTGCAATAGTCTTCTGTTACCTCTTTTAGTAGTCCATTTGCTTCAGAGTCAACCACAATAAACTTAAAATCTGACAAGATCCCTCCTTTAATAACTATTTAAATATATTAGTCAAAGTATTCATCTTCAACGACATCTACATCAATTTCGAAAGCCCCGCTACCCAAGTTTGCTGATTCCGCTTTTACAACTCCAACCTCGTAGTTTGGATTACCATTTAGGTAGTCTAGCTTGTCATAAATCTTATGCTCTTTATTAACATACAAGAAACTTCCAGCAGGGCCAGTATTACCTACCCCACGAGCCTTTGTAATTTTAGCATAAGTAGTATTTCGTTCAACCTCGTCCTCAGACTCCTTATTTCTTTGTAGGATAATGTTGACACCACCGGATTTGAAGATTGAAGAGTGACCCATCATATCTTCTTCTGACAAATCCGCACCCTTTGAGTTTGCTTTCTGCCCTTGGCCCGATTTACGTGCATGGTTGATATTAATGATGTTAATCTTCTCGCGCTTCACAAGATCCTTCTGCCACTTCATGAAAGCGCCTTGAGCATCATCAGGCATGGTATCGAATATGTCTTGGATTGGGTCAAGCACAATAATTTCACAACCTAAGCACTTTACAAGATACTCTACCCGCTCTTTAATCATCGACACATCAGAATCTAGAAGGTAGAACCTTGGGTTTCCATTCTCATCTTCCCACAAAACCTTGCGCTTTGCAACATTTTCTGGCTCGTTTAGAAAATCTAGGCGCTCTTTTGCTGTCTTGAATAGGTTAACCTTAACACCTAAATGAGCAGAACTCAAGTTGATTGCATACTCACCCTCAGAAGCCTCTAATGACACAATCCCAACACGTTTGTGTGACTTCATAATCCAATGGAGGATCATTGCATCTACGAATGTACTCTTACCTGTCCCAGATGCAGAGAGGATGTTAATGATATAACCTACAGGAATACCACCACACAGCATATCCTGCATTCTGTGCATGAAGTTCGGTAGCGAGATACGTTCAATCGCTGCATGTTCTAACATCTTTTCCTCAAGGGATGTTGATGCAGTTACGCCAGCCATAAAGTATTGTTTTGCATTATAGAAGGCACTGACAAACTTTTGTTCTAAACCTTTCTCAATTACCTCACAAGGATCTTTAGCAGGGCACACCATCACTTTAGCTTTTCCAGATGGTAGGGCCTTACAAACATCCTCTACAGCTTTCTCACCTGCCTTATCATTATCCATACAGACAACAATAAATTGAAACCTATTGAAGAACTCATAGTTATTCTTAATCTGCTGAGCTGTTCCACTAGCGCCTGTTGTTCCAGACACAACAGCAATATCCTCAAACGACTTATCTGACCCTTTTGATACACGGTAATCGTGCATAATTTGGTATGCTGCACCTACATCCTCTTCTCCTTCGACTAAGATGCAGAACTTACCTCCTTGACGGAACCTGAACTGCCCAAACATTTCACAATGTAAGTCGTTTCTACCAAGATAACCTTTGGTAAAATCTTTAGGCATTACTCTCTTTTTGTACCCAGACAAAGCTCCATCGAACAACACTGGATAGTGTCTTGCATACAGTTCGTCTCCAAGATATTCTGACCTGATACCAAATTTGTTATGGATTTCGTCACGAACTCCACGATAATTGCCACACCGAACTAGGGTTTTTGCTTCCAGTTCTTCTCGTTCTTCTTGCGTGATAATCTCGCGTTTATGCTTATTTTCAAACTTCACCAGACCCCCTCTATTTGTCTTTCTAAAGCCAACACCATCAACATCTGAAACACCTAAATATTCACCAACAGAACTATTTTTAAGTTTGTTGCGGTTGAAGAATGATTTGCATACAAAACATGTTGCATCATAATATTCTTCTCCTGTTTCTTCATCTTCATTAATGTATACCTCCATGCCGTCAGAAGATGAGCACATAGGGTTTATACATGCAAACTTACCGATCCCATAACCCATCCATCATTACCTCTCACTTACATAAATTTCTTCACATGGTCAACAACATATTGGTCTACGACAATATCCTTGACTGTTAATCTCCGATTAATCTTCAAATTATTCAAATCACGACACCTAGAAACAGAGACATAGAGCATACTGTTGCCAAATAAAGGATAATGACCTAATTGCAAATCTACTTCACCAAGAGTCATCCCTTGTGAACGATGTATACTTATTGCTGCCCCAAGTCTCAGAGGGATTTGAGTGTAAGACCCAACCACTTTTTCTCTCACTTTACTAGACATATCAACAAACAATTCATAATTGTAGCTTGTTTTTGGTTCAAAATCAATAGTATTGCCATTATCTAATTCTACAGTTACCGAGTTTCTGTTGATACGTGACACAGTTCCACTTGAACCGTTGACATAACGTTCTTCTTCATCATTGATTGTTGTTAGTACGCGACAACCAACTTTCAATTCTACAATTTTAGGTGATGGTTCTTCTTTGAAATCTCCCTTGACAACAGCTTTGAATATCTTAGACTTCCCAGAGAGATTTGTCAAATGATAATAGTTGTGTTCATCAACCATTTTGTTTGTTGGTGCAAGAACAACAGGGTTATTCGGTGCCTTATTTGTATTATAGCAGACATCATTTAGATATTCAACAATCAATTGCTTATTTTCTCCAAGTCTCAGATAATCCAAGATTTTTTGTTGTTCTGAGTCTGATTGCCTAAAATTCTGTGTCAATACAACAGTTTTAAAATCACCATCTTTATACGCTTGTGAATCAAAAGCATAAGGTGAATTATAATGTGGTTGCATGATCTTTCTATCACTATCAGTAACAACTGGAGCAAGCTGAAGATAATCTCCTGTCATAATGACCTGCAAACCACCAAACGGTTTATCTTTATCTCTGTATTTTCGCAGCGTCCAATCAAGCTCAGTGACCCGATCTACACGACAAGCTCCAACCTCATCGATCACCAACATCTGGATTTCTGGAGATTTTAAAATAGCAGCACGCTCTTTCTTTAGATTGCGTTTAAGTGTGACACCTTCAATAAACGGCTCTAAAGCCAAACCAAACGTCCTGTGAAGCGTTTGTCCTCCTACATTAAGGGCACTACTGCCTGTAGGCCCAACCTTCAGCATATAGCCATTGAAGAAGTTTGATAAGCTATTAATAAGTGTACTCTTGCCTCTCCCAGCACCACCTAAGATTTCTACATTATGTCCAGACAAAATTGCAGCCAGTGCCTGATCAGTTGTTGCCATCAAGATCTTCCTCATCTTCATCCAAGGATTGCAGCATGTCTTGTAAATCAGAACGAGTCAAATAAATTTGATCACTTGTTCCTTTAATCTTAATGACGATTTCATCCATAAAGTCAGGATACCATTCATAATTATCTTCTGTCAAATACATACTTAGTCCTCCACTTTAACAAACAGGTCGTCAAAATTGTCACACCTAATGCGAAACCCAATGCCCGTATTATACCACGTATTTCCGAGAATACTAAAATTTTCATACAAGTCGATAATTTTATTTTTAGGAAGAAAATGTTCATGTACTTTAGTTTTATAATTCTTCTTTAATCGCACTTTCACATCTAGTCTCCTTCATAATAGTAAACAGTATCACTATTCAGTTCCCCAAAATTAACTTCACACCTAGAATCTTCAATTTCCATACATCGCAGGTACTGATTCAGTTTATCACGGACTTCTTGACCTAGCAACTGTTGTTTGTGTCCTGTTGATGTAACAAGCTCACCATCTTCATGATAAACATCAAGGCTTAGAATATCATAACCACCATAGAAGTCAAGATCTGAAAAATTATCATTGTAATCTGGTTCTTTGTATTCTACTTCTGCTTCCACAGAAAGTTCTTCCTCATATGTAAAACTGTAAAAATTGAAATTGATAAAACTCATGTTATACTTCCTTTATAAATTTATTAAATTCTGAATTCTGGATCCAAAGTCGTTGATGATCTTCTCTTTCAATTAGTTCATCATAACCTACTTCTGTCAAAATGCAGAGCTTAAAATCGCCAGCAACACTGAATTCAGATCCATCGTCCATTGACCAAACTTTACCATTCTCCCTTGTTGCAAATTCAAGACCTTTATTCTTGTCAAGGCAAACAATATAACCATCTGGACGTTGGCCCCAACCAGATTCATATTCTGTTACTGCTGCAACATAACCTACATGTTTTGTCATATTAAACCTCTTTCATGAACTTCAACCAACTAAGCTGGGTTGTCAATTGTTTTGTGGTGCGTTTATTATATTGTAGTGAAATACGGGAAATAAGACGTTTTTGCTTCATACCTTGTAGATCTTCATAAGTAAACCATTCTCCTTGTTTGTGGTTAGTGATATGGTTATATTTATATTGCATATTTTCAAGAGAAATATTATGAGTTACATTCCATGTCTTATGGTCATAACCTACAAATCCTTTCCGAACATCACCATTAACTGCTTTATATCCAATGCTGTTAGCAAACAAATTAAGTGCAATAACTTGAACACTAAGAGAATCTAGTTTTCCTTCAAATAAAAGATCTTGCAATAGTTGTCGTTGTTTTTGAATATCCATTTACTTGTCTCCATTAAGTTCAAGCTTACAATCTTGTTGTTTACCACACCAAACTTTCTCTACAACAGCTTGCAATCCGTTTTCTCCGATTTCACTTACAGCTTTTACGCCAATAAAACTAACAAGGGCAATTTGTAGAATACCCATTACAAAACAAAAACCAATAAACCAAGGTACCAATTTAAAAATCCGATTCATTTTACTCTCCTCTACGATTCAAGATAATCCTAAGTGTCTCTGCATAGACTTCTGTCTCAGCAAGCAATTCTCGTTGTGCCATGATGTCGTCAACTGCCACATGAAGCAACTTCTTCAACTTATCTGTTGGTAGTGATTCTAGATTTGTAGAATAATCTTTAATTGTCAGAATGTCAAGTCCTTTATTCATTTACTAAACTCCTTGTTAAAAGCTTCAACAAACAACTTGGCTGTAAGGTAACTAAATTGATCTTCAAAATGATCGCAAGCTAAATCACAATATTCCTTACGTACTGTTGTTTCAGTACCATCCTCTGCAATCATTGTGGTGTCATTATCCCAATCTTCTCGACCAATTGCAATATTAAACAACTCTCGATCACTTGGTTCATAAGAAATATTGTTGTGTGTACCTTCTGTAAATGTCAGCCAAAATTTTTGTTCTTGCATTACTTTATTATTAAGCGGATTAACAAACTCAACAACAGTTCCATAGTATTTTTCAAAAGGAAGTAGAGTCTTAAGTCTGGCTTTCAAATTACTCATCATATTTCTCCTCATTTTCAATATCTTTCAGACGATCTTTGTAGTATGCAATCCAATACTGGTTTTCCTGACTCAGCTTATTATAGTATTCTTGAGTAGATATGAATGTGGCCTGTGTTAAACACATTTGAATTTCTTTCTGTTCCATCTCAAGTTCAAAGATTCTATCTTTGATTTTATCTTGTGCTAATGTCATTTGATATCTCCAAGTTTATTTGCAACATGGTCTAATGCTTTGTTAGAAATATAATCTACATCTGCATTTTTGTCAACAGTAATCTTAATTCCATTAAACGGAAAAGTCACTTTGCAATCATGAGCTTGAGCAACTTTAATTGCATCATTTGTTAGTCCATGAATGCTTCCCATATTCCACTCTAGTTCAATGTGTTTGTAACGAATCATATATTATTCCTCTTCTGGTAGGTAAGGATTAAAATCTTCTGCGTCAATAGTACCCGCAGCTTTAAGGACTGAATATCTCACAGTATAGATAGGTGAAGTTCTTGGATATTTATTAATTCCCCAAGATGCAGCACAATCCGCAATATCATCAAATGTAATACCACCACCATTATCGTTAGATTCCCAACGAACCTTAAACTCCTGTTTTGTCATAACGTTCTTCATTGACTACTCCTTGATATTAATAATAAATGTTTGTTGTTCTAGAAGTTCATCTATTTCATTTAGGTTCAGTTTACCAGTTTCTTGTCCACTGTCAACAACAATTTTGTATGATTTAACTTCACATTTTTCTTTTGCTTCTAGATAAGCATTACGAATTTTAGACATTTCTTGTCGTTTGATGCAAGCAGTGCATTTAGTTTTAGCTTTGCATTCACTAGGGTCTTTCCTGCACATTAGTTTTGTTCTCCTTATTAGATTGGAAAAATAATCAAATTTTCACCATAATCTTTCAGTTTTGACTGGTATATGGACACAAGTTTTTCAATTCTACTGTACTCATATTGATTCGCGATCTTAGTCAAATCTACACGATTATGCAAATCTGCAACAAAGATAAAGCAATCACAATCTCCGAAGTACGTCTCTCTGTCATGCCACCCCCAATCCAAATCTCTTGGGCGTAAAGTATCTACAGCACCTGATACAGGTTTAAAAATGACATATTGTTTTCCATTATAGTTAACATTAATGTTTTCGGACGTCAATTTCAACAGTTTTAACATGTTATCAAAACCATCTTCATCCTCATAAAAGTATAGCAAATCTACCAAATCTTCCAAGGAATCTTCAAAAATTGGAATGTACATTTCATTATAGTAACTCATTAGGTTCTCCTTCTGTTCAAGTTAGACTAATCTTACCACACCTCCCTGCGTTGTCAATAAGAAATTTATTTGAAATCCCCTGCAACTTATAGTTTGCTGCCAATAAGAGCTTTAGAAAATTTTAGCTTGCAATCCTTCTATACTTCTCTATAATGGCACCATCTTGGCAAGGATAGGTACTAAAAAATGTTTTATAAATTATTGAAAATTTTGAATAAGTTTGTAGATAATAGTAGAGAACCTATCTACATCTTCACAGATGGTAGTGGGAAATTCAGTACATCTTCAGTTGTTGTAGTTGATAGATGTAATGTAAGATACCTTCGTTACACAAAAACTGATAGCAATAGTGCTTTAGCTGAACTTGCAGCACTACAAACGGCCTTACTCCTGTCTGAAATGTATATACAACTAGGAAGAAAAGTATACATATTCTCAGACAATCGTGGTGTTGTTAGTGCATATAACAGAGCTAGACAAGGTATTGCTTCTGGAGCACCTATTCACAATAAACTAGTTGACTTCCTAAAAGAAGAAATGTACACTGTAAATCTTGATATGATAAAAGTTAATTGGTGCCGTTCACATGACGGACTCTATGGCAACGAACTGGCAGACTGGTTAACCAGACATGAAAATTTGAATAATATAGATCGTTTTGATTACTTTGAAACAGTTAAACATTTTGGAGAATTTATAGATGAATAAATATATGATTTGTTATAAATGCCTATTTGTATACGACAAGGATAATGCTGGACTAAAATCTGTTAAAGGTTTGAAGAATAAACAATTTTGTTGTCCAAAATGTAAATGTATGGTTTATATGTAATGAAAATTTCTAGAGGCATAGATGAACACTTTTGACAAATTCAAAGATTTATACTATGGAGATTTTGATAGTAGTGCTACAAATATTCCATCTAATTTGAACGCATTAAGTTATAGTGTGGCACGAGAACAAAACAACAAATTCGAAAAAGAGTTTTCTAATCTGATGGAATTCATTAGGCTATGGAATGATAGGTATGAGTTGTTCTGTGAGAATTTTGATACGCACTATTATTATTCAAAGCAAAGCCTACCACTTTGGTCAAGAGATAGATCAGAACGTGGTTATGTTCCGATACCTAAATCAGAGTTTTATATTGATGAATTCTTCAACATGATTCTAAACAAAAGAGCTAAGTTTGAAATTCAACAATATAGGCAAGCATATACTTCTGGGTACGAACTGGGAGGTAGAATTCATGAATACTCAAAACAACCTGACCGAAATATCATTATTTCTGGTAACAAGTTTACGATTATCGGTAAAGATAATAATTATCGTTTAGATATTAAGATAAACGCTGCACTTATTTGTAGTCTTATCGGTGCAATTAGCAATAATTACGTTATTCATCAGTGGTACAGTAAACAATCGAATTTTAAAAAGTTTATTGAGAAAATGGCAGCCTCTCATTATTTTATTGAATTTCAGATTGATGACAGGTACACTAGAATCTTAATCTCGGGCAGCCAAGACGACCCGAGTTTACGAATTGATATTGATGGAAGATGGTTGTATTTCATTCTTCCAAATGAGATTCTACGTGTTGAAAATCGTTTGCACTACAATCACTTAGATAGTTTGTTTGGAAAAGATAGAAAAGAGCCGTTGACAGCGGAAGACATTCAGTTGTACAGTATTGTCAACGAAGGTAGAAAACCAATTATGTATGATTTTGAACACTGATTTTAATAAGGAGAAAATGAATGTCTAAGACCCAATGGCTGTACAATACTCGAATTAATACTCGTGAGTTGCCTGAGATGCTGGCACTAGGTAAGCGCCTGAACAAACCCGTTTGTATCCTTGCCCCCTCTGGTGTCGGAAAGACAGAGATTACACAACAATATGCAGATAAAGTGTACAATGGTAACTGTGTAACTGTTATCCTTAGTCACCACGATACAACTGATCTAGTTGGGCAAGGTATCCCTGTCTATGAAGATGGTAAGTTGTTTATGAAGCTCTCTGAAAGTGCTCTCATCCCGATGGATCCAGATTTTGAAGGTGTTTTGTTTTTAGATGAGATTACTAATATTGATACGCCGATGGCGCACGTTCTTTATCAGTTGATTAACGAACGAAAATGTGGGGGGAAACTGCTACCTAAAAAGATGCAGATTTGCCTTGCAGGAAATCGTGTATTTGATAATGGTGCATCCGCTGAAATTCTTGGGCCGCTGGCTAACCGCATGATTATCGTTGAAATGGAACCTGAAGCACAACATTGGCTTGAAGATTATGGAAACATGGTTAATCTTCATCCTGCAATTTATCAATATGTTCATAATAATCCAGATAAGTTGTATGAATATGGTAGTGAAGATGATTGCCCTAGTTTTGCAAGTGGACGTTCTATGAAGGCAGCAAGCGATGTTTTCTGGGATTTGCAACATGGAAATTGTAGTGATAAGATTGCAATGGTTTCCGTTGATGGGTCTATTGGTAATGATAAGTTTTTGCAAATTTATCCACTTTATGAGGCAGCTATTAAATTGCCAGATCCAATGACGATTTTGAATGGTAAGTTTGATAAACAGTTGGACAAGGATGTAGGACTTGCAGGAATCTTTAGTGTCCTATCGAGTTGCATTTATCATTTGACAAACTCTATCAAAAACAACGAGGATTTTTGTGTTGATTACGGTAAAAATCTTACCAAGTTTATTGCAAGAAATTTGTTGGATGAGAAAGAGATCATTGTAAATTACATTACTAAGATTTGTAAACTTGGACAGGAACAAGGTAAGGCGGATTTCATCCTGCAAATTCGCAAAGACAACCCAAGTTTTACAACTCTACTGAAAGATAATCTGCAATTTGAACAGCAGATTAAAAACCTTATGGACAATGCTTGACAAATAGTACAATAATCACTAGTATAGGACTACTTCGGTAGTCCTTTTATTTTATGGAGAACTTATGGTTATTGAAATCACAGAAAAACACAAGAAAGACGCAGAAGCACTAATACGTGGCGTCCGTCTAGGCATGATTAATTCATCAAATAAAGAGATGAAATTGTTTGGTATTGTTAGTACACAATTAAAAATTGAAGTTGTGGACTATATTCCTACATGTGCAACTGATGGACAAAAGTTGATCATTAACCCATTGTTTGTGTTAGGATTAACTAAGTCTGAACTTGATATTTGTGTTAACAAAATGAAAAATAATCCGTTTCATTCTGTAAAATCAGAAGAAGATTTTAAGTCAATGTATTCTAAGAAGTCTGTAAAGTTTCTACAGTTTTGTGTAGTTCACGAACTGTCACACTGTATTCATGACCACTTTACTCGTGTAGGAACAAGAGACAAGTCTATCTACAATCAAGCAGCAGATTATAGAATTAATGCAGATGCTTGTACTCAGATTTGGGGCAGTATTGAAAAGGCAATAAAACAAGAATCAATTTTTAAACTGTTGTGCCTAAAAGAAAAATATAAGCCTAAGAGCTTTACATCTGAAATTATTTATGATGATTTAATTAAAGATAAACAAGAAAACAATGATGACTGGAATTCAGGACAAGACGGACAGCCTCTGGATGACCACATATATAGTGACGGCTATGGTTCTGGAAAACCTTCAGATTTTGATAAGTTTGTCAAAGAAGTATTAGGTCTTCCTGATAAACCGAATAACGGTGGTAGTCAAAATACCAATGATGTTCAATCTTCTGTGCAGATGAATAATAACAGAATTAAAGAAGCTTTTGTTCAGACAGCAAAGGATATTGGTTATGGAAGTGGTGGAATTATTGAACAAATCAAAGATATGTCTAAACCCGTTATCAGTTGGAAAAGGATACTAAGAAAAAGTCTAAACGGACTTAACAAGTCTGAGTACGATCCTAAGAAACTTCATCGTCGTGTTCACGGTCTATCTTTGTTTATGAAACAAAACAATATGTTAGATCCTAAACTTGGTATGTATCGTGTTGGTAAAAAACCAGAGCCAACAGTAAAAGCTTTTGTGTTTTTTGACACTAGTGGTTCCATTTCCAACAAGGAACGGAAGATTATGCTTATCGAGACCTGTGGGATCATGAAGCAATACAAACAGTTTGAAATTGTTGTTGCTTGTTGGGATATTATAGTTTATCCTCAATCTATCAAGCATTATACAAAACAAAACAGTAAAGAAATAAACGATTACAAATTTATTGGTAATGGAGGTACAACACCTGATGTTATGTTACCATTCTTAGATAAACAAAAACTCAAGAAAGAAGACAAAATCATCGTATTTACAGACAGTTACTTTACTCTCGATAAAAAAGAGTGGAAGAAGTATGAAAGTCAGTGTATTTTTGTCAGTACAGAAAAGAACATGCAACATGTTTATTCGGGTCTAAATGTAAAGTACGTTGAATACGATAGATATCAATAATTAAGTCTTGACATTTTTAAATATTTATGTTAATATAGTTGTATACTTTAATAACTGGAGGTATTTGTGGCACACAATACAATTCAAGAAGCCATCGATTCTTTGATTTCAAAGAAGAATGGAGACATTAAAAGGGCTGTGTATGCAGCGCGTATTATTTATAATGGTTCTAAAACAGAGTTCCGTAAAAATTTCTGGAAGGATGTTATTTATGAACTGAGGAAAATGGATCTACAAAAACAACTAGATAATTTAAACCGTGAAGATTGTTAAGAGGGCTAATGAGCAAAGAAGTAATTGATAGTGTAACAAGATCTAAAAAGAAAAATGATAAACATGAGGACTTTATTGGGCAAACCTTTAATAATGGAAAATTAAAAGTTATTGCGGTACATGGAAAGATAGGAAGATCTACTGTTTTCAGAGTAACTTGTGATGTTTGCTCTCCAGATACTGAGTTATTTCCTGATGGTTACTTTATTTGTACAAAAGGGAATTTAAAGGCCGGTAACAAACCTTGCGGTTGTGCGCTTAATCCTAAATGGAAGTCTTGGCAATACCTAATTCTTGCTCGTCGGGCAGGGGAGGATAGGTTTGTTGTTCATGGTTTTGCCGAAAAATATAAAGATCAAAAGACAAAATTAAATCTTGAATGTTTAAAAGATGGACATAAGTTGGTTGCGTCAATACACAACACTATTAACGGAAAGTGTGGATGCCCTGTTTGTGCAAACAACATAAAAGCAGAGCAAAAGAGAAAACCTATTAATGAAGTTATAGAAAGTTGCATTAAAATTTGCGTAGAATCTAATTATGAATTTATAGGTTTTGCTTCCGAATATAAAAACTTTTCATCTCGTCTAGAGTTTGTTTGCAAAATACATGGAAAACAAGAGATCAGTTACCAAAGTTTTATAAATGGCAAAATACAATGTAGTGGTTGTAGGAAAGATAGACAAAAAGAATTAGGCAATGGTAACGGATATTACCCTGAAAGAAAAGATGAAATTGATTATCTATATATCTTGAGTTTTGACAATAAGTTCATTAAAGTTGGCAGGTCTTTTAATGTTGATGAAAGAATTAGAAATTTAAGATCTTTATCTAAAATAAAGAAGATTCATAAACTAAGAATGTTTACAGCCACACATCAAGAGATTTACGATTATGAACAAGAGTTACACACTGAACTTCGTGAACGCAATTTCCAACATTGTGTAGATTGGAGCACAGAATGCTTTGAAAATGAATCTTTGTTTATCTTGAATAAATTACTTGACATTTGCGAATATAAAAGCGTATATTGAGGATGTTTATATGCTTTTCTTAAACTGTGCAGAGGTATGAAAATGGAGATAGATAGTGTTAGATTGGAACATTATGTCTATAAATCAGGTACACAAGGTATAGTCTGTAAGGTATTTCAGGGTGATACTAAAGAATATACTGTAGTGTATGAATTTAATGTCCACGTTTTAAGGGGTTGTTATCAGTTTGAGCGATCCCTGTTTCTTATGGAGGATCGTAAGGTAATTGGACCACTTTCTGGTTTACCTATGAAGTTATCTTTTGATTCTGATATAGTTTCTAATCCAAGAAATATTGATATCTGGGATAAGCAATTACTAAAGATACTGAACCCACAAATTGATAACACTACATGGGAAATCTTCCAGATACTGAAAGATCTTGTTGACAACAGAGTAGAGGAAGAGTACACTCTAGAAAGAATCAGAAGTATCTTACAAAAGGAGAATAAAATTGAATCTTGATTACCAAAAGCAATGTATTGAGAATTACTTTGAAGGTGTATATGTCCCTGATGGCACGTTTATTGCAGGAGGTTGCATTCTTTCTATTATGACAGGACAACCTGTAAACGATGTGGACATGTACTTCTCTAGTCGAGAAGCTGTTGCTGAATTTATCCAAACAAACGATAATGTCTATTTGCATAGTGTAACTGACAAAAGTATTAGTCTTAGTCTGCAAACTTCAAAATATGGAACAAAAGAGTTTCAGTTGATTTATTTTGATAGCTATAAAAATGCAGATGAAATCTTTTCTGACTTCGACTTTAGTGTCTGTATGTGTGCCTACAGTTTTGATGATAAGCAATTTTATTTTCATGATGATTTCTGGAAAGATGTTGCTGCTAAGAAATTGAAATTTAATAGTGGAACTAAATTCCCTATCATCTCCATGCTTCGTGTTAATAAGTATCAAAAGAAAGGATTTGATATTAGCAACTCTGAACTTCGTAAGATTGCTCTCGCAGTGAGTAAGTTGAATCTAGAAGATAAGGAAACTTTCCTACACCAGTACGGGAGTATGTATGGTCTTGAAAGCACTGTAGATTTGTTCCTAGAAGATAATGACAAATTTAATCCTGAGGTTGCATTGGAAAGGTTTGTTACTGAATATCAAGAACCAACATTGATTTTCAATACACAAAATAATATTCGGAAAGTTATTGACAAACCGACACCATATATTGTAGAGTGGATGGTGGACTACCTACTTAAAACTGGAAGTTACAATGACTTTAATCAACAACCCTTCTATGTTGAAGTAGAAGGGAGTGGCAAAGACAAGAAATATAAACTTTTCGGCATAGAAAATAAAAAGATTGTTGATAGTATTTATGATCGTGATAGCGGAAAACGTTGGGATTACACTTCAGTATCTTCTGATTATGCACAAGCCCATATTCTGCTGTACAAAGAGATGTATGATCCACTACTTAAGTCATTGAACAGTATGATTAAACAAGGACATGGATTTAATAGCACTCAAGAAAATAAGGATTACGATCCATTTTAATCTTGACAGTACAACCAAGTAGAGGTAATATAAGGACACTATCAAAGTGTCCTTTTCTTTATGGAGAATAGTATTATGAGTTTGCAATTGGCAATCAAAATTCTTGAGTCTGTTCCTGTCCAACGTGGAAAACAACGATTGTGTTCAATTATTACAGACCGTAAAGGAAATGTATTAAGTATTGGTCAGAACAGCTATGTAAAAACTCACCCACTCCAAGCAAGAGCAGCTAAACGTCTAGGAAAAGAAGAATCTTGTTACCTACACTCAGAGATTGATGCTGTCAGACGACTTGGTAGAGATGCACACAAAGCTAAAAATATTTATGTGGCTAGGCTAGATAAGCAAGGTCATCCAGTTTTAGCAAAGCCTTGTGAAATATGCGAAAGTGTATTAATATCTCTTGGTCTGAATGTTCAATATACAGTTTAAGGAGAATAAATGAGTCTATTACATTTGTTAGGAGTAGATAACGACCTCAGTTTTGATGGCAAAGGAATAGATAAAGCTGTTGATAATATTAAAGGTTATGCAAACAATAAATACTCAGAAGATGATATTGATTCTGCTAATAGCACATTAGAAGATATTCTATCTTGTGCTGAAAGCATTGACACTCTTGAAAATATCAGCAATAATGTTGATAATTTGGTCAACTCTACTGAAAATCTGGTATTATCCCATATTGCTGTTTATAAGATCCTAAAACAGATTTCAGAAGAGGCTTCAAAATATTGTGATTCTGATAACAAACAACATATTCAAGATTTGTTACTATGTATTGCGGAACAAGCAGGAGATGCTATGTACCACTTAAATCAAGAATTGCATGTTGAAATAGAACCAAAGTATCTTTTTGGAACAGAAAATAATAAATTTATAAAATATGTTGATTTTGATTTTATTCCAGATTTTGCTGTTCTTAGTCATTCTGATAAATCTGGGCAAGTTTGTTATGCTTCTGAGGATTGGGAATTCGAGTTATCAACTTATGTGGGTTATGGTGGATTACGACTGACACCTAAGACACTCAAGTACAAACACCTTGATTTCTGCAAGGCATATGATAAGATTGCTGAGATTGGTTTAGACCCTAAAAATTTGACAATTGAAGATGTTCAGCTATTAAAAATTGTTGACAACCAGAATGAGCTGGTTTATAATTTGTTTATAAAATAATTAAAGGAGAATTTAATATGTCATTTTATGTTTGGGATACACCAGAAGTAGCAAAACATTTCAATGTAAGTTATTCTTCTAAGCATCATTTTTATGTTTCTATTGATGGGACACGTAATACAGTATACAAAGATGATTCTCGTACATATATGGGAAAATCTTCCATTGAAGAAATGATGTTGCTCGGAATTCCAGAATACAAACTTCATCCTGCTCATGGACTTATCCCAGCAAATAGCAAACTTTTCAAAGAAGATACCAACAAAGAACATAAGGAGAAACAAATGAAACAACCAGTCAAGAAAGTTTTTGAAGTAGGTGACAAATGCGTTATCAGGAATCCAAACAATTACGAATTGATGGAAGAAGTTAAGAAATATTTTATTGACAAGGAATGTAAGATTGTAGCTAAATTTAAATTGTCAATTCCGATGGTTGTGGTTCAGTTTGTTGACCCAGAAAACTCAGATATGCTTGGTGTTTGTGTGGTTTTCCGAGAAGAGATGTGTTATCCTGTAAAGACACATAAAGAGAAGACAATTGACAAAATGAAAGAAGTTTGCGACTACAAAGGTAGTTGGTCAAGCCTGTACCAACAATTTGCTTCAGACCTTTATGATGCTGGATTTCGATTTGAAGGTGATGTAGAATAACTATAAAGATCTTAATATTTGTTTGTAAGGGAAGAGAGTAATTATGGATTATAAAAATCTCGAACAAGAAATCAAAGAACGAAAAGATAAACTAACTAGACCTTCTTGGCGTGGGGATCTATCAAGAAAGGGCCTTGACAATATCCAATTTGGTGATCTAAACTATATCCAGAATGAAGTTCTAAACAAACAAAAATGTGAAATAAATTAAGGAGATTAAAATGGAGATATTCACGGTGGTTTTATCAAAGTAGTAAAAGATGAAAAGGGTAATGTAGTTTCAAAACAACCAATTAAAACAAATTGGGATTTTGATCGAAATTACACACTGTTTGCTATTCTTGCAGGTGTTCGTAATGGTTATGGTTTTGCTGGTTGTTATCGTCATGAACCTTTGCAACCAATTGCGGAAGGTCGTGGACTTCCAGAATTTATTAGTGTTGTAGAAGACCGTACAGGCGACTTGTATAATAAATGGCATGGTCGTTGGGACGATGAAGAAGAATTTGGTTGTTGGCTGGGAGATCACTCATATACTCACATGACAGTCAATGAAAATCTTGAATGGAAAGGTTGGAGCAATCATCTGTCCCAAGGTGGTGTAGTTTCTGTAGAGCATTATGAAGAGACAGTAGCTAAAGGGAAAGATCCTGAATGCTGGTGTGGTGGGGTTTCAGGCACAGAGGTATTTGTTGTGGAACAAGAAGATTATTGGATGTACAAAACACTAACTAAGAACCCAACACATGTGCAGTGCAAATGGAAATCAGAACAATCTCTTGGTGAAATGTACAGATGGTTCTTGGAAGAAATTGGAAGAATCAAAAATGAGCACGGAGAAGATGTTTATCTTGTAGTTGGTTTTGATAGTTAAAATCTTTTATTGTAGAGCGACCTTCGTGGTCGCTTTTCTTTTGTCTGAAATTTATACTTGACATATATTATGTATCCTGTTATATTACACTTATCAACTCAGGAGGGTGTTATGAAGTCTTTCTTTTCAAAAGCTGAAATTGAAGCAAAATATCAGGATAAAATGGCGGGGTGTTTTCGTAGAAAAATCCCACTTAAATTTACTAAAGATGAGTTTGTAAAGTTCTGCAAGTACTTAGACAAATACCCAACGTGTGCTTATACTGGTATTACTTTGGTTAAAACAAAAGACCATAATCATCAGGCAACTATTGAACGAATTGATAGTGAAAAACCTTATAGTTTGAACAATTGTGTTTGGGCATCTAAAGAGTCTAACCAACTAAAAGGTCGATTTGATGCAAGAAATAATGCAGTTAAAGTATCATTCTCAAAAGAAGAGTTGTCTATTCTTGAAAGCGTTCTGAAATCAAATTTAGAAGAAAAGTTACAAAGTATTTATAAATTTGTTAAAGGGGAAGCAACAGTGACAGTAGAATCTAAAGAGAAAAATGAAATTTTGAGTTCTAAAGAAGAAAATAATAATTCAAATTGTAAAGTTAAAAATGTAACTAATGAAGTTGAATCTAAAATGTATGAAGTCAATACTGACGTAGAACTTGCACAAATGTATACTCAGTTTGCTGAACATTGCAGGGATTATGTTGACTTCCTGTTAAGTTTCAATGAATATAAAAAGCTAATATCCAGAAAACAATGCCAACTTTCTATGCAAAAGTTTGATGAAGAACACAAGAAGAGTCTGTTCGTTATTGATAAAACAAAGGCAGTTGATGTTAAGAATTTGTTAGTTGTTGATTTGAAACTTCGCCACCAACTTGACACTTTTATCGGAAAAATGAAGATGAATAACAAAGAACTCAAGAAAGTATTCAGCAACCTATCAAATAGTTTGTAAAATGTGTTGACATATAAATTCAGTTAGGTTATAGTTACTACAGATAAACAAACAGGAGAAAAGAAATGAACAATGACCTTAGCATCGTGGTGGGTGATGGTTCTCTGCAAGGATGGACGAAACAAGACTTCATAGATGAAGTTAAACAGCAAAGAGAAATTGTGTGCAACCCAAACACAAAATCAGACGAAAGAATTGAGGCTATTACTAATGCTTGTAAGTTGGTGTTGATGTGCTCTGATAGAAAATTCAGAGAAACTGTACTGAGAAACATGATTGAAGAAATGAAAATGAGGGATGAAATGCTTCTTCGTATCGAATTCAACAAACTTTATAAATAAGGAAATAAGAATGAAATTCAAAGACATTATTGAAAATCTTGATAAATCGGAATCAAATCGTGATGACAGTTGTACTTGGGATCTCTCAACTCTACAACTCGAACTTGGTATCTGTCAAGAATATGTGCAACAAGATGAAAAGAATCCTCGATTAAAATGTTACTGGATTGCTAACCATTATTGCACAGACACCTATGTTGGTTTTCGTGCATATTTCTTTGAGGATAAATTTGTTGCACAATCCTACCAACCGGCACGAAAGTCTGGTGAATCTTTCGAATGGACGAATAGGGAAGCTGCCCAGAAAGTACGAGACTATATTATATCCCTGTCTCTAGAAGACAATGACTTTAGTGTTAAGATTATGTCAGATATTGAAGAAGAAATGGGGATAGGCTATCAAGTTCAATACGTTGGTGAACTCTTGACAAATGATGTTATCTATAACAATCAAAATGTCAAAGTAGTAAAACAACAAGAAGTTGTAGATGGGAAATATAATTTCCATAATATTACCATCGAATTTCAAGACGGAAAACAAGAAGAAATTGATATCCGAGAGGTGTATGTTCCTTGGAAGGTTGTATAACGTACTGTTAAACGCTATCAGAACTACATAGAATCAATAGTTAGATGTAGACCAATACAAGGGATTATAAACAGTTATAATAAGCAGTAAGGCTCGTGTGTTGTTGACACTGTTAAATAGGAGGTTTTATGCTTTTATATAATGCAATCAAGTGCCCTGATGGAACATTGCTTGTTTCTAGGCACCAACATGATTTTCAGATGCACATACAACAAGACGGTAGGGAATATTTTGTAGATGGAGGTTTGCTACACCAAAGAATTGGCTACAGTGATAACAAATACACCAATTTATGTGTATACTCTGATGACTCCCATGAAAAGATTCGTGAACATTTTGAGTGGACCAGGAGTTTTGATAAAGAGATTAATAATCTACCGCAACCAGAGACCATTAAGCTAAAAGATATTACAGATGACCACTTAATGGCACTTGTAGAGTGGACAAATGATGATGTTGCTGCTATGCAGTTAAGTTCATCAGAACTTAATCGGTCAAACCGACAATATCCTAAAGAAATTCACAAGGTTTTTGTAGACGAGCTTGAATATCGCAAGCAATAATCAAAAATAAGGCACCTAGAACGCTCTGTATTGAATAGTTTAGGTATGGGTAGTACACACATAGCCTAAACACCTAAGAATTAATTGTAGAGAGTTATATGAGGTTTTAGAGAAGGAGGTTAAAATGGGACACTATATTATTTTTGATGCTGATGATTTGGGAGTAACCGAAGAAGATACTTATGAATATGTGATTGACACAATCCATACTTTGTGCCACCATTTTGTAACTAAACATTCAGAGTTTATTGGTGTTAAGTTTCATGACGGTTCTGTTTTCAAAGTCAAATGCCGTCGAACAGGGCACATTGACTTTAAGAGGGAATAAAGACGATGACAAAACTTTATAAATTCACCCAAGTAATGGAGGGCTACGCAGAACCGTACTTTCACATGATAGGGACATTGGAAGAGGTTCTTCAGAAATGGTGTCACGGCCCTTGGCCTCAACACAAAGGAGAATATGTCGGTTACAGTACTGATTGTTACAATTCGTTATACTTTCAAGTCTTGACTTATCTAGAGAGACAAAGTATGTTTATTGAAATTGTAGATAAAAATGTATATGGTATTGGTTGGATGACAAAGATTAAGGAGATTTGAAATGAAGAAAATTATAGATTGGAATATTAATTATTATGTAACTGTTAAACTAACTAAGCATGGACTTGATATCTTCAAGGAATATGAAACTCAGTTTGATAATATTATAGGAAATAAGGAACAAACTGAAAATAAAGTTGCAGAAATCATTGCAAATGATTATCAATTGCGTTTGCAAGGTTGGGATATGATGCAAATATTTGGCAATCATTGTTACCTTGGATCGCTCCCTATCTTCCATGAATGCAATTGGAAAGTAGAGGTTGAAGAATGAATAATCAAAACACAATGACAGAAGAGTTTAACGAACTTCGTGATTTTATTCTTTCAAAAGGCTATACTTGTTGGGATACTAAATATCAAGAATTTCATAATGTTGAAATGATTACCCAAAAACTTCAACGTCGAGTAGACAAAGTTTACAATATGCTTCCAGTTTGCAATTGCAATGATAAACTATTTATTAATGTGGCTATTGTTCAAGCTGCTATACACGGAAACATGAGCATTACAACAGAGTTTCACTTGTGCCATGAAAATAAACAAGAAGAATGGTGCAATCTGAAGATTTATGGTTTAAAACCTGAAGATATTTATTCAAAGTTAGCTAAGTACGAACTTAAACTTCTTGATATGTGGAAGATGTTTTGTGAAGAATAGATAAAATTTATTTTATAAAAAGTATTGACTATTTTAGTTTTATATGTTAATATGGTTTTACAGTGTTAATTAACGGAGGTGAAAATGGCTTACTATTCTGTACAAGAGGCAGTCGATACTTTCTTGGTAAACTATGAAGATTTGACAAAAGCAATCTTGAAGGCACAAGTTCGCAAGAACACAGCCAAATCTAAAGTGAAGTATGAATTTTGGTTAGAAGTTGAGAATAAATTGAAAGAGATGAAAGGTAAGAAAAAGAATAAGTGGGAGGATTAACTATGATATACACTGTAGATTCACCAGACGACAAATATTACCTTGTATCACTAGTCACTTTGTCGCAATATAATAATGAATAGTATATAATAACAATAAATATAATAATGAATAAGAATAACAGCCATTTTGTCCTGTGAACAAAAGTGTCCGTTATTATAAAACACAACAATTCAATTTTATTATTTTATACTGTATCTATAAACTTATCTGTTTGTCTATTTAGTTATATTATTATATTGTTTGGTGTAATATTAATATTAGTATATCAAATGTTGTTGGTGGTCAGAGACAATACCGTCAGGTTTGGCTCATTGTTGTCGTTGCCGATGACAACACTATAAGAAGTAATGTCAAACGACAAATAGTACTTTGAGGAGGTTTAATTGTGCAATTAATTTTACCAAGAGAACTTTATAGATGGGTTGTTGAAAGTTGTGATGGAAAACAATCAGCTCAAACATTCATCATAAAAGAATTAGAAAATATTATGAAAACTAGATCCTATAATAGTAGACAAAATGAGGATTTTAACAATGGAAAACCAGAAACAAAACACAGAACAACCGATTAAATTTTTACAGATAAGTGCAGAACTGCTAAGTTGTACTCACGTACAAGCTCCAGATGGTACGATAATTAATCTTGGTGGGTTTGAAAGGATGTTGTATTCTTATATGTTATTTAGATATACCGGATTTAAGAGTGCTAACAAGAGTTTCTTTGAGGAACAGGAAACGTTTAGAAAATTCTTTCCGTTTGTATCTATAAAGACAATTCAAAGGGCAATAAAAACATTAGAGCAGTGTGGAATGATTACAGTTCAGAGAAAATCTGGAAGTAAAGGCAAAGGTAACATCTACATAGTTAATGATTTTATCCCTGTTAATTGTGATACATATAACGAGAAAATGAAAAGAGATACCTCATTCTCCAAACAACACCAGCCTCGAAGAAAACAAACAACAATCATTAACAATTCTTATGTTAACGACTGTGACCTAGACCAAGACGAAATACCATTTTAATAGGAAGGACAATGAGTGAAAAAGTGATTAATGCCTCAACAAAAACAAAAAAGAAATACGAAAAAGCGGAAGATTTTATCGGCGAAACATTTAACGATGGTAAATTGAAGGTTATCGGTATTTTAGAAAGACGTCCTTATGGGGTGATTTACAAAGTAACTTGTACTGAATGCTCGAAAGACCCAGAATTATTTCCTTTAGGTTATTTTACCAGCCTTAAAAGTGATTTGAAGGCAGGCTCAATACCTTGTGGCTGTGCTATAAGCCCTAGATGGGAAGAAACCCAGTGCCTTATTAGGGTTAATAGGGTTGTAAATGGTAAATTTATTATTCACGGATTTTCTGAACATTATAAAGGGAAAAATACAAAATTAGATTGTGAATGCCCTGTAGATGGTTGCAAGTGGACACCTACTTTACACAATGTACTTCGTGGAAAGAGTAATTGTCCGCATTGTGCCATGATATCAAGAAGAAGAATATTTCAGAGACCATATACAGAGGTAATAATGAATTGTAAAAATGTTTGCGAACAGAAAAAATATACTTTTGTGGGTTTTTGTGGAGAATATGAAAATTGTAACTCTTTAGTAGAATACTTGTGCCCTATACATGGTTCTTGTGTTGTCCCTTATAGATCTTTGGTAGAAAGACAATCAAAATGTTATAAGTGTCATCAAGAGTACATGAGAAAAACTGTGTGTTTTTATGGTTGGTACCCAGAACGAGCTGAAGAAAAAGACTTCCTTTATGTGATGAATTTCAATGACTGTTATATTAAAGTTGGTAGGTCATTCAATGTACCAAAGAGATTGAGAGAGCTGAAAAACATTTCTAAATGCCTAAAAATTAAAACGTTATCTGTATATACATCAACACACAGAGAAGTTTATGACTTGGAACAAGAATTACATGATGAACTTCATAATAGGGGTTTTGGGCACACTCCCGATACTTGGTACTCGACAGAAACATTTGACACAGATTGCCTATTTATTTTAAACAATCTACTTGACTTATCTGGGATAGAGAGGGTAAAATAAAACAAACTTCCAGAGGAACAAATTATCAAACGAATCAATTATCGTCGAAAAGCTTCTGTTCCTTTTCCACAAGAGATTGACTTTTCAACCGAAGAAGCTAAAATGGAAGAAATGTTGTTTAAAGGAGAATTGAAATGAAAGACCAAATTATTGAATATCTTGTAAACAAAGGTATTGATATCACTATAAGTAAGTCCAAAGATTACGGAATTTACTATGACTTGAATACCGGAATGAAAAGTCATGCCCATATGGTGTTTGTTGGAATGGATGATTATATTAAAGTTTATATGCGTTACGGAGAACACGATTCTGTTGACCTTATTAACAAAACACTAGAAGAATCTATTGAAGATTTGTGCCACATCGTTAAAGGTTGTTTGTATGGTCGTGATTTTATATCCTCTAACTGGGCTGATCTTCTAGTTGAGCTGGGTCTTTTGACAAAACACGTAGAAACTGTAGTAACTTACAAGTAAGGTGGCTGAGATGAGTTCTATCTATGGAAATTGTTCTTGCGGTTATCACCTAGAACCTGTATACTTCGAAGAACAGGAATATAAAGTTATTTCTGGAAGTATGATTAAGACTGGAAGATATCGAAAAGCAGTTTCACATTTGATTTGTGAAAATTGTGGAAAGAATCACTGTGTTGATGACACTTTCGATGGAATTTGGTATTATAAAAACAAGAACTAAAGCGAAAATGAGATCCAGAATACATATTCAAATTTAAGATTGATAACTAAGGAGATAAATATGGGTGTACTTGCTTGCAACCGAACTGGTTGTGATAATATTATGTGTGACTATTATTCTAGTGAATATGGTTATATCTGTGCTGAATGCCTCAATGAACTTAGGAATAGACCGTTTACAGAGATCAGATCTTTTATGCAATCTCCTAAACCTGACACAGTTAATTGGTATTGTGATTGGGAAGAATTCCTAGAACAAGAATTTAAATCAAGATGGGACGATTAAATTAAACCTCATAGAACGCTCTGTATTGCATTCTCGGTGTCAGGGTATGCAAAGGTATTGCCTTTGTCTAGGAATTCGTTATAAAGCGATTCAGATAGGTTAAAATTGATTTATGAATAAGAGTAACAATATTATTTAATTTAGAAAAGGAGTGAAAATGAAATTTCTTACGGCATGGCACCAAGTTCCCGTTCTTGGTTGTCTTCATAGACTTTGTGAAAATTGTGTTGACATAGTTAGCAAGAAGTTGCTAATATCAGCAGTAACATTTGAGGATACAGTCTATGTGTTAGGTTTCAGGAAAGAAGATATTAATAACGAAAGATATGACAACTTTAAACTACTATCTTGTGTTGGTTTTGATACATACGATACTGCGCTTGCTGTAGGTCACTTCTTAAAAGAGCAGAGCACTATGTTCAACATATTTCTACCTGTTGATACTGGACGTAATACAATAATTTGTTCAGAGTTTGATGAATTCTTGAAGGAGACTATACTAGACTGGTATTTGAAAGGGTATCTGATAGAGAGGGAGGATTGAAATGAAATTACAGAAGTACCATATTGAATGGTTGGAACGAAATGATGGGAACTACACATGCGAAGCAAACAGAGGTATGTGGATTAATGAAGATGGTGTTCATGAAGAAAATAAATGTATCTTCATATTCAAAAATACACAATTTAGTTTTAACCCCAAAGGATTGACCCAAGCAATTGACAAAGTGCTTGAAAGTTATCCAGATAGTTGAGGTCTATAGATGAACACTTTGAAATTCAAGCATTTACAATCAGGTATTATCCAACTCATTGTTAACACATCAAAACGTTGGATGGGGTATCAGACACTTATTACTTTTAAGCGAGATGTAAATGATAGACCGATACCAGAACAGCAGTTTGCTATAGAACTATATGACCCAACAGAAGACTTTCACTTAGTTGACACATTAACCGTGGACTTTGATTTTGACCACAAAAAGTACCATCGATTAGAGGAAGCTGAGAAAGACCAAATTGTTGTTTATTTTATTCCAAAAGAGATGTTGCTGTAATCATATAACAGATTATAAAATTATCCCTTGCCAAGGCTATCCTTGGCTTTTCTTTATTTATTGTTTACCTTGTCCGTTTGTCTGTTCTAGATATTGCATATAACGCACTGTACGGTACTTTAAATCAATTACTAGATTAAAGGGATACCCTTACAGCCTGAATGGACTGTAATACAATAGGGGGCTTTGTAGGAGGTTTTAGCAACTATCAATTTTCGAGAACCAGAGAATAAAATGAGACCCAAAGACCGTATTCATTTTTATTATTAGCATCTAAATTTTATAGTCTCGATCGACTTTTGAGTTTCAAGATTGAAAAATGAGAACTAAAGGACATTTTAAAATTTTCAATTTGTGTTTCAAAATAATTTTTAAAATTTAAAAAAAAAAAAAAATTGAGATAAAAAGCACTTTTTCATTCTGGCCTTTGAAATCTGGAAAAATTTATATAGAAGGAGAAAATGAGAATCAGAATCCAAATGCGAAATTTGGAGCGAATAAGAATCATTCTCATTTGGTGAACGTCAGGCAGGTCTCACCACCCTACCCTTTAGCCTCTCGGCTGCGGCTCACAGGCTCCGCTTCTCTCTCTTTCTCTCTTTCTGCTTTCCCTCACTTCTTGAATACAGTATAAACCAAGGGCTCACATAGTGCAAGCCCTAGATTAAGAAAAATTTAAATTATTTTCGGCTAAGGCCACGAGATAGCATAAACTCAAACTGATCAGGATCCTGGACATCTTGTTCCGTCATTTTACACTCTAGATAACCTTTATCCGTTTTCTTTGTGAAAGAGTGCAACCCGTTATCAAAATATGCCCACTTGAAACCATTAACTTTGGGCAGGTTCCGATAGAATGCTTTCTCATGTTTCATTTGTTTAACCTCTCAAATTTGTTTGTGTTTTCCTACAATCCGGCAGTGTTTGCCGTTGAGCTAGATACTAGCAAAAGCAGACAACCAAGATCAACATCTTTCTATGTTTTCTTTTCATAAAAATTTATCATCTTTTTGTTGCCTTGCACCTTGATCCTCTGATCTGCCCTTGCTATAGTTGCACCATTGAAACGAAACGAGGTTTATTGTTATGCAATCGGTAACAGTTCTAGAATTATTGCTTAAGGTTCACGGCTGGCAAGGTGGGACAATCTGGCAAGCCTTTAGGGAGTTGAAACCCGAACACAAGCAAATGATAAAAGATCTTGCGTTTTCTAAGAATGCTGTTTATACTGTTAAAACTGAATCGGCACTCTATAGTGATTTATTGGAGTTTATAAAATGAAAACTTTTCTTTTCGTTATTGATTTTATCGATGATCTCACGGGTCAATTTAGAACTATGACAAAAGAGTATCGCGCCAAAGATTATGAAAGCGCCAAGAAGGGGATTAATCAGTATCTAGAAACAAACAAAACAATTCATTCTGTTTTATCCTGTATCTTTATCAAGGAAATCTAAAAATGATCAATTTTTATTCTAATATGTCTTTTGATGAAATGATGAAAGAGATTAGTTACGAAAATTATGATTTTTATATAGAGTTACAATATCGTATAGACCAGAAAATTCAAAAGGTACACGATAAAATCGAGTCAGAACAAGACGAAACCGACAATTTTATGTTACATTCGATTGAGGCTATGGAATATTTTTGTTCCCCCGATTTGAAATGGATCAAAGAGGAACAAAAGAAAATCATTCGCTACTATGTGCAAGGTTTCGATGAGGGCTCACATTATGATAATCATAACATCTCGATTCATTGTGATAAGGACAACCGAACATCGTGGAAAGTGCAAATTAATTGTGGTATCCTAGGCGAAACAGGATCATCCTTTGTTGTTAATGGTAACTTTAAAGAAGCGCAAAAGCAGGCAATTGAAAAGGCAAAATACCACTTAAGAAGGGGAGATCATTTTATTATGGCATGAATATGTGTCTAATTTTGATTTTTCCTCATAAATAATAGATACTGAAACTAAGAGGTTTGATATGGAACAAGGCAGATATACAGATAACCGGAACATTGTTGAATATCTTGTTAGTGGCACTACAGTTTATGTGAGGATGCGAAATAGAGATAATTCATGGACAAACCATGAGGAAGCCTTGCACGGACTGAGCCAGTTAGAACAACATGTGAATAACGGCTATTTGGCAAAATGTTAATAACATAAAACAGAATGGCCCGTCTTGTGCGGGCTTTCGCTTATCTAGCAACATGGATTTTATTTTCATTTGATATTAAATTTATCCTAGACGTGCTACCGGCGATCAACCTTCGATCTTTTGCAAGTATCTTAGCCAAGTTTGGTGCAGGCTAAGCCTGTGAAGCTTTGCTTCATCGGATAAACCGACACGGCCGTTGGGAGGCTGCTTTCTAGTTTGTAATGATATTATAAACCCTGACAAAAGACAAAGCAAGCATCTTTACATAAAAATAAATCAAAATATTTTTAGAAAAACACCTTGCACAATTTTGTTTTTGTGTCATAGTTATAGATAGACACACAATTGCACATAACCAAGGGGTCAATCATGAATGGCAAAAGTTTTCAAATTATCCAGACAAGTAAAAAGGGCGTTAGTGTTTTTTGGTGGATCTTCTGGCTCATTGTTTTCTGGCCCTTCCTTGCTTTTGTTGCTGTAGTTCACTTTGGAAGTGAAACAATCTACCATGTGCAATACCGGAACAGCCAAGGAAAAATAGTTGTGGACAAGATGACTCAAAAGGAATATAGTTACTTTGTGAATCGTTAATACCGACCTAATGTTAATGGAGTAACAAAAATGAAACATGTATTTAACTGCTCTGCTTTTGTTGAATCTGTATCAAATAAAGATGCATTTATTAACCGTGAAATTATTGCAACCGATATTGAAGAAGCACAACAAAAGTTTAACATGATTCTTGAAAATTATCAGTTTGTTTCGGTTGACTTTGATTCAATAAGCGTTAAAATAAATTAATTAAACAAAAGGACACACAGATATGGACAAGGTTTCAACTTATGATTATTCAGAACTTGACATTCATCAAGAAAACAAGTTATATTTTGCTTGTCTAGTTGAGGATGTTGAGGGATTCACAATCCAATTGGATGCAGACAAACAACAATCTACAATCATTTTTAAATAGGGGATTATAAAATGCAAGAACTTTATACCTTAATCATTTCACAAGAAATTTACAACTATTGACATCACGAAGATTGTTGGTTGTTCTGTTGCTGAAGCAAATAATGCCTTGACATTTTACAAAAATGAATTTAATATCTCTGTTGTAGGCAAACAAGAAAAAGCAGGCAAAGGTAAGAAACCTAATATTTACAGGGTTTGCCAGTAAACATAGTAGATAAGGGTTGATTTCACAGGATGCACTTGGTAATGTGTCGTTGTTGTTGAGTGCATCTGATGAAGTTAAAACCAAACTAAAAGGTAAATAAAAATGAAAATGTATTTCAAAAACCGCGAATCCGCCCGTGCTGTTAAATCCGGCAAGATCTTTGATAACGGCAAAGACTCAATTAAACGTTGGAGCCGTCTTGTAGAAGCAACCATTAAAGAGAAAGAAAGTTTGACACTTGTTTGCACAAAAGATTATCGTTATCCTGAAAAGGCCAAGAGTGTTCAAGTTTTGAAGGTTAAGAAAAACAGATTGAAATAAAACTTGCAAAGAAAGAAAAATCACTGTAGAATTGAATTCAGAAGTTAATAAATAAACATCAACTAAGGTAAAACACCATGAAAAACCAAATCAATCATCTCGTTCTGTCTTGGTCTGTTTCTAAAGGTCGTGATACATACGGCTACAATATTTGTCGTCTTGATGACCGTAACAACGGCAAGCGGTTCCGCTGTATTGGTGGCGGGTATGACATGATCGGGACTGTCTTTGGTGAATGGTTGCAAGAGAATTACCAAGAAAAATTACAAGAGATCAAAGCCAGATCCCATTATATCACTGATGAAAATGGCACAGTAAGCAATCCCCGCTCTGATAGTCTCTATGGGATGCGTTGGAAAACCGATAACACTGTCTCCCTTGATGGCGCTTGCGGGATTGAATCAATGATCCGAATTGCCGAGGCCATTGGTTTGGAGGTTGAGCGGGATTATATTAAAAAGGGAAAACGTCGCGGTGAAACCGTTGGCTGGTATGTCCAACTTAAAGATTAAACAAAGGATCTTGACAAGTGGAACATGATTCCCTAGATTGGGCGATTATAATTATTTTGTTGTTGATAATGATCGCCCCTATTGCCGCAGGTTTCCTGTTTATAATCTGGCTACTAAAAAAGGTTTATCAAATGATGAATACAAACAATGAGCGTTATTGTTATATTGCATACAAACATAATCAAACCGGACAAATTTTTGACAGCGGGATCCAGCTTGAAACAGAGATCGACCAAACAGAAAATAATGTCATCAGCTCTGGACATTGTGTGTTGATTCGCTATAATACAAAAGAAGTCGAAAAGCTGAAAGGTTGGGTTCAAACCTTCAGAAATGAAAACAATGTTGTGTGTTAACTGAAGTAAATTAAGGGATAAAAGAAAATGAAAAGCATTCGTGAAATCTTGGCTGCACAATATGTTGAATTTCTCAATGATTATTTGACAGTAGCTAAATTTGCAGAACACAAAGGTTTGACAGGGGATCAAGCAAGGCAACTGATTGAATTAGCTAAATCTGTCTATTACAGCAAACATCCTGAAGCATAAGTTAAACTAAATTTTAAACATTCAAAATTAATTCAAGAGGAAATAAAAATTATGTCTTTTACCAATAGCAACGTAACCAAGATTCAAAAGAAGGCACGTTTTAATCACGATGAAGCAGCAGAACGGACAAGCAAAGGGCGGAAACTGAATAAGACGCAACGGAACAGCAAGCGCAACCTGTGGAATGATGAAGAATGATGAAGAATGAAAACAATAAATAATGAAGTTGTTATTCTATATAGGGAAGATATATTTTCGGCATGGACTAACAACAAACCCGAACAATATCAAGAAATGGCATACTTCTTAAGGGTTAAAGGGGAAATGGAAGATCTTTATTTTATGTTAGGAAAACCAGAGGATTCATTTTTGTTAATATCTAATGAATAACAATTGATTTTCTGATTTGATGCGCTCATAATGAGTGCATCCTACAAAGGAAAACACCAAACCAAACAAAGGTAAACCAAAATGCAAAAGTTCCATATGTATGTAATCGACTCTCGCACCATCCACAAAAATCATATCTGTGGGGTGGATGATCAAGGCAATTGGCAACTAGCGGATAAAATTAGCTCAGATCGATATCCAGAGCTAGAACCTATGGAAATGACAACCCGACAAATCCATTTAGCGACCAAACAACTTAAGGATTGTATCAGCGGCAAGTATAGGACAATTGAAGTTATCCCCGCATAAATAACTAAAAATAATTTCACTTTGGCCCTTGCACCTAGCAGGGGCTTTTGCTATTATGTATTCAGAAGGTGAGGCAAAGGCCGAACCACTGGAGATGAAGAAAATGACCAACAGAATCGAAAAAGCACAAAAAGCCGCCCATGCTGTTAAGGTTAATGGATGGGATTACTATCCTTATGACTTGGAAGGTTATCCAAAAAGTTACAGCATTTATAACTATTCAGATGGTGTTTGGTTAGTTGATACTAAAAACGAAGCTGATATGATAAAAGCCGAAAAACTAATAATGATAATTAAACATTAAAATATGTTGTTTTTAAGTTGTGGTTCTGGTAATCTTAAATCAGAATCACTTCTTAAGAAAACATAATGTTTAACACAAGGAATAAACAAAATGACTAGAGAACAAGTTGAATTTTTGTTAGGTGATAGTTTGGTTGTTCACCACGGCATAAAGAACGATGAATGGTTTGTTGAGGTTCTTGATGTGACACAACGAGGACATAAAACTCTTAAGTTTTTCAATTATATCGAAACTGTAAAAGTTATATCTAGACTACACAGCCTGATCTAATTTAAGGAATAAACAAAATGATTACTACAGCATCAAGCATAATTGTGGGATTGGTCTTAACTGTTTGCGACATCAAGACAGAAGAGTGTGAAATTTACATTCCTGCTACATATGAAACTAAAACCATTGAACCAGGGAAAGAGTTATGCAGAGCTGATTTTAGAAAATATATTAATGAAGCAAGGCAAGATGAAAAATATTATGTTGACGATGCTAAATGTGAAGTAATGAATAAAAGGAAATAATATCATGATTACACGTAAATCACATTATTCCAAACCAATAATGAAATATTCAAATTACATTAAATTACTTGATTATCTTTCTAAGATGTGCAATGATAAAGAATACCAGAAAGCAATTTCTAAGCTAGATAAATTTAAAATTGAACAGTAAGGATTAAATATCATGGCAACACAAGTCATTACTGTATGGGATTTGCAACGTTGGGATGGTGGATCTGGAAACCGCCACTATGCATACTTGACCAGCGAAGAAGAGGCAAACAAAATGAAAGGGATTGGAGATTATATATCAAAAGTGGATATAGTTATTCATGATACTCAACAAGATGTACTAGATTTTAAAAACGGTGAAGTTAAACGCAAAGCACTAGCTAAATTGACAAAAGAAGAAATTAAAGCTCTAGGACTTTAATCAGGAGTAATATAATCCATGGACAGTGTATTTGTTGTGACAGATGAATCAAAGTCATGTTATGATGCTGGAGGAATCTTTGTTGGTGTGTTTTCTACTTATGAGCAAGCAAAGGCGTATATTGACAGACTTGGTGGCAAGATCGGAAGAGATTACGATATAACTGAAGAGTTTATAAATTCACTTTAAATTTAAGGATTCACTATGAGCAATAGACTTTACTACAAGATGGTTTGCATTGACGAACAACATGCAATCATAGCAGAACAACAATTGAATAATGCTGAAACAGGTAAGCTTAAAGCTAAACGTCTAGGTCGTGCTGTTATTGTCTCGATTAATAATAGTGATTCCAGCACTGAGCCCCTTAGGGGCTCAATAGACAAAGAAGGATTGGAACAAAATGAACTCGCTGAGATTAATTATCTAGTATCTTCTGTCAGAGTCCATGCAATGGCCTACGATGATGAATTGAGCCAGTATGATATCGATGTCATTGAGGCCGTGAGCGGACTCGGCACTTAGTGTGCAATTAGAGATAGATAAAATTTAAGTATGTTTAGTTGGGTATGTATAGCGTGACACATATCACAAAATATCTGATTTATTTTGCTTGAAGGGCTTGCCGTTTGGGAAGTCCCTTGCTATATTAAATTTGAAGTTTAGTAAAATATACGTCACTGTTTGAGGGTAAGAAAATGAAATTAAGAAAAGACATCATGAACTATGCAGCCAGTAATAGAAACCCGCCTAAAGGTTATGGATCTATCAGCGCAGGAATGGAGGTTGCAAAGTTTAGAAGTGAACGGATGAAATATTGGAAAGAACAGATCGGGAACGGTTCTTATACAGATGAAGTATTTGAGAGGGCAGACGATGACGTTATAGCCGAGTTCGGACAGCCTTTTTAA